TGTCTGGAACAATCAATCCATCCAGAATGGGTTCTACCGGAACTCCAAGTGCAAGTACGTTCTTGAAAGGGGATAACAGTTGGTTTAATCTATTCACATCAAATAATACATTTTCTGGTATCAATACATTTTCTGGTATCAGAGACGTTAAAACCACAGTTGCTGCTGCCAATATCGATTTATCTTTAGGTTCGTTCTTCACTAAAACTATTTCTGGTGCAACTACATTTACTGTTAGTAATGTAGCAACATCTGGATACACGAGTTCATTCGTTATTGAATTAACAAATGGTGGGAGTTCAATTATAACTTGGTGGTCGGGTATTAAATGGGCTGGAGGAACTGTTCCGTCGTTGATTACTTCTGGAGTAGATATTCTAGGATTTTTCACTAGTGATGGTGGTACAACTTGGAGAGGATTGGTTCTAAGTAAGGATTCAAAATAATGAGTGCTAAAAATATATTAATGTGCGCATCCGAAGATAAATTGTACGTGGACGATGTCTTCTCTACGACGACATACGTGGGGAATAGTTCACTACTATTTATCAATAATGGGATTGATTACGCTGGTAAAGGTGGGATGGTTTGGATAAAACAACGCAATAACGAATCCAATCACACACTTTGTAACACAAATTATGGTGGAAATTTTTTATTAAGTTCAAATAATAATTCCGGTAATACAAATAATTCCGGTGTTTCTGGGTTTTATAACAATGGATTTTCTGTTTCTGGTGGATTAACTAATCAGAATGATGGATCCTTTGTTTCATGGACATTCCGCAAAGCTCCAAAATTCTTCGACATCGTAATATACAATGGGGACGGAACATCCAACCGTCAGATAACGCATAATTTGGGTATTACTCCTGGTATGGTGATGACTAAATCGACCTCGACAACTGGTGACTGGAATACCTACCATCGAAGCGCAACAGGCGATTTGATTTTAAATACACCGGCGGTACAAACGGGTGGTCACACAATTGTTACGGGTGCGACAAATTCAACATTCACAGTTACAGGCGTGGCTAATACTAATGGCGTTTCATACATTGCTTACATATTCGCACACGATACAAGTACGGATGGGATTATTCAATGTGGTATTTATACAACTGATGCGAGTGGTAAAGCTACGGTGAATTTAGGATGGGAACCTCAGTATTTGATGGTTAAGCGCAATTATACAGAGGATTGGATAATCCTCGACTCCATGCGAGGATTATCGCACTCATCTAACTCAATATTATCGCCGAACTTGTCCAACGCGGAGAGTAATGGATCTGGACAAACTTTACCCACTAGTACAGGATTTAATGTATCTTCGGGTAGTTCCGCAACCTACATCTACATGGCAATCCGCCGACCAAACAAACCGCCCACAACAGGCGCGGCAGTTTATAATGCGATTGCGAGAACTGGAACTGGTGCGCTTACTACTGTAACTGGAGTTGGGTTTGCGCCTGATTTAATTATACATCGTTCGACGAGTTCAGCACTTATGACGGCAAGGAGGCCAACTTGGCACGATAAATTGAGAGGACAAGATGTTTTTTTATATTCCGAATCAATCGAAACTGAAAAAACTGACGAAGGATCATTGGGGCAAAAAATGATAGTGAGTTTCGAAATGGATGGGTATAAAACTGGAACTGACATATATTATAGATCTATGAATAACAATACAGATCTTTTTATTAACCACTTCTTCAAACGAGCGCCTGGAGTATTCTCAATTCTATGTTACACTGGAACTGGTGTAAGTAAAACGGAACCTCATGATTTAGGTTCTAATCCGGAATTGTGGTTAGTTAAATCCAGAAATTCTGCGACTGGATGGTCTTTTGGTTCATCATTATTAAATAATAATGAATATATAACGTGTCCATCACCTACGGGTAAATTGGTAGATTCAACTTTATGGAATCAAACATATCCATCAAAAACCGCATTTTCGTTTGGAAATTCTTCTAATACAAACGGTAATTCGGCAAATTATGTATGTTATATGTGGGCTTCATTAATTGGCGTTTCTAAAGTGTTCACTTATACCGGAAATGGTTCTTCGCAAGACATTAATTGTGGATTCACAACTGGTGCAAGATTCGTGATGATTATTAGAACAACTGTCGGACAATCTCAGGATATTTTTATATTTGATAGCACTAGAGGTATTGTTTCTGCCAACGATCATCATTTATCTCTTAATACAAGTGAGGTGGAAGTTACAACTGATGATTCAATAGATCCTTTGAATGTAGGTTTTACAATCAACCAAAACGCATCGACCAATTTAAATGTAACTGGTAATGTTTATATTGGATTAGCTTACTCATGAGTATAAATCAACATTATTGGTACAGATACTAACATCAATGTTAATGGTTACATTTATCTTTGCTTAATAAATAATTGAAACATATAAGGAAAAACCAAATGAAATTATTCAATACAAAAACATTGGAAATGATTTCTGTTGATGAATTCAAATCAAGACATCCAAATGTCAGTTTTCCGATTTCCATTCCAACGGAATTTTACCAACAATACGATTTTCAACCAGTGTTCGATACCCCTAGACCAGATTTCGATGAATACTCGCAATCCTGTTTGGAAACAACTCCAATTAAAACATCCAAGGGTATCTATGAACAAACATGGATCGTTGAAGGTTTAACTGGCGAATCATTAACTTTATCCCAAGAAAGAAAAACAAAGGATCTAGAACAAAAGGATTCAAATCGAATTCAATCATTATGGCAATCTGCTCATGATTATGAACAACGATTTATCTCTGGATCCGCTATTGGTTTGATTACCATGGGTTGTATTCAATCATTACCAAAATCCATTGTCGTTCAGAATTGGATTAAATCGATTTGGTCAGAATACTATACAAGAAAGGATTCTGGATCTATTGACACAGATTTCTCTATGATTGGATCTTGTCCACATTCGGTGCCAGAGTTGATGTTGGAACTTGGATTTTAATAAATGTGAGATTATAACATGGGAAAATTATTATATATTTTCAATCGTTTAAAAGAACCGTCATCGCATATTGCCATTATGTTCTTATTGACAACATTCCATGTACAAGAAGAAACATACAATGATTGGATGAATGTAGCGACAATGATGTTTGGTATTCTAGCTGTATTTACTGCAGAAGGTTCACCTGAATCAAAGATCGAAGGTTTTTCTAAATGATAAGAATTTTCCTGTTAATTATAATATTAACAGGATGTTCCTACAATTGTAATCCTTCTATAGATCTACAACCAAATCAAGAGTTTAGATCTATAGAAGGAGCGATTATCGGGATTAACTGTAAGGAACAAACATGAAATTAAAAACAATGGCAATTGAATTTACCGCAAAGATTTTATTAGATAAACAATTATGGTCTGATGTTAAGATGTTTGTCCAGCATATGGAATCAAGAGATTTATCTAATCAAGAGAAACATCAACAAGTCTCGGAAGATGTTAAATTCATTTTCGAGGGTATTGCCAATTATATTGTGAATCTAGCGATTACAATGGCAGTTGCTTGGATTAAATCTAGTGTGGTTAAAAAATGATTCAATCAAGAGAACAATTAAAACAATATTGCCTTAGAACGTTAGGGGTTCCTGTAATTGAAATTAATGTGGATGATTCCCAGTTAGAAGACAGGATTGATGAGGCATTACAGTATTATTCTATGTATCATTATGATGGTCTTGAGAGGATGTATCTTAAACATCAGATTACACAAGAAGATTACGACCAAAAATATATCAATCTTCCGTATGATGTAAGAGGTGTAACCAGAATCTTCTCATTCAATTATACATCAAGAGACCAATTACTGAATTTTGAGACACAATATCGTTTGGATATTATTGCCAATTTACAAACTGCATCTCTTTCAGATTATCAGATTACCATGAATCATTTACAATTAATCGACCACGTACTTGCTGGTCAGATTATGATTAGATTCAATAAGAATAATGGTAAATTGTATTTGGATACTAATTGGACTAAATTAACGGTTGGATCTTGGATTGTAATCGATGGATACCAATTGATAGATCCTGAAATTGAAACGAGAATGTTCAACGATCCATGGTTGAAATTATATACAACAGCTTTGTTTAAGAAACAATGGGGTTCTAACCTAGCGAAATTCAGTAATATGTTATTACCAGGCGGAGTGTCCATTGACGGTCAAGGTATTTACGATACAGCTTATTCTGAACAGAAAGAATTAGAACAACAATTAGTGGATGAGCAAGCTCCCGCCGCATTATTTATTGGATAATCAAGGAGTTACAATGCCAAGAAATCCATATTTTACGATGGGAACAGCGCCTGAACAGGATATCTTGGAAGATATAATTATCGAATCTATCAACATTTATGGATTAGACATGTATTATATCCCAAGATCGTTGGTTGCCAAAGATGATTTACTGGGTGAAGATAGACTTTCGGAATTTAAAAATTCATATCCTGTGGTAACATATTTTGAAAGTATAGATGGATTTGAGAGTTCAAGTTATATTCAATCAAAATTTGGATTATCGATAGAACAAACAGCTACATTGGTCATCGCAAGAAAAGAATGGAGAAATCTAGTTGGTAGATACGGACAATCTATTTTACCAAATAGACCAGCAGAAGGTGATTTAATCTATTTCCCGTTGACCAATGGATTGTTTGAAATTAAATTTGTAAATCATCAGGATCCATTCTATCAATTAGGTAAATTGTACGTTTATAAATTATCTGTTGAATTATTCCAATATGCTTCAGAACGGTTTTCCACTGGAGTTGAAGAAATTGATGTATTTGAATCTCTTAAAACATTTGATGATGCATCCAACACCGTTGAAGTTTCAGATTCGTATGGAGATAACGATAATATGATTACACATGGAACTGCTGTTACGTTCAACGATTTAGATCCATTTTCGGGGTTCTAATGTTTCAGACTAATTATTATCCAGCTATCATCAAGAAGACTATTGCTGCTTTCGGTAAATTATTCTCTGGAATTCAGATTGAACGATACGATACATCTGGTACTTTAATTCAGACAGTGAATGTTCCTATAGCATATTCCAATAAGGAAAAATGGGTCACTAGAACGGAACAAGATCCAAATCAGACTAATAATACGCAGATTACGTTACCCAGACTCGCATTTGAAATAACAAATTACTCTTACGATTCCTCTAGGAAAGTCAATAAGAATAATAGATTAGGTGTATCTAATACACATAGTTCAAATACACAGTATTCTGGTGTTCCATATAATATAGATGTTTCATTGTATCTTATTACAAAGACAATCGAAGACGGTCTAATTGTAATGGAAAAGATATTACCAATGTTTGCTCCAAATTATACAATATCAATTAATGCTGTTCCAGAAATGAATATTGTAAAGGATGTACCTATTGTATTGAATTCTGTTACAGTTGATGATAATTATGAAGGGGATTTCCAAACTCGACGCGAAATCATTCATACATTTTCATTTACATTAAAAGTGGATCTATTTGGTTCAATTAAAACATCTGAAATCATTAAACACGTTAATGTTAATTTACCATTACAACAAGAACGTTACAGAGCATCCGCTTTAATACCAGCAGATGTTCCAGATAATTTATCCGAAGATTTTTGGATACATTCTCCTTAACAAATACATGAAAGGTTTAAACTGTCACAATATGTCAGGAAGTTAGAACCTGTACAATTTCTAACGCCATTCATGCGGAGAAACAAATGAAAATCAAGTATCATGCAAATAACATTCACAAATTACATTCTAAATTCGATGAAGTTAAATCAATCATCCATGAAGAATCTAATTTACGTTCTGATTCAGATATTCAATTATCAAAGAATATTGTAGAGGAATCAACTAGAGCAATCAATGTTGAAGATGAAATTTTAACTACCATTTCAGATGAAATTGAAGCAAGAACAAATGCGGATGCGTCGGAGAAATTGGAAAGGGTTGCGGGTGATTCTGCGTTACAAACTCAAATTAATAGTATTCTGTCTAATTCGGATCCATTGGCATTGGAAGCACTCACTAAGATTTTGGAGGATTTCAAAAAGAATGATTCTAATTTGAATGGTACGATTGTATCGTTATCCACTGCAGCTACATCTGGTATCTCGTTAGAAAAATCCGAACGAATTGAATCTTATAATGAATTGATGAATTTGTTGGAAGAATCAAATACATCTAAAATTAAATCAGATTCTGAATTAGAAAAAACCATGAAAGAATATTCAGATTTAGTTGCCACGAAAGGTGGTTCTAAACCAAAGAAAGAACGAGTGTTGGTTTCGGATGATAAAATTAAATTGACATATGCTCCAATCAATGGCGAAGATGGTATCTTGAATTATGGATTGGTTCGTTGTATTGAAATTGTTGAAGGTGAAATGATTGTAGAAGACGCAGAAGTTGAACTTGATAAATCTGATGAAGAAGGTAAAACATTCATCTTATCGGATATCGACGGCGAATGGGATAATAAAAAGGTATTGATTCAATATCTATATTGTCCAGAATCTGTTTAAAGAACACATTTTTATAAATAATAATGTAGAGTAAAATCTACAAATCTTCGAGTTCTATTTCATATGGAACTCATTTTAATCCTTCTAGGAGAATAAAAATGGCTGATGTTGCTTCTACAATCTTACCCATCCAAACTGGTTCTAACGACGGAATGTTCGGCGGTGGTACTTTAGGTGCTGTTCTTTTAGGTTCTTTGTTACCAAGATTAACTGGAGCAGGTGCACTCGGAGCCGAAGCTGTTGGTATCAATCGCAACGCTGATGTTTTACAAGCAATGAATCAACAACAATTAGCGTCTGCCACTCAGATTCTAACTCAAGATGTAAATCGCACTTCTAGAGATGTCTCTCAAGCCGCAGGACAAACGCAAGCTGCTGTTGCTTCAGCGAATTTGGGTCAAACTGTAGCTACACTTCAAGGTCAAACGGTATTGACTAAAAACATTATGGATTCAACAATCAATAATGCAGCAGGTCACACCAATATCATGAACGGTCAAGCATCTTTGGCTGCTGGTATTAATACCAACATGAATGCATTGGCTTCTGATATCAATTCTGGTATTCATCAGTTAGGTGATTCATTAAATGCAATGAACGTTGCCAACTTGAATGCAACTCATCGTGCTGAAGTTACTGGATTAGAATCTGCTTACAGAACATTACAAGCGATTACAACCGACGGTGATAGAACCCGCGATATGATTTCTAACATCAACACAGCAGATTTGAATCGTCAGATCGTTGTTGCAGAAAACAAATTAGCGGAAGCGTTAAACGATCGTAGACATGATAGAGCATCTCATGATATTATTATCAACAATAATAACAATGCAACTGCCGTAGCAAATGCTCTTGCTCAACAATCTCAACAACAACAAATTGCCAATATCTCAAGTGGATTAGCTGCTGCTTTAGCTCATATCCAAACACAGACGCAAACTGTTGTCAACACTGGAAGAATGACGGGAAACTCATTAGGTCAAGTCGCTGTTTAATTGACCCATTTATTTCTCAAGACAATGAATCAATTGTATCGAAATCCAGATACGGTTTAATGTCGTTACCAAAGGGACTCTAGTAGTTCCTTTTTTTAATGCCTAAATTTTCATGTAAATAATTTTATTTCATACAGGACATTATATTATGTACAATCCGCCTACGTTAAATTTGGATTCTTTACAACAACAATTGGATATTCTAAAACAACATCAATCAATGCCATTACAACCACCCTACGGCAATTATCCACCTCAACAACCTCCTGTAAATTATCAAGAAATCATCCAGAAAACTGTCCAAGATGAAATCCAAAAATTATTAAATACTCAAGTCAAACCACAAGAACAAACTCCCGTTGCTCCACCAATGTCTGAACTTGAAAAACAAATAAATGACTTTGCTGCTTCTGTTCTAACGCCTGACCAAATGAAATGGTTATCGGATCCTGTTATTGCTTCTCATATTCCCATCTTCTTTAAATCTGTTAAAGGTAAAGAAGCTATCGCTTTTCTTGTTGATGAATATAAAACTTATGTTGATGGTAAGTGAATTATAGGTATTCAAGGGTGACAGTAAATTTATTATATGTAATTTCATCATTAACAATAAAAGATAATTTGAATTTATGTTTAAAGAAATTACATGTAAGGTTTGCGAAACTCCATTCATTCCCAATAATAGATTGAACACATTATGTTCCGATAAATGTAAAAAAATATCAGCATTTAATGCTAGATGGAAAACTACAATTGAACGTAGTAGAATTAAATTTCCAGACGATATGGACAAGGACGAATATGTTGAATGCGGGGTCTGTGGATTCAGAACCAGAGATCTAGCAGAACATCCTAAGACCCACGGATTATCTCAATTAGAATACAGAGAGAAATATGGACCTATAGTTTGCGTATCTAAATGCAACAGAATTAAAGGTGATAAGAACCCAGCATATCAACACGGTGGTCGATTATCACCTTATTCTAAGAAGTTTATCAAATATGAAGAATTACCTGACGACTATGTAGAAAATCATATACAGGAATTGTTTAAAACTGCTAGTGACACAAAACGTGAAAATAATAACATATTCAACACCATTGAGTATCACACGAGTAGAGGTCGTTCCGAAGAGGAAGCGTTAGAAATAATTAGCACCACATGCAAGTTTACATTAGAAAAATGTATTTCTAAATATGGAGAAATTGAAGGTAAAGCATTTTGGGAACAAAGACAAATAAATTGGCAAAATACTCTGAATGCTAGAACACAAGATCTTATTGATGAATCTAATAGAAAAAAAGATTCATCTTCATTTGATTGGGCTCTTAATAAAACTAATGGTGATGTTGAATTAGCAAATGAATTATATCAATCTAGATCTAAAATAAAAACATCCAAAGTCAATTTTAGATCGTTATGGAGTAAAGAATTAACCGAAGATGGATATTTTTATGTTATACAATTTGACGATAAAATTAAAATTGGTATTACATTTAAAACAAAATTACATCATAGATATCCATTACATTTATTGAATACATGCAATACAATTATGTTTCAGAAGATGGAAAATATAAATCATGCATTCCAAACCGAACAGTTATTAAAACGTAAGTATAAGAATTACATTAAAAAAGACGATTATGGTGAATTTGGTTGGACAGAAGTTTTAAATGACATTGATTTGGACACACTCATGGAAGATGTTAATGGATATGTAGAAAATCCAGAACATGTTTATACTTCATTCGATATTATGTTTAAAAGGAATTAAACATGGCAGATAATAAATTACTTGGTTATAATGGTAATGAAAATTTAAAACCAACTGGATATAAAGTTGATTTCACTCAAGAACAAATAGAAGAATACATTAAATGCAAACAAGATCCTTGTTATTTTATTGTTACATACTGTAAAGTTGTTTCATTGGATAGGGGATTAGTGAATTTTGAAATGTATCCGTTTCAAAAGGATTATGTTCGCTTACTCCACAGTGAACGCAAGGTTTTAGCATTAATTGGGCGCCAGCTCGGAAAAACTACGGTAACTTCAGCATACATATTACATTACACATTATTCAATAACCATAAGACTACCGCCATTTTAGCAAATAAAGCCGCGGCTGCTAGAGAGGTACTAAGTCGTATACAATTAATGTATGAATCTTTACCGAAATGGTTACAACACGGTGTACTATCCTTGAACAAAGGTGATATGCATTTAGAAAATGGTTCTAAGATATTCACTGCCGCAACTTCTGCATCTGGAATCAGGGGTAAGTCTTGTGTAACAGGAGAAACCATTGTTACCATTTTGGACGGGGATTATGTTTTTGATATTTCTATAGAGGAATTATACAATTCATATAAAGAATCGTTCAAAATCAAAACTCCTTATGGTTTCAAATCTTTTAAAGGAGTTTTGAATCAAGGAACGCCGGAACGATTATTACAATTAAAATTTACAGATGACATTCATATCAATTCAACACTGGATCATAGATTTAAAATAAATGGAGAATGGATTAGATGCGAAGATTTAAATGTAAATGATATTCTATCGGATAAAATCATTTCATCTATTGTTGAGATTACACCAGAAACTGTTTACGATATAGACACTGTTGAAGATGTCCATTGTTATTATTCTAATGGAGTAATTTCACATAATTGTAATTTCTTATACGTGGACGAAGCGGCAATTATTCCTAATGCCGTCGCCGACGCATTCTTCGCTTCTGTGTATCCTACTATTTCCTCTGGTAAAGAAACAAAAGTTGTATTGACGTCAACTCCGTTAGGATACAATCATTTTTGGAAATATTGGAATGATGCTCAACAAGGAACTAACGGATTTGTACCATTCACTGTACATTGGAGCGAACATCCAGAACGAGATCCAACTTGGGCAGATGAACAGTTAAAGATATTAGGTGAGATTAAATTCAATCAAGAGGTGTTATGTGAATTCTTAGGTTCATCTGCCACACTTATAAATTCATCATCTATTTCATCGATGTCACCGATTCCATACATTTATTCAAGAGATGGATTAGATATACAGGAAGCACCTATTGAAGGGCATCAGTATATTATATCGGCGGATACATCGAAGGGTGTTGGTGGGGATTATTCATCAGCCGTTATTTTCGATGTGACGAATTTCCCGTATAAGATTGTAGGTAAGTATAGAGATAATAAGATTAGCCCTATGTTATATCCAAATATCCTGTATAAAATAGGTATGGAGTATAACGAGGCATTCATTTTGGTGGAGATAAATTGTTCGAAGGAGGTGGCACAGATACTTCAGGATGATTTGGAATACGAGAATTTGATTTCCATTAAGAAGACACCAAAGGGACAGATACCATGTGAATCATTTTCAGGAACAATGGAAGTGGGATTGAATATGGATAAGAAGATTAAACGAATTGGATGTATGACATTGAAGTCGTTGATTGAGGAATCTAAGTTGTTGATATTCGATCCTGATATTATACAGGAGTTTTCTGTGTTTATCGAAAGACAAGGTAGTTACTCTGCGGATCCACCTAATCATGACGATCTAGTGATGTGTTGTGTTATATTTGCTTGGTTATGTTCAACGTCGTTTATCAAGGATATGGGAGATGTCGACATTAGAAAGGAATTGTATAATCAACAGATGGATTATATCGACCAACAAATGTTACCTGTAGGATATATTAATGACGGTTTGGATGAAGATAAAGTGGAAGTATATCATTTCTAATATATTATGTAAAGAGTCTTGAAGTAATATAAAAGAAAACTTAATTGAATCTATAGAACTAACTCAAACCGTCGACATAGTCTAGTATACTGTCTTTTTATCGATTTCGAAAGGAGTTTCTCGATGATTGTAATTTACAGACTCGATACATTATTTCATATTAAGAATACTCGATGTCTCTTTCGATATGTTGAATTTACAGTTTCGACGATTATGTTCAATTTAAAACGCCCATATTGTTGATTTAAGATGGATTCAATGTATCCTGTAGAGTTGATTGACGTATTATACAAAGATTCCACTAGGATGGATTATTGGACAAATAATGGATGTTCCTGTATCAGTTCAACAAACCAATTATGTAAATTTTATCCAATAAAAATCCCAGAGTCAATTAAGACGTCTGGGATTCTTTAGATTACGAATACTGTTCCACTAGATTAGATAACAATGAAAGTCCGTATTCAAATTTTGTTATAACTTTCGGTTGTTCTTGTTTAACCACTGGAGTCAACTTTAATATAACTGGTTTGTCTTTATCTTTCAACCATTTATGATTGACGTCATAATAATACCCGCCAGTGTTGGTTTTAGATTTCACTTTATTGACGCCAATAGATTCTCTGATTGATTCCAACCATTTAACAGCTTCATCTTTTTGGTCCAACTTGAATGATTTCTGAATGGGTTTCTTATCAAGAGTCACTCTTGCCACGTAGAACCCTCGTTTATCTAAATTCAATCCCTTTACTCCAGATTTTGAACTTGTATCAGATTTAGATAATAAAGCTCTTTGTGTTGGATTAACTTCAATTAGATTATCCCATTTACAATTTGATGTATTCTTATCTTTGAAACTCACTTCATGTTCAGGAAATTTACCATTCATGTAAAGATATGCCAATCGATGACCTAGATATTTCTTACCATCAATATTGATTACCATATATCCTTTCTTGTCAAATGTACCCTTACGGGCTCTATCTAATCTACCAACAAATACTCCAGCTTCTGGTTTGTATTCAAGTCTTGCTCTAAGTGTTCCTGCCGATAATGTCATTGTAAATCCCTCATTGTTTGTTTAAAGATTAAAATTATATGTTAAAAATTATAAAAAGAAAGATAAATCGAAAAGAATCTTGTAGTAATATAAAAGAATAATCAAGTAGTAATATACACTAACTGAAACGTCGACATAGTCTACTATAATGGAATTTGCTGGAAAAGTCAAGAAGTATTATTATGTTGATATTTACAAACTCGATGTCTAGAATAGCGATAATGAATCTTTAAGATGTTCTCGATACAGTGAATTTATTGATTCGATGTTAACATTAAATCCTGTCCAATTATTTGTTGTTTTAAGATGGATTCAAATAGTCCTGTAGAGTTGATTGACATATATCATTAAGATGGATTAACGGACAAATAATGGATGTTTTAAGAATCATTTAGAATGTATATTTTACGCAATAAAAATCCCATCAACTTTTCAGCGGATGGGATTCTAAAACAATACGATTGTTTTTATTAAACAATTTTTAAAATTTCTACTGGAGCAGGGGCACCCCATGTTTCGGCATTGTGTTTAATTGTTTGGAAAATAGAATTCGCTTTATCTGCAACAGAAGTCCCGAACGGAATTGTAACCTTTTGTTTTGTGATTTCGCCATTATCCAATTTGATATGGATGGTGTATTTTTCTTTTTCAACTTCAATTTTTTTTACGTTTAGAATTATCTATCATAGATAAATCTTCGACCCATTTACCTGCTTTCCATTTACCGTTTTCTAATGCTTCATTAACTGATGAGAATTCTTCCATAACCAATGCTTGGAATTCTTTAAATGTACTCATGTTTTGTTTCCTTTTGTTGTGCGTCAATTAAGACGAAATGATTTTAAATAAGATTGAATCTTATTTAGTAGTTTATCTAAGATCTATTATAACGATTTCTCATTACGTCGATAGACCTTTCTAATTTTATTTATATAAAACCGTTGAACCTATCTTCATGTATAGTATTGTAACAATAATAACATTTCCAATATCCTCTGAAGATTCCTTTCTTCAACTTATGATATTCAATAGCATCACTCCTAATTTCTTGACATTCTTCTATTGTCTTATACAAATAATTACGATTGTCCATTAAAGTTTCAATTCCTCTAATTCTTTAATATACATCTTAACAGCAGTCATCTTATTCAATCCTGCGATTTCCTTATTCAATTTATCGATACTTGTATTCAATTTGTCAATATCATCCTTTGTTAAATTGTAGATACGAATATCCATCAATCTATCAACAAACTCGAACCCTTCAAACATCAACATTGATTCCAATTCCTTCTTGGATTTACTTGAGAACATCTTAGAATTCTCAATATAGAATTGGATGAATCGTTGTTTCTCAATAGACCAATTCAAATCAGCGGTCAATAATTCTAATTGTTTGATACGTCGTTCATCGTATTTCTGTAATCTGAAATCAACAAAATGTTTGACAATCTGATTGACATTCTCAAATACTTTAATCTTACCATTTTCATCCCATAATGTAAGATTCTGTGATTGAGAGGTTTCCAATTTGAATTTCTTTACAATCTCTTCATGCGTTAATTTGTCAATCGGTTTGACTGTTGTAATAAGGAAATCGAACGATTCTTCGGTTGATGTATTTTTGAAATCTTTGATGAATCCGTCATCCTGTAATTTGAACAAGACTTTCTTATATCCGTCATTGAACACACCAATTGGTAATTCTGTTATATGAATCTTATTTGGAGCAACGATTTCATAACATCCTGTTACAATGAACTTTGATTCATCTTTTACAATCTGTCCTTTGAATCCTCTATACCATGGTAATAATTCAACAGATGTAAATTTGGTATCCAATAACGATAAGATGTTTTTTCTGAGATATTCTGGATTGTAATTCAGGATAGTTGAAGCAAATCCCGTACCAACACCCGTTGCTCCGTTGATTAACACATTTGGTAAAATTGGAACATAGAATTTTGGTTCAATTTGTTCACCATCATCCATTAGATATTCTAAGATGATGTCATCATCTTTCTTGAATATCTTCCTGAAGTCTGGTGAAAATTCAGTGAAGATATATCTTGGGGCAGCGGATTCTTTATCCAATCTACTACCAAATTGACCAGATGGAATCAAGTAATTAAGATTGTTTGATCCAGCATAGTTTCTTGCCATGCCAACCAGAGTTGTGTTAAGGCTGTCTTCTCCGTGATGATAATTAGAAACTGATGCAATGGAACCAGATAGTTGTGCCACTTTTGCTTCACCTGCATTCTCACCTCGTTTAATCAATCCATATATACATTTTCTCTGTGAAATCTTAAATCCATCGATGACTGATGGAATAGAACGTTGACAATCATAAATTGAGAAATGGATGAATTCATTATTGAAAAATTCTTGTACTTTCATATTTTAACCTTCGATGTTTAACCATTGTTTGCGTAAATCAGCTGAATCTGAATTCTTGGAGAATGCCAATTTAATTGAATCTGAATCTTTAATGTCATCAATTGTATATTGTACCATATTCTTATCGGAATTAGCTAGGTATCCTTTGAAATCCTTTGCCGTGGATGTACCTAATCCTTTGAAGTATTTTGATGTGAACTTTTTTGTGTTCTTGGATTTCCATTCATCAAACTCTTTTTCATCATAGAATTCTAATACGTCTTTACCAACATTGACTTTAATCAATGGGGTTCTGAATCTGTAGATATATCCTAATTCAAACAATTCAGGCCAGAATGAATGAAACATGTTAATTAACAGACCAATGATATGAGAACCATCACAATTATGCGTTAAGATATAATTTTCAGAATCTTTATGTCTAACATAAAATGTATGATGACCTTTAACTGTTAAATCATATGTTGTTATAGTTTTTTCGATAGTTTCAATAGAATCAATGGGATGATTGATTTGTTGTCCATCAATATATTTGATTATCATATCCGTTGGTAGAATTTCTTTCAACATATATTTTTTTGGAAGATCCCAACCATCTCTAAAGATTACATGTTTATGTTCAGGTGTACCTTCAACAATATCATTACCAGAAGTGATTCTGATTACAACATCTGTTGATTTAATGTTAACATATTCCACTACTGCATATTGATTCAAATGCGTCAACACTTTATCTTCTAACGGATTAACATCTGAGATAAGTTTTTCGCCAGATTCTGTCAACACATAATGTTCTTCTGTAATACAATCCGCATCCGTTAGAAAACAGATTTTACCAAAACGTAATGGAGTCATTGGTGTGACTTGTTCACCCAGTTTCAACCCCATGATTGTTAGAATACTTTTGAATTCATTATTTTCCATTAACTTTTTGGCATCAATATCCGTCACATTTAATGGTTTACCTTTAAGCGCAAAAGCTCCATGTAATTCAGGGTCTCTGGCAGACATTATCGCCCCCATTGCCGAGTTACCCTCTGTAAGGAAAATTGTACACTTACTTCTATCTTTCTTCTCATTAGCGTCTTCAAACTTGTCCACTCTTGCCGGATTCAATTTGTCAACAGATTTATTCAATTTGCGTAATTCTGCATTCTTTAGAGCATTTTCCTTTGCTTCCGCCCAATCCAAAATTGATTGTACAACTTCCAATGTAATAATCTTATTGATGAATTTATCTGAACAAGACCATGATGAACCAAAATCTGTTATAGTGCTAATCATGTTTTCTTTGGTCTGACTGGAAAACTTTGGTCGATTGATTTTACATGAAACAAATACATGTAAATGACTTTTGATATCAGATGGTTTAATATCAATCTTATGTTTCTTTTTGACGTAAGCTCTGAGTTTCTCTGTAATCTGATTTACAACGTAATTAACATGAGTTCCACCCATATACGTTTCTACACTATTAACAAAACTGGTCTGATTGAAACCAGAAGACGCAGACAAACCAATTTTCCAATCATCAGTTGAATCATATACATAACTTTCTGAATATAATGAAATGTAATCATCGAACGCAGATACATTGAATTTTTCATCATTGAAATACACCTTCAATAAAGGATTATTGGCGGCAACATCAACCAATCGTCTAATGATTTTTAATGTATGATGTTCATCAAATGATTCCAAACCAAAATATTCTAAATCTGGTTTAAATGTTAATGTTGTAAAATGTTTCTTTGATTTAGTGATAACGGGTTCAGAACGTTCTGACATTCCATTTTTATATTCTTGATGGAAATAATTAGAACCATCAGATGTCTCAACAATAAAGTATTCACTTAGAACAGAAATTAATTTCGCTCCTAATCCATTTGTTCCTATCAGGGATTGAGCATCATCATCTGAATAATTAGAACCAGAACGTAATGTACCAAATATAATTTCAGGAACATATTTACCGAAATCTGCATGAATTTGTACAGGAATACCGCCATTATCAGAAATAATGATTTCATTATCTTTAATTGATAATTTCAATTCGTTAATCTTTTTTGGATTTCTGTTATGTTCATCAACTACGTTGTCAATTCCTTCCGAGATAATCTTAATCAATGCTGGAATATAAGAAATGGTTTGTAATTCCATTTTATTGTTTTGGATAGAATAGATGAATTCTTCATGTTCTTCTAATACAGGACTACCTGCATACATACCAACACGTTTTCTGATATGTTCTAATTCAGTTAATACTTGATATTGTTGTTCAATTGTTTTTAAATGTTCAATCATAATTTTGTTCCTTATTCGCTTGTTAGATATACATTATAACCTTGTTTGTTATATTCATCAAGGAGTTTCCTATTACGTTCATGGTCTTCTGTTGAATAATTATAACAGAATTCATCTTTCTTAAATTCTTCCCATTCCTCGATGAGTTCAATGCTGAATTTTACATATCCATCAACATGATATTTCATATCATTACGTTTAAATACCATCTCAAGGAATTTATAATCAATTTCTTCCAACCGCATCGGAGCAACGATAACACCTTCATTATCTTGTTCAATATAATCAAACAGATGCCAATTTTCATCAATACAATATGTTTCTAAATCATAACGTTCTTTTTTAGTTTTATAGAATCCTACATAGTTATTCATATATTTCTCCTGTATAAAATGAATGTTTATTATACTTTGAATTTCATCTTAAGATATAAAAATTTTATCCAATAAAAATCCCATCAACTTTTCAGCGGATGGGATTCTAATTTATTTCTCTACGTGGATGACACCAACGACTCCACCTTTTTCAGATGTATTTGGATGTCCATTCACATTTTTATAACCTTGTTTTTCTAAGAATTTAACGACCGTATCGATAACTTCTTTTTCATTTTCAACATCCTTTACGTCAACTTTGAAATCTTTATCTTTAGATTTCACGTCAACCTTATCACCATCAACAGTCACAGCAAACATGATTTTACTTTCGTCTATACGACCAGCAAATTCTTCCATCACCGTTTGTTTAAATTGTTCGAATGCACTCATTTTAGTTTTCCTTTCATAGTTTGTTTAATTTTCTTGATTTAATCCAATTGTTATCTATATCATGATTCTCGTTGATATATTTTGATTGTATTAAATCACCGTTACTCAATAACACATTTTCGTTTTCGCCAACAGATATGTATAATTCACCGAACCATATCTTAATCATTCGAGATGATGTATTCATTGAATTCCTAATTTCATCTCGTTTGGAATTATCTACAGATCCTGAAATATAATGAATCTCTCTGTCGGGGCATTTTTCCTTTAACATTTTGTATAGAGGTAATCCATGTTTCTCAACATATTGAAATAACACCAAAGTTGTTTCTTGTTGAGACGCAGCTAGATTAACAATAAATTTGTTACGTTTATCATTTTGGACCAACCAATCAATTTCCTTCTGATATTCGGTTTTGGTCAATAACTTCTTTGTATCTGAATCATAATTCAACAGGATACATGAAATGTCTAATGTAGTAACACTATTCTCATCCATTAGTTCTTTGGTCGTAATGACCTTGTACACTTTACCAAATAAACCCGTTAATTGTAATTCGGAGATTTGTTTTCCATCTAATGTACCAGTCGTTCCTATTCTGATGGAAGTGTTTGGCATATTGTTTAGTAATTTTGTTACAACAGCAGCTTTGTATAGATGTGATTCGTCGCCTATTAAAACATCCAAATTTTCAAAGAATTGTAATTGATGTTTTATGTTCTGTAAAGTTTGCCATGTAGAAATAGCGCAATCTAAATCAAGATGACATTTATGACCAGAATAAATCTTATTACAATGTTTATCTACATTCCAACCATTATGGGAAGAATAATCTTTAAAATCACCAAACATCTGGTCAACTAACATTGTACTCGGGACAATGATTAAACATTTTAAATTGTGTTCAATATACCATCGTATAATCGCATATATTATCACAGATTTTCCAGAATTGTGATGTAATATATCATTATGGAAATATGATTCATGGTCTGCATCTATCGAAAAATCTATCCATTCTTGTGGTTCCAATTTATTGATTTTGGTAACTTTTTTATTACCAAAATCGTCTCCTATTTTAACATCAATTGAATCTATCCAATTATCGTTTAAATACATTAAATGATTATTTGCTGCCTTTATTGGTGTTGAATTATCTTCGAAGTGAATTTCTATACCATTCCCAAATTTTCTATATGTTTCTGTTATTTTTTCATAACCAGAAGGGGTGTTAATTTTTGGATTTACTCCATTTTTAACTAGGGAATCGAGTTCTAATAATGTTATTGATTTTTTTGTATTATCAAATAAAACTTCAATTTCGGTATTTGGGTCTAAACAAGACGTGGGAGAGACGCAGATTATACGTTTGTTTTTAATTGATTCATATATAGCAGAAAGCTGATAATCTCTGACATCAAGTTTTACGCCACGAGAATGTATATTCAAACTGTTAACAAATCTTTCAATATCAGAATATGTTACATCAACTTGTTCAATAATTTCATTTTCTAATTGTATTTGATAATCATTTATTCTGGCAAATTTCTCTATGTAAGAAAATAATCCTACATGAATCTTTTTATTAGATTGAGAATACAATCTAATTTTACCATCCCATAGACGATTCCTCACTCTTGGATCGAACTTTGCTCCAGGTGACATGAATGAAAAGTATTCATACATTTCTTGTTCAATTCCAAATTCTGACGTAACGTATAGAAACGCTTCGTCTAGTTTTCTCACTTTGATAATAGTCATGTTTAAACATTTTAATGTTAATAGATGAAATTATTTATCAGTAAGAATTCTACTAGCATAAAAATCCCGTAAGACATATCATCTCACAGGATATTAAATTAAAGTTCGTATTTGTCGTCTAAGATAGAAGGATAAGGTTTATCATTTTTAATGGCAGCAGCTAGATCTAACGCATAAACTTTGGCATTGTTTAACTTAACAAATACCCATCTACGAGTATCATGCGATTGTTCACCAACTGAATATGACATTTTCTCACCATAGCATACAGACCATTCTTTATGTTCAGTCTGTAGGATATCAACAACGGTTTCTGGTATATCCCATTTATCTGTGTCAATAACGATTCTATACCATTTAGGACTAATCTTTTTGACTACCAATTTTGTTTGTTTTTCTTCATTCAATCGACCAGCAAATTCTTCCATCACCGTCTGTTTGAATTGTTCAAATGTGTTCATTCTCTTACTCCATAAAATTTATAATTATTTAGGGATAATAATGTTCGTTAGACATTTGAGTCACAACAATGTCGTAGTATTCGCGAAGAGTGATTCCTTCGTAATCAAGATCTTTCAATAAATCTTCATCAACGTATTTCAAAAATTGTTCAAATGTTAATTGTGTATTGTTTGACATGTTATAATCATCCTATGTAAGATTTTAATTTACATTCTATTATAATGATTATCTTTAATGTCGAAAGACTTTTCTATAACATTTCCAAATCAATTTTAATGTTACAATTCTTATTCATATCCCATAAATCAAATGTTGGTTCGCCTTCAGAGAAATCTCCTTTCTGCAATAATGTACACCAACCATTTGATTGTTTTGGATAATCATAATTTATATGATGATACGGGCAAACCTTGTATCTACCATCAATAAATGTATAACAATGTTCACCTTCTGGTATTCCTATTGTTGGAACCGTATCAGGATGTTTTAGATTGAAGATTTTATCTAATGTAGATTCAAGATGAGCTTTTTCAGATTCTCTCCATGTTCAATTACATTCCCTGTTCCTATTCTAATGGTAGAACAATCAATGTTTTCATTCATATATTACTCCGTTAAAATAAAAGTTCGTTCAATTACATTTTCAACACCATATGCGTTGAACGTTCCTTTTTCTTTGATGAATTCAATAATCATTTTATGTAACGCAGATACATCTTCTTTATCTAATTCCATAACGTCATCGTCACATGGTATGTAATCAAATAAACATTCATTGATACTTTCGATTAAATTCTCAGCGATATAATCTGCAGATTCTAGATAAGTCAATGGATCTACAATTTCGCCAATCTCAACTGTAATTTCATCACCAATCCCATCATCTCCATAATAATTGAATTTTGCGTCATCCATCACATCTTCTATAGAATCAACTACAGAATCGAATGAACCATGGAACATTTCTTCATGAGAATATTTGTAACATAATTTCACTGACATATCGTTTTACCTATTTCCAAACTAGAAAGAATCAACATACCAATAAACATAATCTTCTTAGAATTGACAAATTTACTATCATTTGTGATTGACACACCTAATACGGCAATCAATGATATAACAAAGAAGAACAACGTCAGATACATTCCTTTGATCCATTCATCAAAATATATTCATGAATTTTAACAAACATATTCAACCCTCCATATTTGTAAAATAAATCTGACATATCCAATTCTAAATCAGATTCATCTGGTTCTTCTTCGTATCCAAAATAATCAACAAGTTGTTGTAAAATTTGTTGTCTCATATGTTTTTCCAAATAAAATATCTGTTCCTTTACGGAGTTTCAATCTTGATTTCAATGATTCAAGACTTGATTCTTTACCACTAATTGCATCAGAGATAGTCATTAATTGTTCAGATAGATACAATTTTAATGCTGGTAATCTTCTTGTCGATGATTGTTGAACTCCAGCAATGATGATAACTGCTTCGTAAACATCTTGTTCAATATGTCTGATGGTAACTCTATCATGTTTCTTACTTTTATCTACGGTGTAGATTGCTGTATATTTATCAAACAACGGATTTGAGAATGACATTTTAAATTCCTCCAATTAAAAATAATATGTTCTATTATATTTCAATTCATGAATATCGAAAGAATTATTTTACAATAAATCGTTTGGTGTCCAAATTTAATTTACCAGCTCCTCTGACAAACGATGAACTAATATGTCTTAAATCTGAATCAATCAGAACCATATCAACATACACAAACTCTTTAATTTGTTGATGCCATTCGCTTGATTCATTGTAATCTTGTACATTTCTAATCCCTCTAATCAAAATTGGTTGATACCCAACAGATTGAATCAAATCAGGAATACATTTAACATCTAAATGTTGTTCATATTTCACCAATGTTTTAGTTGAATTCAGATTAAATTGACTTGAATCTTTGTTTGGATTCACTCCTTGTACAAGAACAACCTTATCGAATAATCGTTCTGCTTTAGTTAATACATCCATATGACCAATTGTAAATGGATTAAATGAACCACAGAACCAACCAATTTTTGGATTAAATGTATTCAACCATGAAATTGATAATTCAATTCCTCTGATATAAGAACACGAAATTGTTGTAGGATATGTTGAAATTATCTTATCTATCAATCCATTTAAAATTTTAATTCTTCCTGCTCTGTAATCAACCCAATCAATATGTTGATACTCTTTAAACATTAATTGTTCAACTTCGATGATTTCTTCATCTGTTCTAATCCAATGAGAGATATCCGAAAGGAAGAAGTTGGAAATCTTTGGGTCAATAACTTTATAATCAGTCGATCTTATTAAACGACATAGAAGATCGATGTCTACATCTTCATGAATTAAATCCGAATGATACTTGATGAAATTGGAAGCTAAATCTTCATTACAAATCAATTTTGGATCGTATTGGAAATCATGATACAATGTCAATTCGCCTAATGTTCTTGTGTAATTATCTTGATAGTACAAATCCGTTAATACAGAACGAGTATGGTCAAGATTATGATACGGATTAGTTGAATATCCATGAGATAAATCTTTAAATGTTTCCCACCGATTTATTGTATTGAACAATTCATTGATACACGATTCTTCATCGACAATGGAAATAATTGCTTGTTCAATTTTTGAACGTAATTCCATTAACGTTCCCGTTTCCAATCTTATGTCATTCAAATCATTCTTCAAAGAATTACATGTATAATTTCTCCAATAGATGTCGTCAAAAATTGTTGTATCAATCTTACGTTTTGATTTGTTTTCTTTATGATTTGATTTTGGATCTATACAGATAATCTTATCGAATTTCTTAATGAGATTCGGATATGAAAACAACGCAGATGCTTCCACTATATGGATACCATTTGTAAATTGATTCAACAAATCAATTAAATCTTCTTCAAATAATTGACAATATTCATTGTACAATTTCATGTCTGAAAACACTTCTTTAATGATTCTTTCTTTTGACATAGTATCTACATTAAAATGTTTCTGGAAGAACGATACTTTGTCAACATTAAATGATTTACAATATTCATCTAAATCGTGATATGTTGCTGATATTGTAGTATCATTTCTTGATTTCAACATCTGAATCGCTTTTGATTTGCCTGATGCGACAGGTCCTGTAATTCCGATAATCATTTATTCTCTCTTTAAATTTATAATCTATTGTCATTTAAAAACATTCTATCTATCTTTAATTTTTGTTCTATTCCACAATTCATGAATTTAGCGTATCCATTATTGTTAACAAAACATTTAAGAATTTCGTCAGTGATATATTTCGAACTGATATTTCCCCTTAGATCTTCGAATGTCAGAAACTTATAAAATGATGCAATGTTTGTAATACCATCAACAGACGAAACGTAAATCATGTAAATTAAAATGGGTTCTTTCTTCATTTTTGTTCCTTAGTTATTTGGTAGTCTAACTTTAACATCTTCAATTTTATGTAAAGATGTAAATCCCCATTCCAATAATTCACCATATTCAATTTCTGTTTCCGAAGAATCATATACATTGACAATCTTTGTTTTGAATGTTGGGATGAAATCTTTTAACATTTCCCATTTACTCCACCCTTTACCGAAACCATTAAATCCATACATTCTGTAATACCATGATTGATTTTCGCCTTGAGATACATGAACTTGTCTACCAAAGGAATCATGACCTGAGAAAAATTGTAATGATTTCATTTTGTTTACCTCTAAAATGTTATTGATGATTCTATTATAACGATTTTGTCAAACATCGAAAGACTTTTCTTTATCCAATAAAAATCCCATTAGAATTTTACATCTAATGGGATTTTTGTTATTTCTTTGGAAATCTGTACATTGATTCAGAGATTTCAAAGTCTTTGTTCTTACCTTTGTTTTCAACAAAATCGAACTTCTTATAAAATTTAATCAATTTGTTGACATTGCCGCCGAACTCATCCGATGGAGTCAATACAATTAATTGTTTGGAATTATCTGCATAATCAACTATACGTTTCATTGCTTTAGAACCAAGACCTTGATTTCTTGATTCTTTTGGAACAACAATTTTTGTTAATTCAATGATGTTATTCTTTTGGAATATATTGACAGCAACTCCAAGATTTTCTAACGACATCTTTAACGATTGAATTGATAAATCAACACCCTCAATCAATTTCCAATACTCTAAAAATGATAACATGTTATCCCCCTGCCATGAATTTCATATGGTCTATGCTGTTACGGATATCCCATTGTCTTGATTTGATTGCATTCATGATTGATTCAACTAGGCCAACCATTATGTTCATGTATTCAATTCTTGCTTCTATCTGAGCAAGATCTTTGTCACCCTTCAGATGTTCATCCATCTCAGATTTAATGGGTTTTGCATAACCCCATTGTTCTAAATTATTGTCTTGGAGTTCCTGTCTGGTTAATTCCCCTCGATAATAACGAAACTTTAATTGACGCATAACAGAATAATCTGTTTTCAATTTAATCAATTTCATTTTAGAATCAATTAAAATCCTAACATATTTGGCATGTAATTTAGGAGTCTTCAATGATTCATCACCAAGTTTGGATGAATCTAATTCGGAATCAGAATCCCACATATCTTGAATTTCTTGTATATTCATCTATTCCTAAATGTTATCAAATGTAAAAATATGGTATCTAAATGTTGCGGAACAAGTTATGTATTCTACGTCAGTTGATGTTGTATTCATTTCCCATCCACCTAGGAACACTGGTCTCATGTCATGAAATAAAATGGTTCTAATTATGTTATTAGATGATGAAAGAATATGTAAAGCACCATCAGAAGATTCATTCAACGGATCGTCTAATTGTACATTATTAAATTGAGTGTAATTCTCAGGAAATCCTAATCCAACCATCCATTTATAAATTGCTAGATAATTACCTAGATCTTCATCAACAATAAAATTTACAGTGAAATCTGAATAATCTAACGTATCTCCAGTTTCATAAATTTTTGAAAATGAATTGGAAGCTTCAATTGCTGGTAATGAAATATCTGGTAAATTTACATTTGTTGAAAAGTAACTAATCTCTGGTATCTTATTGATTGTAAATTGGAATCCGTTAGATGCCAAAGGATTTACATTATGTAATGTTGGTGTTGGTAATAATGCCATGATAATCTCATAATATGTTATTGTATGAGATTATTTAAATGGTTTCAACTCCGTTTTCATATCCAGCAATAATTGATTCTTTCTTAACCGGTTTAACCTTAGGCGTCTTCGGTGCAGATTCAACTTTTTGTAATCCAAATTCGTCAATCTTTGGTATCTTTAATTCTGGTATATCAATGTTGACGATTTTAACATTATTATCTATACAATATACCAAGAACAAATAAACGTATCGAATAACAATAATGTATATAGAAGCAGACACTAGATGATTCATTAATGTCAATAAATTTGAACCAATTTCAATCATAATTCTTTCCATCCTTCTTCAGTTAATATGTTGATAACATCTTCGGTTTCAATCCAAACTTTAGCACCGCATGATAATGGTTTGTCAGGAGAATAAACAACTTCACCATTTGTAAATTTAACGCGACGTCCGTATACGTTTTCTTTATATGTTTTACATGTAATAACAGGGTCTCTTTCTCCTGTCTTAGTGTTATTTTTAATTACATGTTGATTGATATGAATTATCTTTTTCATTGAGTTGTTTCCCAATAATGATAATAATTTGGTCTAGTTAGATTTAAATCTGAACAATAATCAATTATATCTTTTTCTGTTTTGAAATTTAAATTTACTAAAAATAATTCAGGAGGTTCAAACGATGTCGGATTGATTCTCATGATTCTACCACAAATCATTCTTTCATTTCCATCTTTATGGTATTCAAGATACTCCTGATACATATCATAGTATTCATCAATACCTTCTTCTATCATATCATCAACAGATTCTTCTTTCTCTGTATGTACATGAGATTTTTTCAACAGAGGATTTAACGCAACATGATTTCTATACATTTTACACCTTCTTATACGATTGTAATCTTTGTTCAACAACAAGTTCTAGATACGGAGAATGTTTGGTAATGAATTTCTCTATATCCTTCTTTATGTAATCCCCTTTTACATTGATTCCCATTTCTGTATGATACGCATAATAATAAGGAATCTCCGTAAATACATACTCTTCTACTTCAAAATCATATTGTTTCATATTATCATATAATACATGAAACGGATCTTCATCTGCGACAAAATGTAATTCATCAATCCCATCTTCATATATTTTATTTCTTGTCTGACCGGATCCTAGACAAACATAATCGTATTCTTCTTCCAATCCAGAAATATCAACTCTCAATGTATTGATTATCTCATCTTCTTTGATATCAAATTCTTGGTCAATCACTTTAATTTTAAACATATCATCCTACATTAGCACACAATAATAATATCAATACAAATTCCATATCATTTTTGCCTAACATTTTCAATCCTCTTTAGAATATCTTCTTTACCGCCAATAACAATTATATGACTAATTCTTACATAAGGAAATAAATCACCTTGGTCTTCATACTCGATTCTAGTCAACAAATCGTTTTCATATATTACATCAATAATATCATTACACCCTAACCAAGTTTCTGTTCCATTCAATAATGTAAAATATACTCTATTATTCATTAGACACCTATTGTTTTAATGGCAAATCGTTTTGCAGATCCAATATCATTGAAATTCCCAACTTTCCTTAGATTCTGTCTCCGTTCACCTTCACTGGAAAACAAATTGAATCCACCTCTTTTTGATTCGATAATCAAAAAGATCCAACCATCAACGTCATCTGATATGTGATGGATACCTCTCTGTTTTGAATACACCTTTGTAAAATTCATTTTAATCCTCCATTAATGTTTGTTTTTGTTATCCTGTAGAGTTGATTGACATATATTATAAACATTCCACTATCAAGCAGTTTTCCATGTTTAATCGTCTCTTTCGTATCCACTCATAATCATTATCTGATTAATCAACCAAAAGATATTCTGCTTGGGAATAATAACCCGTTCTTCACCGTCTGTAATTTCAATACATTCATCAGATAAATTTACAACATTCAAATTATCCAAGAACATTACATGAATATATCCTTCATAATCAAATATTCTATGCCAAACTAATCCTGTTTCCTCTCTTACGATTTCCTTAATAAACCCCAAATGATAATCTAATCCTTCTTCGGAATCTATCGTTTCCTTATCTTCCAAATATGAAAATCCCATTATTGGTTCGTCGGTTTCAATATCAATGGCATCCATAATGTATTTAGAATCTTCATCCTCCATTTCATCGATGTATAATCTAAACACTTTCTTACCATCAAAATCAAACGATTTAACATCACCAGTTTGATAAAATTTAATAATTTCCAATTCAGTTTTCCAATTATCTGAATCGATCTTATATCGAACAAATACCAATTTTAATTTATCTTCTTTTGTTCTGAACACTTCATATTCGGTTACATTATATTCTTTACGCAAAAATCTAATGACTACTTGGATATCCGTTTCCATATCAATTTTATCAACATGTTTAATCCATGTTGATTCGTAATCTTCAAAATTCAATAAAATATCGTCTCCAGAACAATTAACATCAACTATTGTAACTGCATTATCCAATAATAACGAATCATCACCAGATAATTTATACGATTCAACCAATGATTCTAATGTAATCTTAGACTTTTTCATAATTATTACCATATTCAGAGATTGTTGTATTACTATATTCTTTGGCAATTTCTCTAGGTTCTTCCCATTTAACCAACATCTCTGTTTTTAATGGGTCTGTTCTGTTACCAGATACGGTAACCGAGTATCCGTATCCTAACAATCTTTCCTTCAATATATTGAAACAATGAAATAAATCATCTTGACCAACAAAATCAGAAAAATGCTGCCATGTAAATACACATTTCATGTCCGCAGATTTACTTCTAACCAACGGTTCAATCTTACGAGTAATCATCTGTTCAACCAATCCATCGATTCGTTCAGATTCCATCTGCTTCTTTGTATTACCCAATTTATACGCTTCTAATGCTGTAATCATATTCATTCTCAACTGTAAAGTGTAACTTCTTCAATAAATTCAATCAAACTGTTATTTCTAGTGTCCGGTGGACATGATTCCTTCCCAGTTCTATACCATTTTCGATTTTGCGTATCGCCAATCAATCTACCATAACATAAATCTTTGTCACCAATCTGTTTAATCAACGCAGTATCACCGATAACCGTTTTATAGATACCAACCTTGGAAACGTAAAATGGTTTAATCACTTCCTTATTGAAAAATTCTGGTATCTGATTGTATTGTCTATTTGTCACCAAATCTCTTGGTTCTAAATTCCTATAGAATGTTACATGTCTATCCTTTAATCCAATGAGTGTGAATTTTTCAACTCCATTTTCCACACTAGATGAAGTTGCTTCGTATACATCTTCAGTTCCAAATTTCTGATAACATTTTCCAACTTCAATTTTAACTGGAACGTCTATAAGTTTCTTACAATCGACGCAAAATAAGTCGTCGTCTATTCTTTTGAAATCTATACATTTATGATTCATTTACAATTTCCTGTATGTAGTAAAATTCCATTTATTATGAACTATAAAATTTATTGTTAATATCAAAACATAATAGATACATCGTCCCATCTAAACAAAAACATCTGGTAACTTCTAAATTACTGTTTGACATTCCTTTCAAATATCCTTCTGCATAATCATACAATTGATATGAAGAAAAATCAGAATTTGGCATATTGAATTTATGTTTTTCACTATTTGATACATTTTCAATAACAATATCGGTATCATTATACATACAAAGTCTATAACAAACCAACGGGTATCCTTCAAACACAGAAGGATCTTTATCCAGACAATAATTGTTTGTTAATCTTTTATGTTCTTGAACGTAACTGTACATTTCATTTTTAGAAAATACAATATAAATTTTATCATCTTCTTCGAATGATTCATATTCAAATACATCGTAATAATTACTGATGTATCCAATAACATTATCGGCATTCACTTTATCAACATATGAAATCATAATTTTAGTTTCATTATGATTACCTTGATATTTCAATTCATATTTACATTCGGACAATTTAGAAACGACCAACAAATTCAATCCGTTTCTATACACCACATTTTCAAAATCTTTAGTTTGTTGATATTCTTCAATAATTTCTTTCATTTTTGTTCTCCAGTTAATTTAAAAATTCTATTATACATCTCTTTTCTTTAATTTCAAAGCATTTTTCTCATTTCTAAATTTATATCCTTCTGGTAGTTCATATTCATTAACTACGTCAAACCATTTTATATCTTTTGAATCGTTTATGTTAACAATTTGTGCTTGTCCTTTAAAGGATATCGCAGAATTTGCTCTTGCTGCTTTTAATTTTGCTTTACGTTCATCCGATGAATTTGATGGTCTACCTTTAATGTATTCAGGATACAAATGTTTATCTTTAAGATTCATTAAAAATTCATGCATAGTTACGGGATGATAATACCAATCACTACCATATTTTGGATTATTTTCTCCTCTAATACTATTATATTGGGTTGATGGTAATCCTTTGGTGAATCCTTCTTGAGCAGTTTCGTCCGATTCAAAATACATTATTTCATCAGTTTCATAATTATAATATGGATGTTTTCCATAATTGCCATTATTTTCACCAGAACGATCTCCAGACCATTCTGTTCTTTGTTCTTCCGTCATACCAATACCATTAATATATCCTTCTGGTATTTGTTGATTTAATTGTATTCTAACTGTTTCTAATGTTTCTGGGTTGTAATATAATTTAGAACCTAAATTTTTACCAACATTAGATTCAACCATCTTTTGTCTGCGTTCGAAATCCATACCAAACAAATATCCTTCTGGTAATTCTTCTCCAGAATATAATAATTTGCTGGAATTTGGAATATCAGGATTGAATATCCATTTTGTACCATATGCTGGATTATTTTCTCCAGTTGATGCGATTGTTATCTTTTCCAACCATCCTTCATATGTTCCATTTTCTTTCATACGAATAAATGCTAAATCTTCATCGTAATTCCCTCTAATATCATTAAATCTATCCCATCCACCTAGACCATCTTCTGGAATTAAATTAGCCCATTCTTTTGAATTTACAATATCATATTGTTCGGAAAATTCTAAAGCAAAATCACTTATTGTTTCTGGTTCATAGAACCATTCTGAAATCCATTCGTTGATTACATGTTCAACTCCATGTTTCTTAATATGTCTAACCCAATACGTTCCTGAACCTTTGTATTTGTCTATATCTTCAGATACAGTCTGTCCAAAGTATCTCATTCCAGTAACAGAATGTTGTTTAATGTATAATCTTCTTGGTGTAAATTCACTTTCCATAATATAAAATCTCATATTTGTTAATAAAATGATATTATATACTTTTCTTTAATCTAGAGATATTTTTATTATTACAAAATTTATAACCTTCTGGTAATTCATAATGTTCATCCAAAACGATAAATCTATAATCTGTTTTATCTTTGATATTTACAATCTTTACCTTATTTTTATTATGTACAGGTTTATCTCGTTTTTTAGTTATTATACCTCGAATCCACCCTTCTTTAGGGAATTCTCCATCTTTTATTCTATAATTTTTAACACCATCATTCCACATAGTTGAACCATTTTGAGTTACAACAATCTCATACGGTTTTCTAGTCAATCCCCCTTTAACCCATCCTTCTGGTTCAGTTCCTGGAGTATAATTACGTTCAATTTCTCCATTATTATATGCACATTTATTTTTGTTGTATTCTGCACCCATCCTTGAAATAGATTCATATTGTTCCATCTGTTTATCAGTCTTTGGTTTCTGTATCAATCCTATTTCTTTAATCACAGGATCGTCTATGTTAATATAACCATAATAATCTCCATTAGGGTACAAATATGCATATCTATTTTCCATTGAAGCAGAAACCTTTTCATATTTCAATCCATCTCGATATGTTCTATCTTCTCCTGTTAATCCAACAACCCATCCTTGATTAAGGTATTCAACATATTCTGGCGACATCAATCTAACATTAACTGAATTATCTAAGAAAAATAATTCAACCATTCTATATTTCAATTTAGATTCAGACATTTTTAATTTTGTGTCTTCGGAATGTAATAATCCAGTATTATTACCAACCAAATTCAATTCTTGTATCTTTGGATCCGAATAATGTAAGAAGTATTTGTTATCGGATGAATCTTTATATGTTGCATATCCTTGTTGGACTACACTTCTTCTAAGGTTTGCGTCTTTTTTAACTTTATCTAAAAATTGTAATTTAGTTTTAGTTGGTATTTTTCTATGAGATAATAATGAATTTGTTTCTGAATTAAAATTACCCAACATACATTCTAATGCCATTGATTGGGATCCTTTATAAGATTTCCATAAAATAACATGAGCGATTAAATGTTGTTTAAATGTCAATTCTATATAATTCCAAGGATATTCTTTTAAATTTTCATACTCCGGAAACAAATCTTCTGCTTTTGGTAAAATGTGGTGTGTTTCTGTATATTCGTCAATTAAATTTTTATTTTGTTCTTTGCAATAATTTATAAATTTGTAATATCGTTTTACATAATGTACATTACACGATTTTGATAATAACAAGTCTAAAATTTCCATTTTGATTCTCCTCTTAAAATAATTTTATATTATATTACGTATCATTACAAAACGAAAGACAATAAAAATCCCAAGACGACTTTCATCGCTTGGGATTTGAATGATTTATAAAAACTTGTTATAAATCAAAGGTCTACATAATATTTGTAACCTTCAGCTTCCGGAAGTAGCAATTTGAACCGGCATACAAACCATTGTCGCCAACGTTAGTTGCGGCAAATGGATTAGCAACCAAACCATAACGAGTTGTGAAGCCAATTTTTGGTTGGAATGTGCTCGGATCTACAGCGCGGCGCAATTCGAGGGGAATATAAGGACAAAAGTAGAGACCTCCATCCATCTGACTTTGACCTTTGTAACCTACAACTAAATACTGCTGGTCACTCATGTTGCTTGAATATGGATCGATGAATACTTTATAACGACCATTCAATACACCAGCAAAAGTTGTACTTGTGTCATCAACATTCAAATTTGTGTTTAACGCAGGAGCATAATCTAAAGCACCAGCCATTGACAATGCACTAGCAACGTCAGCAGAACAGATGATGAAGTTACCGCGACCGCGACGTGTCATGTGACCGATAGCGTTTGCTTCGCGTTCAATTTGGAATAACAAACCTTTGAATTTTTCAACAGACCAACGACCATTAGAGTCAACGTCTAAATCGAATGTACCAGCAACTGCCGTGCCATTAACAGCACCAGGCATAGCAGACAAATAAACAGTACGGATGATTTCACGGTTTTGTTCAGCAAGAATTTCAGTTGACAAAATGTTAATCAATTCTGCTTCAGCATCTAAACCATGAACAGCTTGTAAATCTTGTGCCAATTCGTTTGTGTATTCTGCCTTTAATGCGCGAGATTTAGCGACAACAGAAGTTTTTTCGATGCTGAATGCCATTTCACCATAAGGGTCCGCACCAGCACTACCCAATGCTTCTTTATCTGCAGTAGACATACCAACACCAGTGTTATAACCAGCAGCGAATGGGTTTGTGCCAGTTTGGTTACCATTAACAGGAGTTGCTGTACCATCAAACAATGCGTTTAATTTACCAGAAGCTTCTGTGTTTGCTTCATTGTATAACGCTTCGGCACCATTTTGAGTAGCATAACGCGATTTCATTGCGAAAATCAAACCAGTAGGTTGGTTCATTGGTTGAACACCACAGATGTCATATGCAATCAATTGTGGCATCGCACGACGAACTAAACTGATAAGAATAGGATCGTAACCGGCAACACCACCTGTTGCCGCACCAGCGCCGCCTAAACCAATACCAGCACCACCGCCGTTAGCTGGAGCAGCTTCTTGTAAGAATTTTTCTTGGTTTTCTAATAATTGGGCAGTAACTTCGCGACGGGTTTTATCAGCAATTTTAGGAGAACCTTCATGTTCTAAAATTGGAGCCCATTTTTTAATTAATTCTGAACGAGTAGTCATTTTGTATAATTCCTTTTTGGTATAGTATTAGTTTGTGTAACGGCTAAGAGCAGCAACATATGCTGAGACATTTGAATCTGAACTTGTTGGAGTAACGATAAATTCTTCAGTTAAAACAGGAGTATCTGTTACAGGAGAGATGCCAGTTGGTTTGGTATCTTTCTTGAAGTAGTGTTCAGTGATTGTATGTAATTTTGTGCGGAATTTGTCATTATCCGTGAAAGATAATTCAGAAGCCAATTCGCGGAATTTGTCTGCTTCAACTAATGTTAATGCAGAAGTGAATTCTTCAATGATAGCAGAACGTTTGGTAGATTCAATTTCACGTTTGTATTTGATTGTAGAATCAACAGTTTCTTTTAACTGAGCTTTGAGAGTTTCATTTTCTTCAGTTAATTCTTTGACAACATCTAATTGAGCAGATGGAAGATCGATGTAACTTGATTCAAAAAGACCTTTCATGTTGGTAATGAAACCTTCAACAATTTCAGATTTCAAACCTGATTCAACAGCAACTTTGTTTGCATCAATCCAAGATTGAGACGCATAATCTAAGTATCCATCAATTTGTTCAGATAATGCTTCATGTTGTTTGTTGAATACAGCTTCATTAACTTGTTGGAAATCAATGAATTTGGTTTCGAAAGTTGTTTCTAATTCATCAAATTTAGATTCATAGATTGAACTTAATTCTTCATGTTTAGTTTCATAAGATGATTCTAATTCAGAATATTTAGATTCATAGATTGATTCTAATTCATCGGTCATAGATTTAGCTTTGTTGACAACAGCAGATTCAAAGATCGCCGATGCTTTAGCTTTAAAGTCGTCGGTAAATTCTTCACCTTCGAATAAACTGCTAATTGATTCCATAATAGTTTTTCCCGTTGCTTCGCCGTTTTGTAACGACTCTAGTAATTTTTGTTCGATGGTCATTAAATTCTCCATTCTTTATTCATATTCAATTATTTATTAAATTATTTTCACTTGATAGAATTGAGAAAATGTTGGAATTGTTCAAGACAAACTTTTTGTAGGTCAGAAGATGAAGTTTTTTTGATAATTCGTTTTGATTCGTCTAATTGTTTTTGAGTGAAAATGCCATTAACATTAACCCATTCAACGCCTTCCATGATACCATTAACCCAGCAATCAATGCCAGATGGTTCTGATACAATGTCAATTGTACGTAGATAGAAGTCATCCTGGACTTCATTGATACCGTCTTTACGTTGAGATAAAGAACCCACACCTCTTGAAGAAACGCCAATTTTAACACCTTCATCTAATAGACATTTGGCGATATATCCTTTTGGCATTGATTCTAGGATTTTAGCTTTACCAATTACATTGTTACCATCAAATTTCAATTCAGTGATTAGATGAGAAATGTTTTCAGGCATTACGTTTAATGTATCAGGATGTCCCAATTCACCAGTAGAACGATTTTCTTTGATTAATGTTTGGAAGTTTTTTACTTCGCGTTCCATTACATGTTTGGGATAATTTCGACCATTTCTGTTTGGAGTTTCCGCTTGTAAAAAACAACCTTCGATAAAGTATTGTTTTTTATCGTTGGTGCCGATTGATTCCGTAATATACGTAACGGATTCCGATAATTCTGTGATTAGTTTCATTATGAACCCACTGCGGTTTTGTTATCATAAGCACCATATGTAGATGTTTCTATTTTTGAAACATAACCTTCTTGTTTCCGTAATCTAAGGAATAATTCCCCGTTACCACCAAGAATTGTTATAGTTACATTTTGGTCATTTTGAACTGGGTCTGGTGGACAAGTTGCTCCAGTCATTTCTATAACAGAAATGGTACTAGAACTAAATGTGGCAATTTGAGTTCCATTTCTCGTTATGTAGAATGTTGTGGTATTATCACCAGTGTATTGATACCCAGCGATATTTGCTCTTGGGGTACCAACAATGTCTTCATCCGCAGTTTTTAATTCCGATAATAGAACAGTTCCAGAATCTCCATCAGTACCCCAAACTTTAACCCAACATTCCTTAGACGAAATCTTGATTATTTGTTTTTGGAATGCCATTTTTATTCTTCTGTTTTATTGAATAATGTTTTGGCGATTTCTTTCTTTTTTTCATTCATGCGTTGACCAACTTTGTCTAACATAATTTTATCAAAAGATTCTTGAATTTGTAAAACGTCGCCATTTTCTAATGCAGTTAATAATTCGTTTTCCATGTGTTTCTCCGTGTTATTCTTCTTCGGTTGGTTCCATAAGTGGTTTTTCTTCGTCCATCCGTTCTTGAATTTCTTGAATTTCTTCATCAGATTGTTTCAATATATTTTTCTTGACCCAATTTGTATCGAAGTATTTACCAACGTATGTATCAACAAGTTGTAATGTAGCTAATCTATTTTGTAGGACTTCAGATTCAGATAATTCAGCAAAATGATTATCATCATGAAAGTTGAATCTAATTTGTTTTTCTATCGTAGAGAAATCTTCATAAGATATAATTCCTTTCAGAACACATTGTAATCTCAATGCTTCCATGAAGATTTTTGAAAATTTAGAACGTAATCTAGTGATGAATTTAGAGAATTTAATTTCATCTCTGGTGATTTCACCTGCTCTACCAATAGAAAATGATTGTTCAGGAATCAATCTTGTAATAGGCACATGAAGAGATCTAAACAATTTATTCTGGAAGTAAGTTACATCCGATATGTCGGACAAATTCGAATTTTTAGTGAAAATTCCACAAGTCAAAGCAAATGTATGATGATTATGATATAATTCGTCTCCGTCGATAGTTAATGTACCAACTTCAATTTCTTCATCTAGATATTCAATATCAATAATTCTGTGATTGTGATATTTGAATTTCTGTCTAAAATCCATCCAATGTTTATATCCATAATCTTTAACACATCTAGAAACATTATTGTTAGTGAATCCTTCCAACACATCATAATTGGGAATATGTTTATGTTGGTTCAATTCAATCAATCTAGACACGCATTCTTCATTATTATTTAATGAATTGACTACATCTTCTAATGTAATTTTATACGTTGATTTATTTGCGATTAAATCCACTATTTTCTTGAAAATAAAATTATCAATTTCTAGTTTTTGATTTTCTTTGTGTTTTTTTCTTAATTCGTCACCTCTCAACAACCATCGTTCTGTACTAATTATTTTGGTAATATTTGCGGATTTTAATCTACGTTCATCATCCCAAGATTTACGATTTTGTTCGCAAAAAAATTCATAAAAAATTGGATCTGTTTGTAACTTGTGTTGAGTCGATAACATACCCAAATATGCATTTGTTCTAGATACATTAGCTCTATGTTCCCTCAAATCTTCAGAAATATTTTCCCAATATTCAGTATTACCTTTTTTTAAAGATTCAATAAATTCTTGTTTTTCCGTTTCATTCAATGAAGCATGCCATTCCATGGTTCTTAATCCAATTTCATCAGAACGTTTTTTATATGCATCTGGATCTTCAATTTTCATTATACGAAGTTTTTCCGCCGCAGCTCTAGTTCCGAGCATGTATGCTTCTTCACTAAACGATAAATCTGAATGAAGTTTAGCATGGTCATCCCAAGACATAAAACATAAATTGTTTGGATTATTATTGAATCTATTACAATCAATATGATGTCTTACATTTTTAGTTCTATCTTTGTATTCTTCATCATATACATAATCGAAAATCTTCTTATCTTTCAATTCATCACAAACCATTCTATGAGTGAATACCCATTCTTTTTTATGATTATCGAAAAATTGTTCATATCCTCGTTTTTTTGCTTTTGATATTTGTTCGTGTTTCCGATATAATGGTATCATCGATTCATCAATCATTAAATCTTTCGCTTCAACAAATCCTTTACCATAAATTGGAAATTTATGGTCTGGTGTACAAATTAAAGATTCACCATTATCTAATGTTATTTTCATAACTTTAGCAGATTTCTGCGTCGTTCCAGCCCAAGTAATCAATCCAGGTTTTATTTGACCAGTAAATTCATCGCAAGAATAAACCCAAAGTTCTTTACCAGTTTTCATTTCTTGTTCAATTTCAGAAATTGTAATTTCTCTACCATCTAATAATGAAACTTTAGTGTCCATTGATAGACATCCGCCTGGTAACGTAGTGATTTCAGTTGTTTTTGAATTATCTCTACGAGGTAACCAATAGTCTTCCATCATTGATTGGTTCTGTTTATTATCATTAATTTCACCAGTTGTGCTGTTGAAAACTAATTTATTTCTAAACCGAGCCATTGTATCTTGGATATATTGGTCTGCCTTAGCTTTATTTAAATTACCTACATCGATGTAAAATACTCTACGTTCAGGTGCTCTAGATACTCTATAGATTACCAGCGATTCTTCTGTATATTTTAATGAATTGATAATTTTGATGGAATTATGTAAATGGCTTCTAATCATTCCTGTGTTATAATCAACGATACCAGACGTAGCGCAGAAAACAGATTCTAAAGATAGTTTAACACCAGATTTGGCTGCAGCATTGATACCAGAATCATTAAACAAGTAATACGTTTCACCCGACTTTTTAATATCGTTACCATGGGAATCCTTTTCAACAACCATTTCCTTGATTTTTCTAATCTTCCTTGGATCCACATATCTTAATTCCTGGATACCTTTTTTTGGAGATTCAGTGTCAACTACGGCATGGAAATAAACCTTACCGTCAATATACCATTGTCTGAATGTATCGTATCCTTTATCTTGAAAATCAAATAGATCCAAGATAATGCTGAATTCCTTTGCCATAGCTTTCTTTACATTTTCAGATAAAGATTCGATATGATTAAGATTTAATGTAACAGGAGCATCATCAGACGAAACGGAAATTGCTTCATTAACGATTTCCTCTACGGCATTAGAACAATCAGGATATTCTGCGGCTTGTCTATATCTTCTAATTAATTCATTTTCATCTTTTACAGCTCCATCTAAATCTAATGATAATCCGTAAAATGAAGAAGTTGATACAATAGAACCATCATCATTAGAAGGTGGAATAAATGAATCCACCCTCTTCATTTTATCGGATTTCTTTTTAATAGAAATTCCGAAAATATCCATAATTAACCTTCAGTAGATGCTGAATTTTCAAATCCTTCAGAAGGAGAATGAATTGTATTGTCTTTCGTTTTAGTTACTTTACTTGAATTTTTGTTATCCATGTCAACAAAATAATCGTATGTGAATTCCACATCAAATTCTTCGATAGCATTTTCGTTGTCGTATCCCAAGGCAATTTCGCCAACATTAGTCGGAAATGCATTATGGAATGTATATGTTCTTAACAAACCACCGTTACGATCCATTTGGTCTACATGTAACATAGCAGAATAAGCCGAATGCGTTAATTCACCACCGATTGAATCGTTTTCAGCAATCGTATAAGACCAATTCTCAAACAATCCGCGTAATTCAAATGCATTATTGTTATAGAATGTTAATGTCCATGGAGTGAATGATTTTTCACCAGCGAAATAAACAGTCTTACCTCTATACTTTGCTTCAACTGGAGCAATTGTATAAGATGGGATTGAAGACGCTTTACATAAAAGTAAATTACCAGTGGTATCAAATCCAGTTGGTACAATAGTTGAATCCGCAGCAGCAGTGTTTGCTGTAATACCAACACGATATTGGTTTGCTCTGGCACCACCGCGTTTTAATTGCGATTTGAAATTTTCAATAGTGTTAGCCATTATTGTTCCTTATTTGTTTTATTTTATTTATTACATAAGATTACAGAGATCTTGAGAACGTATTATTGTTCCCAAGATTCTCCTTGTCATAATTGTAAATTATGCACCAGTTGTCGAGAATGACGCAGATTGACGAGTGGCAATAAAGTTGAGGGTGATAAATGAGATGCTATATTGTGGTTTAATCATAATATCACTTACGAAGTTATTTGTTTCAACTACACCAGCAGTGTTATTCGTAGAATCACAAATCACTTTAAAATCATAAACGCCTCGACGACCTTTGATGTCTTTCAAGAAAGGTTCTACCGCATTACGGAATTGAGTTCTTGTAAATTCATCATTCATTTCAAACAATGTATATTGAGCTGTTTTTTCAATAGATTCTTCTAAGAAGATGAATAACATTCTTGTACCGATTCTATCAAATGTTGAAGGTTTATCTAATAATGTTTTATCACCATATAGAATAGTGCCTTGACCTTTGAAAGAAACAACTGGATTGATACCACTTGGATATAATGCGTCTCTATCGGCTTTGTTTGGATTAACAGCTAATTTCACAACATTTTTGATTTGACCTTTAGAGAAACCGGCAGGAGAATCCCAAGGTTCATTTACTCTAGCAGCTAAACCAGCAATATCACCATTCAATGGAACCCAGATGAATTTATCATTGAAACGATCGTATTGGTATTTGTATCCTGAATCTAATACACCCCATGAACTTGATGGTAATGTATCTCTAAATTCAATGATTTTAGTTACAGCAGAAGAAGTATTACCAATAATGATTTCATCTGTGATGGCATCAATTGGGGAGATAAATGCAACACAGTTTCTTCTGAATTCAGCGACACTTTGGATAGCATATTTTGCTACAACAGAAGTCGCTTTACCCGTAATTAAGAATTTGAATTTGAATTGTTCTTTGTTTTTCAATAAAGCATATGCATCTAAGATGTTTGCTTCAAGAACTTCAAAATCATCTTTACCACCAACAAATTGAATGTTGAGCGGACGAACTAATGTTTTGAACGAAGAATCAGCGGGCATATCTTCTAATCTAGAACCCCAGATATATCCAGTAGAACCTAAAGAAGTTGGGTGGTCTGTCCAACGGATATAATCAGAACTTGCGTTGATTACAGATTTGTAATAAGCAGAAGTGCCGTCTTCTTTTCTTGCGTCAGCTGCTTTAGAAAGATAAGAGTATTTTTCTAAGATAGAACCTGGAACACCTGTGATTGTACCTTCTTTATCGATAACCAAGATATGAATTTCATCAAGAGCGTTGGTAACGTTTCTTGATTTAGCATAAAGAGTTGTAGAAGGTTTTTTGAATAGAGCAGAATATTCTTCAGCAATCGATACTCTTGCATTTGTCATAGCGGAAACTGGAGTTTGTGTTTCCAAGGTCAAAGTCAATGATGTATCAGATTCAACAGAAGATACAGTGCCAATTACAGAACCAGCAGATGATTTAACAATAGATCCTGGAACTAATTCTTTTGTGAATAAAGTATCAGAACCAGTGACAACTTTAGAACTTACAATTGAAGTAATCGAACCAGTTAATGTACTGTAATCGAATGTATTGTTATCTAAAACGATAACACCGATAGAGTTACCAATTGTTCCAGGATATTTGGCAATGAATTCGCCGATGTTTGCTTCACCATTGATGTAACTTGTTTCGTAAGCGTCATCGTTGTTGACTTTAATTGAAGATCCAGGTAAGATGGTAACGAAACCAGCAGTTGGACCATTAACAGGAGTCGTTACGCCGGCGGTAACTAAAGTAGCACCACTGAAATAACTACCAATAACAGATTTTGCTGTGTCAACTGATGTTAAGATTAATTTACCTTTGAATTCTTTGGCTTGTACCAATAAATTCAAAACAACATCTGCATTAATTTCGGTGACGATTTCAGCAATGGTTGTTTGTGTTGTAACGGTAAATGTTTTTTCAGTTCCACCTGTTACAGTGAATTTAATTGAATCATTCGTTGTAATTAAAGGACGAGCAACTGCGTTTCTGTTACCAAGAGTATCTAATCGAACATTTAATAAATTATCAGAATATGATAAGAAATTCGATGCCGTATGGAAATCTCGTGTTACGTTATCTACGTTGTTTGGTTTGAAGAATTGTTCCAACAATGCTTTTTCTGAATTGATGGTAGTTGGTTCCATAACAGGACCCCATCTATAGACGCCAGCAAAAGCGGCAGCTGGAGATTTCACGGCTACTGTTACGATAGCATTATCGATTTCGTTAGACACGATTCCAGGTGAAATTTGGTATGACATATAGGAATTCCTTATTGTGTATGAGATATATTTGTTCTTTATTATTATTTATTAAATCAAAGTGTTCATGTAGTCTATGATTTAATGTATACAATAAGATTATTTATGATGTAAATTTGAATGTTAATCCAAGTTAAAATGATTTTAATGATATACATCAATCAACTCTACAGGATATTCTGAATCCATCTTATATTGGCAAATTTCCATGTAGGATTAAATGTTAACATCGAATCAACTATAATCATGTATCGAAAGAGTCTTAAAGATGACATTCGATAATCTTAAACATCGAGTTTGATTATTACAGGGTAAAGATAATCCTTTCGAAATCGATAAAACTCGGATATACTAGACTATGTCGACGTTTCAGTTAATGTATCTATTGTTTTTAGGTTTTCTTTTATTGTCTTCTATATTACTACAAGGTTCTTTATATGCATTAATATATCAATATTCTATACAATTAAAGAACATAAAATCTCTGAGTCTCAGATCCCGATAAGAATGAACAATTCTGTCGGGATTTTTATTAGATAAAATTTACAGATTTTGTAATTGTATATTACTTCTATATCATCCATTATTTGCTCGTTAATCCATCTTAATGGAATCTTTTCATGTTATAACAATCAACTCTATGTCAACAATATAACCCATCTTAAAATCCAAATATGGATGTCTATAATAATTGTTAACATCGAATGAGTAATAATCATGTATCGAAAGAGTCTTAAAGATGAAAAGGATATCGAGTATGTATATTACAGGGTAAAGTTAATCCTTTCGAAATCGATAAAAAGACAGTATACTAGACTATGTCGATGTTTCAGGTAGAGTTATTAATGGTTTTTAGTATTTTTCTATATTACTTCAAGACTCTTTATAGACTTTATTATATTACTACAAGAGTATTAATATGTCTTTATCGAGTAATTATTCAACATTAAAATCTCTGCGCGTCAGATCCCGATTGAATCAAAAGTTCTTTCGGGATTTTTATTAGATAAAATTTACAATATATTGGTTCTATGTTGAATTGTTAATGTCCATTATTTGCTCGTTAATCCATCCTAGTGGAATATTCCTGTATTATGTCAATCAACTTACAGGATACATTTAACTCGTCTTATATTGGCAAATTTCCATGTAGGATTTAATGATAACATCGAATCAACTATAATCATGTATTGAAAGACATACAAGAACATCGAAGGATAATCTAAGGCATCGAGTATGTAAATATCAACATAAAAATACTTCTTGACTTTTCGAGGAAATATCGTTATAGTAGACTATGTCGACGTTTCAGTTATTACCTTTAATAACACTTTTAGATTTTATTATATTACTTCAAGACTCTTTATCGAATTATTATAGTAATATTCTATACAATTAAACAACATATAATCTCTGCGTATCAGATCCCGATAAGAATGAACAAATTCTGTCGGGATTTTTATTGTTTGAAATTTTAAGAATTGATATTGTTGGACGAATCATTAACATCCATTATTTGCTCGTTAATGGACTCTAGTGGAATTTTTCTGTATTATGCCAATCAAGTCTACAAGATACAATGAATCGTTCTTAAATCAACAAATAATTGGGCAGGATTTAACGATTACATCGAAACTGTAAACATCATGTATCGAAAGAGTCTTAAGATGACATTCGATAATCTTTAACATCGAGTATGTAAACATCAACGATTAGAAACTCCTTTCGAAATCCTAGAAAAGACAGTATACTAGACTATGTCGACGTTTCAGTTAGTGTATCTATTGCTTTTCTAATATTCTTTTAGATTCTTTATAGACATTAATATATTACTACAAGAACATATTATTGTCTTTATCGAGTATATTCTATACAATAATTCAACATTAAAATCTCTGCTTCCAAATCCTGATGAGAACCAACCATTCCATCAGGATTTTTATTAGATTCAATTTCATATTATAATAGTCTATGTTGATTCGTTAACATCCATTATTTGTCCAATAATCCACCTTAATGGAACGTTTCCAATATACACCAATCAACTCTACAGGATACATTTAATACACCTTAAAATCCAAATATGGACGGTCATTTTAAACGACAACATCGAATCAATTATAATCACGTATCGAAAGAGTCTTAAGGACATCGAATGTGTAAATTACATCCATCTAGAAACTCCTTTCGAAATCGATAAAAAGACAGTATACTAGACTATGTCGACGGTTTGAGTTAGTTCTATAGATTCAATTAAGTTTTCTTTATATTCTTATAGTGTCTTCCTCGACTTTAATTATTATGTTTATCTTTCTAAGATACATTTTAACATTTATAATACTTTCAACTTAACAAGCGAGGTTTATATGAAAATCAAATTGATATTCTTAATCATAAATGTATTCAATCAACAAATTGTTACATTTAATAATGATAAAACATTTAAGACTGTTCCTGAATGTAAGAAGGAAATCATCAGAGCGAATAAATCATTATCTGATTACAATAAAAATGTTCCAATCAAATTACAAAAATCATTCAATTACATTAAATGTGTCGAGGAGAAATAAATGGGTATTACAATTAAAGAACGCGGATGGGCTGGTCATTTTATCTGCGCAGATAGATGTTTGTATCGTCGTAACACTCTTATCTCAGATGGAACATATCAAGTTGTAGTGAGTTCTGTTGGTAATATGGTTCGTTTAGATTCAAATGGAAATTCAACAGAAACATTACTTGAAATTGGATGCGATAGAGTATACGAAACAATGACATTCTTTGCTGTCGAAGAAAATGGATATATTGAAACAGATGTAACCAAAGAAATCTACTTGAATTGTAACAGAGGATTATCTAAATCGGAATTACGGGATGACATGGATAATCAAGCTGATGAGATGCATGAAGAAAATGTCCAGAAAGTTGTACAATTGATGGAATCTGGTGATATTGTCGTAATTTACAGAGAATCTTATGAAGATTAACATGTTACGTTTTAACAAAGAACAAACATTAAAGATTCCTGGTGTCAGATATGTTGTAACAAAAGAAGAACCTTCTGGTGATAAGAAAATGGATTTGTATCTCAATGATACGTTATCGTTCAGAGTTGGAGTAGAAGAGGATGATTCTGGCGAAGAAACAAACTTTTACGTTATAGTAACGCCTGGACATAGTGTTGAAATTAAACGATTTTTAATCTTAAATGAAATCGGATATTGGGAACAATAATGAAGAATAGAATTTTACATTTAATCTATTGGGTTATCTACGCAATTACAATTTCTCCGTTGGCATTATTTGGTGGTATAACATATTTCATTACGTATCCGTTCTGGTATATACATGAACAAATTGCTGATGGTATCCTACTCAAACATATAACCAACAAAGATAAAAAATTGCGAAATTGGTTACTTGACATAAGAGATAAGTTATGAAAATATATAAATCGATTGAGATGTTTGGATTATCGTTAGTGATTGTTACATTAATGATAATTTATGAACAACCATTTTTACATTGGCAATCTTATGCGATAATGTTTGGATGCGTATTAATGTCTTCGTCCAATTTCTTACAAGGGAAACACGATGTCTTGTGATAAAATTGTTGTATCAATTAAAGAATTCAACAAATCTGGATTTACGTTAGAATATGTTGAAAACTCTACCGTCGGATTAGTGTTAGATGATTCTGACCAAATTGGTTCTTTCTTTGAATATGAAGATTCACTACATATTGTTGTTTTAACATTAGATTCCGAATTCAAATTTATAGATAAGTTCCAACAAAACGATGTTCAACATGTAATGATTTACAGAGTTGGTAAATATGTTGAAATGAGAACATTAAATGAATCATTCCAATTATCGGATTATGATGACAATATCTTTATATTAAATGAATCTGATGGAAATGGGGTAACAATACCAAAGATTCATTTTAACGCCTTCTTCGATGAAATTAAAGGATTGTTATGAAGAAAGATCCTAACGTTTATTGTGTAAATTACAAACAGAATCTAATCTGGGCTCTAATTCACGACATTATCATTTTACAAAATAAATTTGTTCATTAGGTTCCATGATTACACATCAAGTAAGGCTTGGGTAAGATTAAAATAAAGACTTTACTTTCGAACTAAAATGTAGTAGAATAGATTTGTTGTTTAAATTAACTGAAAGAGGAATTACATGAAATCTGAAATAGAACAATTATTTGACATCTTTAAAAAGAATCAAGATCCTGAAGTGTTCCAGAAAAATGGATATGAAGCATTTGCTCGCAATATCATTTCAAACAAAATAATGTATATCGGTTCAACCTCAGAATTGATTGAAAATGTTGAAGAGTCTATATCTAATTATGATTGGATCGGAACATTAGGTTCAGGAACATTCAAATATGATTTCTACCAAAAGAAAAATGAACAAATAACTAAGTTCGAAACATATAAAGATTTCAATGTATACAAATCTAAATGTGATATTGAAATAGTTGGTGTTAATTCAGAACTAATCGTTAGAAATGAAGACGTATCAGATGTCGTTGATATTTTAAAACAATATCAAAAGGAATTATCAAAACCAGAAACATCTTCTTATGTATATTGTGTAACTATAGAAGGATGGTATAATAATCCTGTTGTAAAACTCTTTGCCGACGAACCATCTTTAATTGAGTTTCGTGAACATACAGGATTAGACGATATTCCAACAAATGTTCATAAAAAGTTGATGGAAAACGGTTCTGTTGGTTATGAAAGAAAATATGGTAATAAACTTGTTTTAACAATTCGAATGGTATCATTGTTATTAAATTAAGAGAGGAATCAAAATGTCGGCAAATGTATTACAACACCCAATGTTAGAATTTGTATTTGGTATCCACCCAATCAGAAAACCAAGACATTCTAAAAAGAAAGTCAGAATTGATATGAAACGGGTAAAACGATACTACATGAGAAGAATCAGCTACGGCGATAAAATTAGAATCTCTATTTACCATGGACCAACAGAAGGATAGAAAATGAATCAGACTACAATCAACAAATTACGTTCGTTTGATGAATCGAACAATTATCAAACGACTCCTGTTGTAATTAAAGAAGAATATACAGTTGGAAGCATTCAATTCAATTATGATGACTCAACGCAACAAAATGTATCCGATTACTTTAAACCGATGTTAGACAAACAAACTGACACTAAATTATCTCAGATGGAATCGGATAAATTTGTTGAATATGGTATGGCATATCAAAATGTATTAACAGGGGATATCTCTATTGTTAAAGGAGCAAAATGTGGAACAATCCAATGAAATGAAGAATGATGTTAAACAAGATGTCCCTGAAATTGGTAGAAAGTTTGATGTTGGTAAAAACAAATATGGATTGTTACCTCCAATTTCATTAGATGAAGTCGTTAAGGTACTTACATTTGGGTCTCAGAAATATTCAGAAAATAATTGGATGTATGTTGAAGACGGAGAGAATCGTTACTTTGACGCAGCACAACGTCATATGTGGGCTTGGAAACGCGGGGAATTAACAGATTCTGAAACAGGACTATCTCATCTAGCTCATGCTGTATGTTGTCTGATGTTCCTGAATGAATTACCATATGTTAAAAATAAGATTTGACCTTCTTAAATTTTAATATATAATAACATAAGAGTTTGATTCGTTCTCTTCAAAAATGAATTTTAAATTTATCAAATGGATTGTGCGGTATATAGTGATGAACCTCATTTTAAATGCAGCGATGAGTTGAGATATTACTGACATCCAATTTGATATTTTTAATTTAATTCTATAAATTTGTCGTCAATTAAATGATTTAGGAACTCTCTACAATATTTTGAAGATTTCCTAACACCCATATTTGATTTTGCGAACGATTTATAATCAGGAAATTTTGAACTCCATAGTACAGATAAATTGCTTACTGTTAAAGTGTTGTCATTGGATGTTTCTACAAATTCTTTTATCGAATAAAATTCACCAGATAAAAATAAAGAAATTGTTTTTAATGCTCTTTCTTTATATGGATCTACATAATTTTCCATTTCGCGTTTAGAAATTTTTTTAATTTTTGGATGTTTTATTGTCCTACCTAATAACCATCCTTGATTATAGTATTCATCAAACATATTTGGTGAAATTATGGTTGGTTTAATTGAATATGGATGACAAATCCATATTTTACCGTATTGTGAATTTAATTCACCGGATTGACATTTTGACATAACCGAAGAGAAATTTTTACGTTTAGATTCATATAATCTAGAATTATAATATCTACCACTTAGATTATTCGAACCAAATCTAATAAATGCGTGATTTAATTTATACCAAAATTTTGTATCTTTTTCAAGTATTTTACATAACAAGTAATGACATATAAAATGTTTTCTTCCTGAAATTTCAATTAAATTAGATTTTTTGTTATCGTTAGAAATACATTTTGGTATTATATGATGCGTTTCGGTATATCCTTCTGTATCAGGAGGAGAATTCATTAAAGATTCATATATTTTAAGATATTTTGATTCTTTCACTATTACACCATATTGCGCGAACAATTGTTTTATGTTTAACATATTTTTATTAAAAAGAATTGATTTAAAATTACAATTATATATAATTGTAAAGAGTTTATGAACATTCTCTTCAAAAATGTTTAATTTGACTTTATTATAGATGTTATATATAATTTTGAGAGTAATTTGTGGGACTATACCTTAATGAAAAAGGACTCGCCTCATAAGCGAAGCAATTCTTGGTTTGAATCCAAGTAGTCCCACAAATTACTCTTGATTTATATTATACATCAACTTTGAACTTTATTATTGGAAATACAAAATGAAATTATCTACAGAAACAAAAGCAATCTTAAAAAACTACGCATCAATCAACAGCAATTTGTTAATCAAAGCTGGTGGTACATTATCTACTATCTCAACAGCAAAAAACATTATGTCTGATGCTTCTGTTGTAGAAGAATTTCCTGTACAATTTGGTATCTATGATGTAAATGAATTCCTTGGGGCTTTATCATTATTCAGCGATCCTGAATTAGAATTCAATGAAAAATTCGTACATATCAAAGAAGGCAAAAACAGCATCAAATACTATTCTGCTGAAGAAAATGTATTAACATTCCCAACCAAAGAAATCAAATTCCCAGAACCAGAAATTGAATTCCATCTACCAGCAAGTCAAATTGACGTAATCCATAAAACTGCTTCTGTGTTGAAAGTTGCTGACATCTCATTCGTTGGTGACGGTTCAACAATCACATTGGTTATTGGTAATAAGAAATTGTCATCTGCCAATTCATATTCAACTGAAATTGGCGAAACTGATAAAACATTTACAGTGAATCTTAAAGTTGAATTGTTGAAATTGATTTCTGGTGATTACAATGTTTCAATCTCAAGCAAAAAAATCTCGAAGTTCCAACATACAACTAGACCAGTGAATTACTTCCTAGCAGTTGAGTCTGATTCTCAGTTTTAATCAAGGAGTTATGATAGATAGTTAATCTATCGAGTAAGATACAAAGGAGAACAATGATAAGTTGTTCTCCATTATTTTTGTTATGAGGAAAGTGAATGAGTGAATTAACTACAAATGAAGATGAATTTTTATGGAGTCAGAAATACAGACCGTCAAAAATTGATGAATGTATATTACCAGAAAAAATGAAATCAATGTTTAAGGATATTGTGTCCAAGGGTGAGATTCCAAATTTACTTCTAAGTGGAATACAAGGTTCTGGTAAGACCACCGCTGCTTGGGCTTTATGTAATGAATTAGACGCTGATGTATTATTCATTAACAGTAGTCTTGAAAATGGTATTGAAACTCTTAGAGTCAAAATTGAACAGTTTGCGTCAACAGTGTCGTTCGGTGACGGTAAAAAGATTATCATCTTAGACGAATCTGATGCCACAACTTCGGCATTCCAAAATGCATTACGTGCTCAGATTGAAACATTCTCATCAAATTGTAGATTCATCTTAACATGTAATACAAAATCAAAATTATCTGCTCCATTACACAGCAGATTAGTCAATGTTGATTATGTGGTTGATAAAGATGAAAAACAAGCATTAGCCGCCAAATTCTTCAAACGAACTACTGAAATTCTTAAACAGGAACAAATTGAATTTGATCCTAAAGTAGTCGCCGAAGTTGTAACCAAACATTTTCCTGATTTTAGAAAGATTCTAAATGAATTACAACGTTACTCTGTTTCTGGTAAAATTGATACAGGAATTCTTATCAATCAATCTGCTGATTCCTATAAAGAATTAGTTGCATTCCTGAAAGCAAAGAATTTCACTGAAGTAAGAAAATGGGTTGGAACAAATGATACAGATTCTGTTGCCTTGTTCAGAGATTTCTATGAGAACTCATCAATGTATTTTGAACCACAATCAATACCGCAATTGATTCTCATTCTAGCTGATTATCAACATAAAGCAGCATTTGTTGCTGATGCTGAATTGAATATCATGGCATCAATGGTTGAGATTATGTCTAGTTGTGTATTTAAATAAGGAAAAACATGGAATTGATTAGTTTTATCTGCTGGATTATATCAGCATACATGTTTGGATATTACAACGGATCTTACACCAAACAAGAGAAAGAACCAGAGAAGGAATTGTTTGTTGTGATTGAATTTGAGGATGAACGATTCTTTGCGTATGAAATTCGTTCAACAAAATTCTTGGCAGACGCATCAAATGTTGATGAATTGGTTGATAAAATTGAAACAGAATATAACGACCATGTAATCTATTATGCATAAGGAATTATATGTCAACAGGATTATTTGAATTCTTAGATGCAATCAATAATACAAAACAAGATCTATTGGTTGATGATGAATCTATAAAAGCATTTCCAACATTCATGATATTAAGAGGATTATCATATTACACTGATACTGTCCTACAAGCCAATGAGATGAATGGTAAGCCAGAATTGTCAAAGAAGATGATAAATGATTTCTTGTTAAATTCAATTAAGAAGAAGAAACGTTTTTCAAAATGGTCAAAAAAATCTGAATCAACAGATGATATTAAATTGATTCAAGAGTATTATGGATTCAATCATAAAAAAGCTGAAATTGCTTTATCCATTTTAACAAAAGAACAATTAGATGTAATTCGTCAGAAGATGTACACTGGCGGTAAAACAAAGTAATCTTTAAATAATTTGATATAAATCAAATTTGAGGGATTACAATGGATAATGAATATAGATATTCAAGAAAGGACATGTTACGGATTGAACTGATTGACGATGATTCTTTTTTGAAATGTAAAGAAACACTCACCAGAATTGGTATTGCTTCCAGAAAAACAAAAGAATTATTTCAATCATGTCATATTTTACATAAACAAGGATTGTATTATATTGTACATTTCAAGGAATTATTTTATCTTGATGGTAGAAGAACAGATATTGAATATGATGATATTAAACGACGTAATACAATAGCGAGATTATTGGAAGAATGGGAATTGATTAAAATTCCTGAAGTAAAAACGGATTTATGTAATATCAGTCACATTAAGATTTTATCCCATAAAGAAAAGTCTGAATGGAAATTGACTCAAAAATATACATTAGGTAACAATCTTCGGAGATAACATTATATCATGAGTGAAATTAGTAAAAATATGAAAGCGTTTCTGGATACAATCAGTCATTCTGAAGGAACTGATAGATATCCAAACAAAGGGTACAATACAATTGTTGGTGGTAGTCAATTCAAATCTTATGCAGACCATCCAAGAAAATTGATTAAATTGAATCCAACATTATCTTCGACTGCAGCAGGTCGTTACCAGTTGTTGAGTAAGTATTACGACGCTTACCGTAGACAATTAGGATTGTTGGATTTCAGCCCTGATTCTCAAGACAAAATTGCCATCCAGCAAATCAAAGAACGTAAGGCAATTCAAGATATTGAGAACGGCGATTTCCAAACTGCTATCGGTAAATGTTGTAATATCTGGGCGAGTTTCCCAGATCCAAAAACGGGTAAATCTAGGTACGGACAACATACAGTTCCAATGAAAACATTATTGGCATTTTATAAACAATGTGGTGGTGAATGTAATGGCTAAAATTACAATTGAATTGGATACATCAAAAGGCCCTGATTATCTGTTATTTGAAAAATTGAATACAGAAAGACCACAAGAATCTGAAGATCTATATCTGTTGAGTTTGAACTTAGTGAAACAAGCAATTTCATTGAAAGAGAAATTCATTAAAAGAAGTGAAAATTCAATTGATTCTAGATTACCAGTTTGTGGTAATAACGTATTGAAATTGGATATTGGTAGATGCACATTTAAGACTTCTATCATCAAAGAGTTGATTACAGAAAAAGATGTTATTATCGTCAATAATCCAACTATACGAAATTTCCTATATAATGGAATCAAAAGAGTGTTCACTTCAGAAGAAGTCATTAGAGATAGATTGAGAGGATGTAAATTCGATAAAATCTTTATTGATGATTCCTCGTTTATGGACAAGAACATCAAAGAAATGATGTATAGAGAATTAAGATTATTTCAACATAGTATGATTATTGAATTAGGATAGAATATGATTAAATTAGAACTAGAATTAGACCAAGTGAATCAAGTGTTAGATGCATTGGCAAAACGACCATTTGAAGAAGTTCATGAATTGATTACCAATATTAGACAACAAGGAATTCCTCAAATTAAAGATAAACCAGTTGAATCTGCCAATGATTCGGAATTGGTTTAAATGACTAAATAAAATCAAGGATGAATCTTCTAGAGGGATCTAGAGAGTGAATCCTTGGGATTATCTGACTTTACTATAAGAAGTCTCTGGAACAGTGACCAGAATCATTTTAACACGCGTTGTAGAACAACTCTAAACGCAACATTCTTGCTTAATTTCTAAGGAGAAATTCAACATGTTACCAACAAAATTCGACCAATTATTTTTGTTCCATGAAATCTTGAACAACCAAAACAATCAATACCCTCATTTCAATTTGAAAAAAATTGATGAAGATAAAACAATGATTGAAATTGCTTTGGCTGGTATTCCTAAGGAAGATATTGATATTGAGTTTTCTAAAAATCAATTATCAATTTCGTTCCAAGCAGAAAAAGATGAACAAACATACTTCTTCAAAGGTATTTCAAACAAATCATTTAAACGACAATTCAAATTACATGAATACATCAAAGTCGTTTCGGCTGAAATGGAAAATGGCATTTTAAGTATCTTACTTGAAAAAGTTATCCCAGATGAAATGAAACCAAAGAAGATTGAAATTGGGTCAACCAAAACTAAACAATTTCTAACAGAATAACAATTGAGAATATATTATGACAGTTAAAGCGTTCAAAACGGTGAATGGTGATGAATTAATGGCAACCGTTATTTCAGAATCGACAGACTCCTACTTTGTTAAAAATCCCGTACTCATTATGGTCACAAGCAATGGTGAACAACAAGGTGTATCATTATCGCCTTTATTACCGTATGCTGAAGAAGATACGATTGAATTATTGAAATCATCATTATCGTTTAGATCCACTCCAGTCAAACAATTAGCTGATGAATATAATAGATCGTTTGATGAACCTTTAATCGAATTGATTCAACCTCAAAAGATTATTGTATAAAATTTAGTGGTCTTGTGAACGATTAAACTTTTGCTCCACTATGAAATTTAGTAGACTTGCCCATTGTTTAATCGTTCTCCCGCTATACAAATTGCTGAAGTGATAATTGATTTTGTACAGACATTATATCAATTTGAATATGAATCGAATATTCTGTAATGTTCGTGTGGATATATCGCAGCAACTACTCTAAATGCCTCTTACCAAAAAGTTTGAGGCATTTTTCTTGTAAATTTTATACTGAATTTATAACTTATTGTTTTTACAGGATTTATTTTTGTTTGATAATATAATTTTTATCAATAAAAACAATAAGTTATAAAAATATATTTTTTGATGGAGGTTTATGTGGGTAGAATTCTTAGAAATTGAGAAAAACTCTTAATGTATTGATTTAATGTAGAAAATAGAAAGTTCTTTCTAAAGATGTAAATAAGAGTATAATAGAATTTTTATTAAAGGAGTTCATATGACATTAAGTGAATTAGTCTATTGCCTGACATACATCAATCCAAATTTGAAATGTAAAACTCTACTCATCAATAGAAGATACCCTATGTATCAAACCAATGAAATTGGATTATCAATTTATGATGATGAGTCAACAGTTGGCGAATTGAAAACATACGTACAATCATTATATGGTAAATCGTTTCTTGAACATATTATAACCAAGAATGACATTTATTATAACAAATTGGATGATTTTGAAATTGACGGAGAAACGGATGTCTTCTTAGGATTTATGGAAAGATTGACTGTTTCTGATTTATTCAGTAAAATTATATTCTTTGATATTGGAAAGGAGAAATATGTCAAACAATAAGAAAATGTTACCTTCAATCAAACAAACATTTATTGATATTGTTAATTCTGTTAATAATCTTCAATATAAATTTGTCAATGAAAATATATTTGAAGACCATATTTTACATGTTGATAATATGATTGAACATTTAATTTATGAAGTCAAAAACAATACCATACATGTATCATTTGGATATGTAATTGAAAAAGAAGGATATTCTGATACATTTGAAATTAAAATGATTGAATCTGAAGTTGAGACAAAATTGTTGGAATTGTATGATAAAGAAAATGTATCCGACGAGATATCTGGGATTATCTCTGATATTTTAAAACCAATTGATAATGATGAAATAACACTGGAAGAATATGAACAAGAAATTATTGTTGAACAAAAATCATTTATCAAATCGTTCATCAGTAAATTGTTAGGGGATGATAATGTTTAAGAAGATTATTGATTACATTTATCCTATGTGTCCTTCTGGGTTAAATCATAGAGTGAAATGGGGTATTGTGACAAATTGTAATGGTAACGATTTTTGTTTCCATGACGATTGTTTTAAAGCAAATAATGCCGACGTAGAAACTCATGTTCATTCGTATGAATCTGTCGGTCTTATATATGGGAAAGAACATATTAGATGTAAATGTGGTAAACAAATGACGAGAGAAAATTATGAACGAAATTGAAACAATTAGAATTGCCAAACAAAACATCGATAAAGTTAGAATTACATTATCGGGTTTAAATCAAGTCAAATATGATGACAAAATTCAATTCATCGACGGTTATAATGAAGTCGTAGAAGCGTATATTGGCGATGTTGTTGTAAATGTAGATAAACGATGGTATGTTGTACGTGTCAATCCAGAAACAATCAAAGCAAACAATGATGTAGCAAACATTGTTGATGGTATCATTAATCAAGATGAACTATTACCATTCTATCATTTTGAAGTTGCTGATTACAAAGACAATATCGAAAATGGTAAAGCAATCAAAGCATCGTTGAAATGGTCTCAACGAGTCTATATGATTCTTGTGACTCCAAGCAAATTACAAGTGAATGATTACGACATTACATACCAAACATTATGTATTGAACTTTTACACGCAGCTAAAACAATGGCAAAGAAATAACATGACTACATTTTATACACAACAATTTAAAGATTTACAAGACTCATATACATTTGACGTTAAAAATGATTCAATAACAGGTAACTTTATTCTTATTGGATACAGAAACTCTGATAAATTACAAATCTCAATCCAATTGAATGAAAAAAGTAATACAATCAATGTCGGTGAATTGTCATTAAAATATGACGTCAATATGGAACATTCAATTTTAAATGTATTAGATTCTGTATTGGAATTACATGACAAATTTAACAATTTGAAGGATATCGACTAATGTTATGTCTTGATATTGAAACAACTGGAACAGAATCAACTGCTGTTGTATTATCGGCTGCTCTTACGTTTTATGATTCAACACAACCATTATCTTATCAAGGATTAGTGGACAGAAGTATCTTTGTTAAATTTGACGCAAAAGAACAGATCCAACTATACAATAGAACAACCGATAAGGATACATTAAATTGGTGGAATGGTCAATGCGATTTTGCCAGACAACGATCTTTATTACCATCAACAAATGATGTATCCGCAAAGGATGGTATCAAATTGATTAAACAATGGTTGTCTAAGATTCCTAATTATAATAAGATGACCATTTTCACAAGAGGATCGTTAGACCAAATGTGTATGGATAGTCTATGTAAATCAATTGGTGAAGACAAATTAGTGCCATATTATAATTATCGAGATGTTCGTACGTTGTTAGATTGTTTCTATACAACCGAAAGAGGATATTGTAACATTGATGTATCAAAATGTCCTGATTTCAATATCAATAAAGTAATTAAGCACGATCCCGTCGCCGATGTTTGTTACGATATGGTTCAAATTCTAGCTGGAGTATAAGATGAAAGAGTTATTAAATCGTTCACTCTTTGATTTGAATGTATATGATTTCAAAGATGAACTAAAATGGGAATTGAGATTAAGAGTAAAACATTTATTGGCAACTGTAATTGCGTCACCGTTGTCATTACTCGTTATCTAATGGAAAATGTAATAGACTGGTTTAATGGCATTTTATACAATATCAAATCCGATATAAGAGATTTCAAGTATTGGGTATTGTATAGATGTCATCCAAATTATTTCAAATACTGGTCGGTCAAACCTTCTACATTGAATATACAATATCATGACACGGATACGTTATTGTTACATTCATGTTTCCAATTAGTCACTGATTTCTATGAAGAAATAATCTTCCATGGTACAACTGATTGGGATTATTCTGAGAATCATCGAAATGTCATTAGATTCATAAAGGAATGTTATGTATGGTGGAACGTTGATAGACCAAAATTGGAAATTGAAATATCAGAGTTGTATGGCAAATATGTATCATATGGGGATGAACATTCTAAACGTATTGATTTACTTGAGAAACAAATCTTTGACACGGACACTCAAATGTTATGTCAATTGATTAAGTATCGAGCTTATCTTTGGGAATAAGATTTTTCTTTCGATGTTTTAAAAACCCTTTATAATAGATTTCAAGTTGGAACAATCCAATGAACTTTAAATCAAACAAATTATTATAAAGGTTGGTATACAATGAGAAAATATACAAATTACAAATCTTCAACTCCAGTTGTATCTGAAGCAGATAAATTTAAAAAGACTGTTGAAGAAAGTTACATTAAATTTGAAGAAAAAGGTGTGACATTTCCTATTGTAACTTCTTTATACAGAGATGAAATGATAAGAGCAATGGATTTGAAATTCAAAGATTTATACATTTTTGAAGAAATGTACGATTGGAAACTAGGTAAATACTGGATGACATTCACAAAGAAATAACATCCAACAAATAAATTGAAGCGAGATATTAATTAAAATATCTCGCTTTTTTATTGGACGACGAAAATGTTAAACGGTTAAAGAATTGCCGTCGACAAGGAAACAATGACAATAAGGATGGTCTGGATTCAATTCTTATTTTGAAAGGAAAAATTATGTACACAAATGCTTATGTATCAGGAAATAATGTCTATCTAAGAACTCCAGAAGGTAAAGAAATCATTGAATTTCAACCAACATTATTCATGACTGGTAAAAATCAATCAACAAAATGGAAGACATTAGATGATATTCCTGTACATGAAATCAAACCTGGAACCATCAAAGACTGTAAAGAATTCATTGAACAATATAAAGGAATTTCTGGTGTAAAATTATATGGATATACTTCATGGTGTGACCAATTCCTTTCTGAACGATATGAAAATTCAATTGTAACAAGTTATGATTTTGAGAAAGTTAAAATCTATGCGTTAGATGCAGAGACATCTGTAGTCCACGGCTTCCCCAACTGGTTCAATCCTGTCGAAGAAGTTGTCCTAATTACAATTGTCGATATGCAATCCAAACAGAAACATACTTGGGGTTGTAAATCATATACATCAGACCAAAATGTAATCTATCATCAATGCGATAATGAAGAACATCTATTCAGAGAATTCTTATCGTTCTGGAAGGAAAACATTCCTGACATAATCACTGGTTGGAACACAGACTTCTTCGATATCCCGTACATCTATCATAGAATGGTTGCTGTCCTCGGTGAAAAAACAACCAGTCAATTATCTCCATGGGGTGTAGTCAAAGTAAAAATTGACAACAAACAACCAGATAGATGCACTGTTAATATATTTGGTATCTCTCAATTAGATTATCTTGCTCTATACAAAAAGTATTCATATGGTTCCGAAGAATCCTATAAATTAGATGCCATCGCAGAGAAAGTTCTTGGTCATGCTAAATTGAATCATGATGAATTCTTAACATTTAATGATTTTGTCACTGGAGAACCAAAACCAGATAAAAATGGTAACGAACTTCAACAATTAGCGTATGAACGTAATCTCCATCCAGATATTTCTGAAGAATGGATAAATCTAAATTCGGAACTGAAACAAAAATGCTGGAACAAATTCACTGATTATAACATCATCGACGCAGATTTGATTATTCAACTTGAAGAGAAACTCAATATGATTTCTTTACAAGTGTTCATCGCGTATTACGCCAGAATCAATTATGAAGATGTATTTTCTCCTATTCATACTTGGGATGCAATCATCCATAATTATCTTAAAGAAGAACGTTCTGTAGTCACTCCATTTCAAACATATGGAGGTAAAACGGAACAATTTGATGGTGCGTATGTTAAACAACCCAAACCTGGAAGATATAAATGGGGTGTATCGTTCGATTTGGCATCTTTGTATCCTCATTTAATTCAACATTATAATGTAGGTGTTGAAACATTAACTTCAACAAAATTAGACATTGATGTTGATTATTTGTTAGCTAAAAAAGAATTACCTGATAATGGATTATCGATTGCCGCTAATGGTTGGTGTTATCGTAAAGATGTAAAATGTTTCTTCTCTGTGTTAATGGATAACATGTATGTTGATAGATCTACTAAAAAGAAACAACAAATTTCATTAGAAAAAGAATATGAATCTGCTACTGATGAAAAAATGAAGAAACATCTTGAAAAAGAGATTTCAAGATTGTATATTTTCCAAATGGCATTAAAAATTTTATTAAATTCGGCGTACGGATCGCTGGGTTCGCCATACTTTAGATACTTCGATGTTAGAATGGCTGAGAGTATTACGTCAGGTGGACGGCTTGCTATCCAATGGGTTGCCAATGATGTTAATGCATTTTTGAATAAATCATTAAAAACATCTAATGTTGATTATGTTGCATATAGTGATACGGATAGTATTTACATTGAATTGATAAAACTTGTTGAGATGGCAGGATATTCTGATAAATCTATTCAGGAAACTACTGATTTCTTAAATGAATTCTGTACAAAAGTGTTACAAAATGTTATTAAGAAATCATTCGATAATATGACTGATTATATGCACGCATACGAAAACAAGATGTCGATGAAACTCGAGTGCATTTTTGACGTAGGTGTGTGGATTTCGAAGAAACGTTACGCGATTAACGTATGGGAATCAGAGGGAGTTAGATACGAGAAACCAAAATTGAAGGTCATGGGATTAGACCTAGTTAAATCATCAACACCAAAATTGATTAGATCATTATTGAAGGAATCATTACCAATTTTATTCTACAAGGAAGAATCAGATATTCATTCATATGTTGAGGGAATTAAAACTCAATTCATGAATATGTCTATACCAGAAATTGCTAATCCATCTGGTGTATCTGATATTGATAAATTTGTGACTCCAAGTGGATACGCATCAGGAACACCTATTCACGTTAGAGGTTCAATCATGTACAATCAGATGATTAAGAAACATGGATTGGAGAAGACGCATCAATTGATTAAGAATGGTGATAAGATTAAATTTACGTATCTGAAGACACCAAATCCGTTGAAGGAAAATGTGATTGCGTTTGTTGATGATATTCCAAAGGAATTTGGTTTGGATAGATTTGTTGATTATGATTTACAGTTTGAGAAGGCATTTTTGTCTAAGATGAAGAATATGATTGAACCTTTGGGATGGAACACTGAAGCAAAATCAAATTTGGATGAGTTCTTCGGATAACGATTAATATGTAGTCTGATGGCATTAAATTGTCATCAGACTTTTTCATTTTGAGGATAGTATGGAATTGAATAAAATTTACAACATTGATTGTATAGAATATCTTAAAACATTACCAGATGATTCTGTACAATTGATTTTACAAGATCCACCTTATAATACAACAGCATGTAAATGGGAATGGGATCTAATGTCAAAGATAGATGAACTTTGGATTGAATGGTTTAGAGTATTGAAACCAAACGGATCTATTGTATTATTCGGAACGGATCCTTTTACCAGCAGATTGATTTGTTCTAATTTATCTGATTTCAAGTATAATTTCCTTTGGCACAAATCAAGGAAGAATGGATTTGTTCACGCCAAAGGAATGCCATTACGTGAAACCGAAAACATATCAGTATTCTCTAAAGGAGCGATACGTCGTAATTCAACAAATCCAATGTTATACAATCCACAAGGTGTTGTTGAATTCAATAAGAAACGTATCAATTATGTCAAGACAACATCTGCATATTCTGGTGGACATGAAGTAGGAACAGAATATGAACAAGATGGAGCAAATTATCCCACCAACATTCTTAAATTCTCTAATGAATCCCCCAAGACCCAATTCCATCCAACCAGAAACCCGTACCCTTACTAGAATATCTTGTTAAAACATACACTAACGAAAATGATGTTGTATTCGATGGATTTATGGGTTCTGGTTCAACTGCCATCGCTTGTATGAATACCAATAGAATTTATATCGGATGCGAATTAGATTCTGAAATGTATACAAAATCATTAGACAGAATTGATTCTCATTGCAACTTGGAATTGTATGATTAAACATGAAGGTAAGTTGGTATCTAATGGGGTTAGAAATGGTAAATTAGGGACATTGGTTGATTCTGGTAAGATGAAAGTCAAACCGTATGAAGATAATGGAACAAGGTATCCGACTCAAGTGTTGAAATTCAAACGAGATACGTTGAAATCAAATTTACACCCTACCCAGAAACCTATTGCCTTATTTGAATGGTTGATTAAGACGTATTCTGATGAAGGTGATTTGATATTGGATAATTGTATGGGTTCTGGAACCACGGCAATTGCTTGTATGAATACCAATAGGGATTTCATTGGTTGTGAATTAGATGAAACTTATTATAACATAGCAAGCAGAAGAATATCGGAAAATAATAATCTGGAATCCTTTTAAAGAGATTGATTTACATGTATAATATGTTTTTCTTAGATGGAGGGTGATATGTTTGAAGATATAATTATTTTCGACACAATTTTACAGAATAAACAAATTGTATATAGAGATCCTGAAGAAATTCTGTTATCAAAAACATTATCTGAATATAACGATAGAGTATTCAAACATGGATTTGAATATAAGACATTGAAATATGAAGGTAAATTGTATGCAATAAATGATGGTTCAGAAACATCAACTAATGATTTGTTGTATAAGAAACTCAGAGAAGATTTGTACAACAGATTATCGGTTAATGTGAACAAAAAGAAGAAGATCCTAGGGTATAAGAAAGTATTCTGGAAGATATTCTGGTATGTGATATTATTTGCTGGATCTTTTAGGTTCTTCTATATCGAAGTTTTTAATTCAGAACATCCTAATGATGTACCAATTTGGTTGTTAATCTGTTGTTCTGGTATTATATCATCATGCGGATTACCAATGATATTTGGAGAAATAAACAATCATTTTAATGACAAAATTAGAGAGATAAAACAATGAACATTTTTAAAATTTTCGGTAAATCAACCAAACGTAAAATCAAAAATATCACATTAGATTTCTTAGAGGAAAATCCTGACATCCTTGAAGAGTTGAACAATGAAGAAATCGATAAATTGATGTTATCTAACGCAAACAAATTGATTCAAGCTAAACACGATTTGAAAGAATATGAACAGAAGAAACTTACGTTGACTACATACAATTCGTCTATCTTAGAAGAATGGTTTCAGGAATTAGAAGACGGAACCCTTACTCAGGCAATGTTTGATGATAATTGTTTCAAATATGAAATTGCCAATTATGAATACAAATCTGTTACAGAAATCATCAATGTATTGAATGATGTTATCTCTAAATTCAATTATGTACATAACATGTTGAAACAACAGCAAACTATGAATAACATAAATTTGAAATTAGATGCATATAGTTGTACAATGGCAAAATATGATTTGGAATTGACAAAGATTAAATTCAAGAAGACATTAACAAATTATGATAATGTATTCAAATCAAGAACAGAACAATATAAGAAAGAAAAAGAGGCGTTGGAATTTATTAACACTGAATCTATTGTAGATAATAAAGATAGAATCAACTATCTTAAATCAATCTAAAAATAAATCTTTCGATGAACGATAAAATCTTTATAATAGATTCTGAATTAAGGGATTCACTCTTACCAAAACAAAGAAATTCTTATGAAAAAATTAGAAAGTTTATCGTTCATGTTGTTTGCTGGTTGGGTTGTTGTACCAATGTTTATTTTCGTTGGTTTAATCGTTAAAGAATTGTTATAGGAATCGTATCATGTTTAAGAAAACATTGCTTGTATCTGCTCTATTGTTAATGTCAAATTCTGCTGTTGCTGTTTGTAAAAGTCCGTTGTTGGATAACTATCTACAACCAACTTCTCATTTGGAATTCATCCAATGTAAAGTGATGCCAAATCAGAAGGACTTGACGATCTTCTTGATTCCATCTGACGCTGGCCCATCAACTGAAATTGATTTAGATATTCTAGTTGTAAATGAATCTGGAACAATTGTCAACATGGATAAAATTAAATTACTAAAAGATACATTTGGCTTGTCTATTGATACGGTCAATTATAAATTGAATTCAAATGACATAGCATTTGGTGTTGACATCAATAATGGTAATTATACAAACAGAACATTATACATCATGAAAGGTCAAGACTTGATTCCAGTTGCTTCTGATATTGGTGTGGAGTTGAATGATGAAGATTCAACAATTAAACGTTCAATCGATATTGGTAAGATGGATAAATCTGGATTCTCTGATTTGATTGTAAAAGAAGGTAAAACTAAATTTACATTGAAATACAATGAATCGACTGAAAGTTATGATGTTCCAAAAACATTAAAATATTCCTTTTAATTTGTATTTGAATAGTTTATAATTTTTATTTTAGGGAGTGTTCTGATGTCAAACAAATATATACAAGTTGATGAATTTTTATCAAATGTTAAACTCAATCCATCAGGGGAACGTAGAGATAAAGAAAATCGTTCTTACTTTTATGATATTGATTCAAAACGAATTTATCTTTCTGGAAAACGTAATCGTAGTACGGCAGCTATGATTACATTGTTGAACACCAAGAAAATTCCATTGAAATGCATATGTTGTGATTCTAAAGCAAAATCAATTAGTTTCAATGAAAAAACAGGATTGAGACCAATCGCATCAAATGGTAAAGAATTGACAATCGACCATATCAAACCAAAATATCATGGAGGTGAAGATTCTATCGATAATTATCAAATTATGTGTTCTCAATGCAATAGATTGAAAGGTCATGTTGACATTGAAAATGTTAGTGCGTTAAGAATGTATGTTAAAGTTCGATATTGGTTGATTAAGAATTATCCTTCTAGGTTTGCCAATAGTAAGACTATATACCAGAATATCGTTGGTATGTTTGTTAATGATAATACGAGGATGTTGAATGTTTGAAAATGTTAATTATGAATCTGTTGGTATGATGTTCTTGTCGTCATTCTCCATTGTATTCTTGTTGGGTTTGCAAAGTCAATACGTGAGACAAAAATTGTACATTCCATCTTTATGTACAAGTACATTGGTTGGGATAAGTCAATTATTTTTATACAAAGTTGCGCATGATTCTACGATGGCAGACAATCTAGGATTTTTAATCGGTGGTGTAGTTGGAACTGTTACATCAATACCAGCACACACTTTTCTATCTAAATTTATTAAACCAAAACGGAGACACAAATGAATTATTATGTATTAACAGTTATTATTGGTATCTTATTAGAACATTGGATTTTATTACAAATTTGGTATAAAACCTTTAATTCAGACCAAGATGAAATTGAACGATTGACTTCTGAAAACAATATGTTGAAATCAGAAGATGTTAAACTTAGATTACAATTAAAAGAAGCAAAAGATGATATTGAATCATTAGAAACAAAATCAATTAGATCTCCAAAAACTTATCGTAAACCAAGAAAATAGGAATATCGAAAATGTCAAATTTAAAATATCATTATTTCGGCGATGTATCTAAAGCATATACAAATGTCGTAACAATGGCAAGTTTTATCGAAAAAGAAGACGGGTTTGATGTAATCAGATTTGGATATGCATTATCTAACAACAAAGATGTCTATCGTAAGAAAGTTGGTAAGAATATCGCATTTAATCGTTTGGACAAATCACCTGTTCGTCTTATGGTTAAGAAAGGTTCAACATTCAATGAAATTGTTGAAACAATTGGAACTTATATCTCAGAAGAAACAGATAACCCAAGTTGGGTTTGTGAAGTTATTGGTAAACATTTAGGGGTATAAGATGATTGATTCAATTGTACAAGCATTCCATAAATCAGAAGAATCATTACGTGATAAATTTTTAAACAATCATGTATATGATTATTCGGAAATCGTTAAGATTCTAATTGAGGAATTGAATACAAATCTTCATAAGAATGATAGATGGGATCCAGAACGTATTACAGAAATTGATGAAGGTGATTATCAAGGAACCAAATTGTTTGTCATTGGTGAAGAAGGATACCAACCTAACTCTTATCTAACAACCAAAGCATATTATGGTAGTTGTTCTGCTTGTGATACGTTACAAGGAATCAATGAATGCGATTTTGGTGAATCCGAACAACAAGATAAAGAAATCGTTGATGATTATATGACGTTGTGTCTTCATTTAGTTCAACAAATGAAAATTATTTGATAAAGGAAATTATATTATGAAAGCTCCAGTGAATCCTAACTATTGTGCATCTATTGTTGAAATTAACAAATTGATTCCAATTGAAAATGCAGATAATCTTCAGGCTGCCATCATTTATGGTAATTCTGTTATTGTTGGTAAAAACTTACAACATGGAACAAAAGGATTGTTCTTTCCATTGGAATGTCAATTAGGTGACCAATTCCTACAGAAACATTCTTTGTATAGAGATAAAACAAAGAATTTGAATCCTGACAAAGCTGGATTCTTTGAACAATCAGGGCGTATTCGAGCAGTCAAGTTGCGTGGTAATAAGTCAGAAGGGTTCTTTATACAATTAGATGAATTACATTCGGATTACTCTGAATTAAAAACATTGGATGTTGGTACTGAATTTGATTACATGGGGGCAGAACGTATCTGCCGTAAATACATTGTCAAAGAAGTTGAATCTAAAACAAATAAACAAGGCCGTCAAGGTTCTGCCCCTAAATTCACTAGATTGGTTGAGAATCAATTCCATTTACATGTTGATTCAATTCAAGCCAAAAAGTATTTCGATTACATCAAACCAGATGATTTGATTTACATTACCGATAAATGGCATGGAACTTCAGCTGTATTCTCTAATGTGATTACAAACATTCCATTGAAATGGTATGAAAAATTGTTATTGAAAATTGGAGTGAATGTACGAACAACTGAATATGGTAATGTATATAGTTCTCGTAAGGTCGTTAAGAACCAATACATCAATGAACAAGTTAACGGAGGATTCTATGGCACCGACGTTTGGGGATACGTCAACAATGATTTGAAAGATTTGATTCCTAAAGGAGTTTCATTGTATGGTGAAATCGTTGGATACATTCCAGGTTCTGGTAAAGAAATTCAACCTGGGTACATTTACGGATGTCAATTAAACACTTGTGAATTCCGATTGTATCGAATCACTAATACAAATGCTGATGGTGTTGTAACAGAATATACATGGCAACAGATTAAAGATTTCTGTAATAAATTTGGGTTGAAATATGTCCCTGAATTCTACTACGGATTTGCCAAAAATTTGTACCCAGACATTCCAGTTGATAGAGATTGGAATGAAAATGTATTGAAACGTTTGATGACTGATTATAATTTAGAGAAAAAATGTCAATACAATAAAGGTAAACCCGCAGAAGGAGTTGTAATTCGACAAGAAAAACTTTATGATTGTATTCCATTGAAGTTGAAATCATTTGCGTTCATGGAATATGAAACCAAATTGTTGGATACTGGGACATCTGATATTGAATCTGAACAATAGGAATTGAATAGATAGAATCATCTTTCTTTTATGATGATTCTATCTTATAATTGTAACATATTTTATAGGAGAAATAAAATGTTACTTACCTTTAAAGAATTTCAAGAAACGCTTGATGATTATAAAAAATTGAATGAAATGGCAATTGCTGGAGAAGGCGATTGGGTTGATAATAAAGCATTTGGATTTATTACATCAAAAGTGTTATCTCTAAAATATAAATTTGTAGATAATCTTGAAATTAAAAACGAATCATTTGAAATGTTTGTAATGGGGGATAACAATAAGAAAGTTATTTCAATTGGTAAATTAAGAAAAGATGATGGCGATACAAAATTGGCTGTTATTGGGTCAATTGAATTAAGAAAAATCCCAGATATAATGGATTTACATAATGTTTGGAACGTAGATGACGTTAGAGTTGAAGAAAAATTCCAAGGTCAAGGTATTGCCAAATCGTTATATTTGTATCTTGTTAAAACTCTTAAAATGACTATTCTAGGTGATGAAGTTCAATATTTTGGAGCTAGGCTTTGTGGAGTAAATTGAGTAAATCTAATGACATAATAGTTGATATTATTGACATAATTGATAAAACTTATATTAGTAAAAATGTTGAAATTCATCAAGGTATTGAAGAAGCAGATTTTGATAAACAAGTTTGGTCTAGAGATGAAGAATTAGCACATGTTCGATTAATTTTAAAAGATATAAAATAAGGAATTAAAATGGAAAATGAAATTTTAAACAGAATTGACGAATTGTCTTCTAAATTGAATGTTGCGTCTGATAAATTATATTCGGTTCTCATCAAACAATCGGAGGTTGAATTATATTCAATTATTGTTCAATATGGGATTATTATCGGTTGGATTGGATTAACAATTTATTTAACCAATAAATTCAAAGGATGTTTTGATAATGAAGAAATTATTAAAAGTATTGCATTGATTGTTATGTATACTATGTCTTTCATTTTTATCATTATTGGATTTGATAATATTGACACTATATTCACATTATTGTTTAATCCGGAATTCTGGGCTCTTAAAACAATCAGAGGATAATATATGAAACAGTATATTAAAGAATTCACACATAATGTATTTGTTCATCCATTGATGATGTTCTTACCAAAACAATATGCAAATAGATTACACGATTGGAACTCTAATTGGTGTTGGGAATTAACATTAGAAACATCCAAGAAATAAAATGACAAGTTATCTATTCTGGTATAATGATAGAAACAAAGAATATTATGATTTCTATTTAAGTTCCGTTGAATTCAAGGATGATTATATAACAGGATATGTTGAAAACGGAACTTGGACATTTTGTATGAAAGATAATGTCATAAAATGTTTAGATGATAATTTCGAAAGACATACATTCAAGATAGAATGTTATTTTATGGAACCAATTCCTCCTGATTTTAAATGTGATTGGATGAAAATCAACTGATATTAAACAAATAGGATTTAAGATGAACAAAAGAAATCAACATACACCAAGAGTCCATAGAAATGTAATTCCAAAATCAGAATTATACACTATCGACATAACAACTGGTAGAAGAATTGCTAAGAAAGTCTATTGTACATATCATAAACGATATGAAGATATTCGATTGTTCTATCTTAAATCCCCAAGAAAACAAGATTCGGATGTTAGACATATGTGTATCGAAGGATGGGATAAAACAAGAGGGAAATATATTGAAAAAGATTGTTCCACAAATACATTAGAATTCTCTTTCGTTTAAAATTGAAAAGCGTATAATAGAAATTGTTATCAACTTTATATGTAAAGGTTACAAATTATGAAAAATGCGACAGAATTAAGTAAGATATCTGATGAGTTTGTTGGTAAATTCGTTAATGACATGAAACAATATCAACACGATGTTATTACAACATCACTTGCAAATATATCAGATAATGAAAAATTGGCAAGATGCGTTAAAATTAAGTATTTGACTCCTACTATTGATGGTTCAATTCGCGATTATAAAGTTGAATCTGATGTTTCTGCATATATTGATGTTCGTAGAATGTCTGGTTCTGATATTAGAGAATTGAGAATTATCGCAGAAGAAACATTAAATGAACTAAGATTTAAAGTGTCATTTTGTATGGACATAATTGGAGTTCCAATTATGGTTATTTCTTGGTAAATTTTAAGGATTACAATATGGTTGATGTGAAATTTCTATTTTGGTATCTAATACAAAAAGTTAAACTTGGATTCCAAATGTTTTTATATGATGTAAAATTATCATTTGCTGATAAACATTCATTGAGTGAAAATGTTGATGAATACTTCCGTATCAGAAATATGTCTTGTTCTGAATTGAAAGAATATCTGAAAGGTAAAGAAAAATGAGAAACGGATTGATTTACACGAAACAATCACCAGTTGTATATGATTTGTTGATGATTCCTGGAATGAGAGAATTTATTGAGAAACGGGCTTATTTCAATTGGTTGAATGGATATTCAGAAGATGCTGATGAAAATTGGAATGAAGCAATTTCATGGTTATATTCATTAAGAGGTTCTGAATGAGTTGGATGAATACGTTTGTTGTATTTTATCTTGTGTCTACTTGGTTGTTTAATTTGATTAACATTATCAAACAACGACCAAACGATCTTTGGGTATTTCTTAACAGTTATATGTTTGTTGGTTTATCTATTTTTGTATTAGATTATTATATTGGAGTAATCAAATGATGTCTTATGTTTTAGTTGTAATTTTATCTGTATTTGGTGGAGGTCATGATGCATTAGAAACCATTAAGATAGAAATGTCAAATCTAGCGACTTGCGAACGCGGTTCTAAAGTTATCATTGATGACATGAAGAAGGATCCCATCAATCCAAGCATCCATGTTAAAACATACTGTTTGCCAATTCAATAAGAGATTACAGATGAACGATGAATCATATAATGATGTATTAGATACAGTTCCAAATAATCGGAAACGTGTATTTGTTCGCGGGTTCACTAAATCAGGTTGTGAAATTTACATGCCAGTTGATTCAGAAGACGATGAAATCATCATGAAACAAAAAGAAAGATTACAAGCAAAGTTGGATTCCATTGATGTTTGTATCGGACAAGACGCACCATTATTGGTCGCATAATACAGATCCTTGATTGTTAGAAATAGCAGTCAAGGATTTCTTTTATATGGAGAAATATGATAACAACTATTTTGTTAATTCTATTGGTAATTTTTGAAATTTGGGATTATGTCCTAACCAATAATAGAATTAAAAAAGAAAATGATGAATTTACTAGACAAATCGATGAACTCTTAAAAACCATTAACAAAAAGGAACAAGTATGAACATTTTATTATTTTGTTTTGGGGTTGTAGTTTTATTATTGGTAATCGATTTATCTTTGGAATATCGTAAATTAAAGGTAAAATATATTGAATTACAAAGACAATATGTTAAAATTGATAATGTAAGGAAAGAACCCGTTGACAGAAGAGTCGATACATCTAAACGTTCAATCGTTTCTTCGGTTGATAAACGAGGAAGTGGTTCTAACGATGATGAATATGTATCAAAATTTTCTGTTGTAACCGACGAGTATTTGAAAGCTAACGATTATTCATATAGTGGTTCCACATCATGTGATTCATCCTCGTCTAGTTCAGAAAGTGGTTCCGTCATCTTGTGATTCTGGAGGATGTAGTTGTGATTAATAAAGAACAACAAAGATTCAACAATCTATCATTATCCAGGAAAAATGTGGAACGAGAAAACAATAGATATGTTAATAATGGTATTAAAACATTATCTGAATCTATCGCAAACGAATGGCAAGATAACGTCATCTCAGAATTAAAATCAATATGGGGAATAAAATGAAAGAATTTCAATGTCCAACAATTTACACAAAATCTGAAGAAATTCCATCAATCTTTATTGCTGGTGGTATCACAAATTGTTCTGATTGGCAATCTGAAATCATTCAACTGTTTGATGATTATGATGTCGATCTATTGAATCCAAGACGTTCCAATTTTGATGTATCTAATCCTGATATGTCGAAAGAACAAATTGAATGGGAATATAACCATTTACATTTAGCAGATGCAGTATTATTCTATTTTGCTCCTGAGACAATGTGTCCAATTACATTGTATGAATTAGGAGTCCATGCAGGTTCAAATAAACAAATCTTTGTTACATGTCATCCTGATTACCAACGTAGAAACGATGTTATCATCCAATTAGGATTGATTCGTCCAGAAGTTGTTGTACATGATAATTTACAAGATATGGTGAATGAAATTGTTAGTGGAGGATTTGATTATGAATAGATTGTTTAATTTCTTTAAGAAGCAAACTGATGATTCTAAAACAGGATTGATTGAGTTCTTTGTATCCAATCATGGATTGTACGTTTATACCACAAGAGAACATATTGTAGTTGAGTCGCGCACTAGATTGTGGTCTGATGATGGTCCAAATAGAAATCACATTCGACCAGATAAAATTGACACTCTAATTGAATCATTAGACAAAGCATTAAAAGTGTATAACAATAATGTTCATGTATATAAAGAATTGAAATGTTTGGAATTAAAACAAGAATTATATACATTACAAGGATACACTCAACCAGAAATTGTACCACCAAAACTTGAAGCGTTTTATGAAGATAAGATTAGACCATTTGTTAAAGTAGTTAAATCTGGAATTGAAATCTATCAAACTCAACCAATGTTATTACCACCAAAAAGTATTGAATGGTTAAAGGAACAATTCGTTGATGCCAAATTTGCTTGGGAAGTCAATGATGAAATTTACAGAAAACGACGCATCAAACAAATCAATAAAGAATTAGAGGAATTACAATCATGAAAGTGTTTTTAGGCGGTACATGTAACAAAACAACGTGGAGAGAAGAACTCATTCCATTATTACGAATTGATTATTTTAATCCTGTTGTAAAAGACTGGACGCCAGAATGTCAAGAAATTGAAAAACAACAGAAAGAATTATGTGATATTCATTTATATTGTATTACAAAGGAAATGACTGGAGTATTCTCAATCGCAGAAATGGTTGATTCTGTTCATATGAATAAACAAACGATTGTATGTATTGTTCCTGATGGATTTGATGAATTCCAATTAAGAAGTTTATCTGCGGTTGTTGATTTAATCAATACAAGAGGTGGATTAGCTGTTGTACAATCAGATTATCTTGTTTATTGTTCCGAAACGGTGAATTCATTTAACACTAGAATTCATCAATACGCAGAAAGAATGAATTAAAAATAAATCTTTCGAAACATCGAAAATCCCTTATAATAGATTTCAACATTAAATTTTAATCTTTTATAAGGGTGGTGTATCATGGCAACTAATTCTACAATCTCTGTTAAATTACAAGATGGTTCTATTTCGCAAGTGTTCTGTCATTGGGATGGCGATTTAACAACAAATGGTAAAATCTTGTTTGAACGTTATGACAATCAAACAATTGTTGAAGAATTGATTTCAAAAGGTAATCTTTCATCATTAGGTAAAACTATTGATGAATCTGAATTCAGAACAAGAGATATGGGCGATTCATGGTTCTTAAACAAACCAAATCATTTTGATTCAATTGAATCTTACAAACAATTCATGATTTCCAATGGACAACAATTCAATTATTTGTTTGATGGTGATGAATGGAAAGTTTCAGAACGTTCATCTTGTTTTTCGTATCTAAGTGTCGCATTGTTATTTGCTGATTTACTATAGGAGTATAACATGAAAATGAAAGCATATCAATCAGAAACTGGGTATTCTGTTTATAATTCTGATGGTTCTCGATTTAAAAGATTTGAACATGTACATAATCCTGATATAATTGCTTGGATGGATTTCTTTAAATCAAACGGTCTTGAATTGATTTCAATAATCAGAAACGAGGAATATGATTATTTTGAAATTATTGTAATCAAACGTTTTGAGATAACAGAGTATATCACGAGACCGGTGGAATTCTTCAATTTGATAAAAGAAGATGAAGATTTTCCTTCAATTAAATTTGAAGAATTTTTGAGACAATTTGTTTCTATTCATACTTCAGCATTGAAACTTGAAAACAATTACAAAGCAGAACTAATCAACAAACAATTTAAGAATGTTGGCTGGTTCACAGAAGGATTCAAACCAAAATAAACAAAACCCGATAGAGCGAAAATCTCTATCGGGTTTCTTTTTGAGTAAAGAAAATGTATTACAAAGAATTGACCGTATTATTGTTAATGATATTAACATCAGAAATATCAACAAGTTATTATGTTGATATATACGATAAAATGAGACAACAAATCCATTATATAAAGGAACAACAATGTCTTAGGATTATCGGTAAGCAATGTCCTGAAGAAAACGATTCATTAGAAATACAAAAATAATTCTTTCGATGAATCTAAAAAACATTATAATAGATTTCAGATAAGAAGTTACCATTTAAAATTTTAGGAGAGTATCATGAGCATCACAACTGACGTTAAATCAAAATTGTTACCAGAATTGGTTAAATCAGGATTCATTGTTGTATCTGATTTGGGTGAAGAATTAAAAGTCGTCTTCCCTGAAACAAATGTTAAAACAAGAATCGAATCAATATGTTCAAAAATGAAATACAAAATGGATGAAGATGACGAAACTGGAGATTTGTTGTTGAGTTTCTGTAAAATTGTAAAACATCTTGGTGATGAAATTTACACCCAAATTAGTTTCAATGAAGAATTTCAGACAATTGAAATTTACACAGAATTGGTTTAATGGAGGTTGTGTCATGTATGATTCTAAAGGTCAATTAAAACAAGTGTATCGTTGTAAAGATAGTTTCGTGGATTCTGAATTAAAGATTGTCTCATTGTTTATTGAACATCGTAAATTGGTGTCATTAAACGAATCATTTGGTAATCTTTATTCATTGGAAATCGATACATGTATCATTGTGTTCACAGGATTTGATGGATATGGAATAGATACATTGATTGAAAAATTAACAAAACAATTAGCGAGAGGTTAAAATGAATCATGAATTAGCAAAAGAAATGTTGTTTAAACGATTCAACAAACAAATCAAAGAAGTTGTATTACATTTTAACAATCAACTGAATTACATTGTATTAGATAATGATATTTGCGTTAAAATTGATACATGGAACGACAAATTCATTATCGAAGCGTTTGAAGAAGAACAAGGATTAACAATTTGGTCATCAAGTTGTCATATCAATGAATTGGATTCATTCGATCCAGCACAAGAAAAACGAGAATTCTTTTTGACAGAAGGATGGGAATTATGATTATTGAGAACTTTAGAACAAGCGATGATAAATTTAGATTATCTGAAATCTTTAACAGAATGGATAATGGTAAATTCATTGTTGATACAGATTTAATCGTGGATAAACAAGTTGTTCGGAATGTATTAGATGGATTACCATTCGGTGGTGTTGTCTGGTGTGTCGAAGATATTATGGGAAACAAACATATTCTATTCAAACAGATGTATTTTAATTGTCTAAGAGAATTCTATAAAAATGAATTGAAACTTGGATGTGATGTTTGCTATGATAGTATTACTCCATTATTACAATCAAGATTCGACGATACAACATTTACATTCAGAACAATCTGGCATCATCCTGAATTAGATATTTCTGAAATCAAACATAAAATTGAAATGAATGGTGGATAAAATGAATTTAAAAGGTAAATTTGCTACATACATCATAAGCAAATACAATAAACCAGAAATTGTTTTAATTGTATCTGACGTATTTGTCGTCAATAATATGGCAAAATTAGCTGTTGTTGATAAAGAAGGTGTATTATCCCAAGCAGATATACGTGATCTCAAATTACATACAGATGACAATTTTTTAAAAGGATTCGAAACTCATGAAAATAATTAATTTATACGGTGGTCCAGGTACAGGTAAATCAACTACGGCTGCTGGTCTATTCTATCGGATGAAATCAAAAGGATACAAAGTTGAACTTGTATCTGAATACGCAAAAGATTTGACTTACGACAAACGTCATAACATTCTTAAAAATAATCAAGAATACGTCTTTGCCAAACAATTATCTAAAATCAGAAGACTCAAAGACCAAGTCGATTATGTAATTACAGATTCACCATTGTTGATGCAATTGAATTATATCTCAGAAGATTATGATTTGCCAATTCTGAAAGAATTGATTAAAGATGCACATGATTTGTTTTATAATACAGAAATCTTCTTGAAACGAGATTTAGAACATCATGGGTTCCAAGAATATGGTAGAAATCAAACAGTTGAAGAAGCAATGTTGATTGACGACAATATTCATTCTTTGTTATTGAAATCTGAGTTATCGTTTCATTCAATTATAGTTTCTTCAAAAACAGTTGATTCAATTTTAGAGATTATTGAATCAGACCATAAGGTAACAAATTATGAAAGATAACAGAACATTACTTGAAATCTTAAAACACCCAACTGACGATGACATTATCCATTATGATATTGCTTCTGGCACAGCATATTTCGATAATAACATTATGTCTGTATCGCCATGGGTTGGTGAATCATATTGGGCTGTTTATAATGACGATTCAGAAGAATGGGATACATTCGCTACGGTGGATGAACTATGTCAACATATTGAAGGAAATAAAAATGTATTCAATTACATCAAATGATTTTATCTTAACTGATGACACCAAAACAAGAATGACTAAAGATATCCAACGACATATCCAGTCTGAGACTGCTCTGGTTATCTTCGGGGATTCTGATGAATCGTTTATCTACGGTAATACTGCTTGTGGTCGAATCACTCGGATTGAAAATAGAGAAGATGGATTGTATTTTGATTTTACATTCAATACAAATGATGCCGGTAAATTTCTACAAGAGTTGATGAATAAACAAACTCTTGATTTTAATGTAGTGATGATGGGAGATATTCTAAATCAATCATCAGGAAGACCATATGAAATCAATTACAAAGTATTTGTCTGTATAAGCCCTAACTTAACTGGGGTGGATTACAATGTTTAAAGTAGTTTCAAATCAATACGTATTAACAGATGATATTATTCAACAAATGCATGAACAAATTCATGTAATCTTAAAGGAACATGGAGATACATACATTGTATTCGATGATGATGAATCATCAGTTTCAATCAGAATTGATAGAATTGTTGGTAGAGTCACCAATGCCAAATTATTAGATGATGGATTGTATATCGATGTTGTTCCGTTGAACGCAACATTTGGCGATTCATTTAGAAATATGCTTACCGAAAATCCATCGATTAAATTCAATCCTTGTTTGATTGGAAATATCGCACCAAATCAAGATAAACCTCCATATCATTTCAATTTTCAACATTTAATGAATTTCATTCCGAATATAACGGGGACATCTAATGATTAAATTTATTTTATTGTTATCGTTGTTGATATTAACGGGTTGTAATAATGATGCATTATACAGGGCAAAGATTATTGAAAAGATGACGCCGGAACGGATTAAAGAAGCATTGTTGATTTGTTCATACAATTTATATATTTGCGAATGCACTATTTTAGATTACGGTAAAAGAAATGAAAGTTGATGTATGTTTAGATGTTATCAAGAAGAATGATACCGTGGTAGTTGAATTGGAAGGAACTGAGATTTCTGTATATGGAATTGATGAATCCAAATCGATTTATCTAGTTGATGGAGCAGACATAACCGATTCTTATATAATGTTACATTATATACATGAGGTGTTCGAAAATGAATAGAGTATTATACAATGACATGAAATCCGAATTAGAATTTTATGATGAAGATAACAATCTGTTCTATTTCAGTACAACGTATCTATTGGATAAAGCAATTGGTGAATTAACAGATGATGAATATGTACAATTCGTCCAATTATTGACCAAGTTCAAATTAGAATAATCAAAAACCTCAGTTCTTAGGAATTGGGGTTTCTTTTTGTTTAAAATTTAATAAGATTTTTCTTTCGATGATAAGAAAAATCATTATAATAGATTTCAAGTTGGAAGAATCCAATGAACTTAAATCAATCTAAATCAATTACAAAGGTGGTATAAAATGAACGCATCAAAATTAAACAAAAACAAAGTTCTTGAAATGATTATCAAAGAAGACAACAGACATCAAGCTCATCCAATTAAAGAATTGCTTGAAAGAGCTTCTTCAGTCAACAAATCATTCACAGTTAAACTTGAAGTTTCTGAAGATGGATGTAATTGGACAAATGCTTTGATTGTTTTCAAGAACACACAAGTTTCACCTTATCTACCAAAAACTAGAATGATGTCAATCGGTATTGTGAATGATACTGAATGCGAATTTACATTCAACATGACGTCTGTTTTATCAAAATTTTAAATCCGGAGAATCCGAACATGAGTATTTTTAATACAATTAGAAATGTTATCGATAACATTGAAACATCTGTTGAAGCAACAAAAGCTGCTCTACAGGAAAAACAGAAACAACAAGTTCAACCAAAATTGACATTGGTTAAAGGACAACGTATTACATTAGAAAAAGATGGAAAATCTTTAACCAATATCTGCGTTGGCGTGAATTGGGGTATGATTGGAAGAACAGCTGTTGATTTAGATGTAAGTTGTATTACATTTAAAAACAAAGTGAAAGATGAACTAATCTATTTTGGTAATCTAAGAGGTAAAGGAATTACACATTCTGGTGATGATTTAGTTGGTGATTCAAACGGAGATGATGGATTAGATAATGAAATCATCTCAATTAAATTAAACGAATTGAAACCAGATGTTGACCAAATCTTTGTTGTATTGAATTCTTACAGAGGTCAAAAATTCAATGACATTCCTTTTGCGTCAATTAGAATCTATGAAGGAACACCGTCTAGAGTAGATTTCGTTCTTGCCGGTTATAACATCTCTAAAGACGATACATTTAAAAATAAAGTTTCAATGATTCTTGGTAAATTGTATAAACATAACAATGAATGGAAATTCAACGCAATCGGTGACTCAACCAACGATGTAACATTAAACGACATCGTATCAACAATTTCAAAATCTTATCTATAGGAATATATCATGACATCTTTAACATTAACAAAAGGTAACAACTTATCTTTAACAAAAATCGATCCATCATTAACCAATATCGTTGTTGGATTAGGTTGGGATGCCAGAACAACTGATGGGGCTCCGTTTGATTTGGATGCGTCGGCTTTCTTATTGACAAATGGTAAGACGCGTTCTGACTCGGATTTTATCTTCTATAATCAATTGAAATCAGTTGATGGTTCAACAGAACATCTTGGCGATAATCTAACGGGTTCTGGTGACGGAGATGATGAACAAATTGTAATCAAATTGAATCTCGCACATAAAGATGTTGATAAATTTAGTATTACTGTTACAATCCATGAAGCAGAACAACGTCGTCAGAACTTCGGTCAAGTCAATAATGCGTATATTCGATTGATTAACCAAGACACTGGCGTTGAAATCTTACGTTATGATTTAACGGAAGGTGCGTCGTCTGAGACTGCCATGATTTTTGGCGAAGTTTATCGATACAATAATGAATGGAAATTCAAAGCAGTTGGTCAAGGATATTCTGGTGGATTGAAAGCGTTGGCTAATCAATTTGGTATCTATATCTAATATGAATGGAATCTAGGATTATGTCTTAGATTCCATTTTCTTTTTACAGAATTACATTATAATTACCTTGCTGTTTAATTTTACATTATAGGAACATATATGAGTATCGTAAGTTTAAATTTTCTAACAGATGATTCATCTAATGCAGTATTGAAAGATGTTAATTTCTTCAAATTCTCTGGTGGAGAAGTTCATGTACAATTGAAGAATACTCCAAAAAATGTATATGAAGTTGAAATTCAGACCAGACTTAAATCATCTGATGACATCATGGAATTGTTGATGGTAACAAACGCATTAAGATTACATTATGGTTCTAAGATACCATTAACATTGGTCACTCCTTATTTACCGTATGCTAGACAAGATAAAGTGTCTGACGACGGCGAATCATTATCATTGAAAGTGTTTGCTGATTTAATCAACAATCAAAATTACAATCGAATTGTTACATTTGATGTACATTCAGATACATCTCTGGCTTTATTTGATAACATTATCAACATTGAACAATACCAAATTGCTTCTGAATGTATTGATGAATTGGATGATAAAATCAATTTAGATAATCTAGTGTTATTATCGCCAGATTTTGGTGCATCTAAAAAGATTTACAAATTGGCATCTAAACTTTCATTGGATGTTGTCCAAGCAAATAAAGAAAGGGATTCGTCCGGTCATATCATCAGAACAGAAGTGTATAGAGATGATTTCAATGGTAAAGACGTATTGATTGTAGACGACATCTGTTCAGGTGGTAGAACTTTTATCGAAATATCTAAAATTCTATCACAAAGAAATGTTGGTAAAATATATCTTTACGTAACTCATGGAATTTTTGATATTGGAATCATTCCAATTTTAGATTCAGGTATATGTAAAATCATTACGACAAATTCTTTTATAGAAAATTCAAACCATGAAAGATTGCATATTATTGAAATTTTTAATTAGTTACATAAAATTATCTAAATTAGAATCTGTTTTAGCAATGCAATTATCAAAATGATTTTGTAACATACGTTTTGGGGTGCCTATATGATTACAATGAGGGCATTGTATTTTTGGTTTAGGTACCCCAGGTTTACCTCTTTTTGAATTTGCTGCTTTAAATTTATCACTAGGTTCTCTTTTAATACCCGTGAAAACAGTACAATTATCAAAATGTAAATTTCTAACATTTTGCGTATCTGGTAAAGTTTTATTACAATGAGGACAATCAAAAAATTTAGTTATTTTCCTAGAATTATTTATTTTTGGACAATGGTCAAAATGGGTTGCCAATAATCCTTGCATTTTACCTTCTAATCCACAATGAGGACAATTCCCTATTTCTAAATTTTGTTTAATATCATGAACCAATTTACCAGTAAAAACTTTACAATTATCTAAATGGTATTTTTTTAAATTAGAAATATCCATTTCTATATTACAATGAGGACACACACCTTTTGGTCTAGATTTATTTGATATGGAAATCTTTTGTCTGGTGGATTCTAAAATTATTCTATTAGATTGCGCAGCAGATGCATCTTCTTTTAATTTTTCGTACGATTTTCCATTAATTTTAAAATATCTATCAGTTTGATAATCATTACACCTTCTCATACCAATAAATGCGTATGCCATAAAACCGCCTTGCGATTTCCATAATAACCAATGTGCTATAAAATGTTCTTGTCCAGTTAATTCGATCCCATTCCAAGGGTATTTTACAAGATTTTTATATTCTGGAAATTGAGTTTTCGCTTTTGGTAAAATATGATGCAATTCCGTATATACATTTTTTGGTTTATCGTTTCTAGAAATCATGAAATTGATATATCGCTTAGTGTAAAAATTATTTTTAGATTTGGATGATAATTGTTGATATAAAAAATCTTTTAAATTTTCCATTACTTTTTCCTTTTATATAAATTATGATAAAATTATTTAATACGACGGTGGTAGAACCTTCCAAGAAATTGTCAAAGTGTTGAAACAACGTAATGTTGGTAAAGTGTATTTGTACGCAACACATGGAATCTTCTCAAAAGGATTAGATGTATTGTTTGATGATGGTATTGATTTAATTATCACAACAAATTCGTTCTATGATGATGAAAATGAAGATCCTCGTTTATTTGTTAATGATGTTTTCGGAGTATAATATGCAAGATAGATTTTTAAGCGATACAACGGCGTTCCAACGATTATTGGAAGAATATAAAAAACATGGTTCATTATACATTGGATTCGATTTCGACAATACAATTTATGATGTACATGGATTAGGGGATACGTTTCCTGAGATGGTTAAATTGTTACATGATCTCAAATCAATTAATTGTAAGTTGATTCTGTTTACATGTAGAGAAGGGAATGAATTGCAGGAAGCTGTTGAATATTGTAAATCAATTGGTATTGTTCCCGATTACGTTAATGAATCTCCTTTGTTTAAAACAAGAAAACCATTCTTCAATGTTTTACTTGACGATCGAGCTGGTTTAGCATATACTTTTGAAATGTGTAAATCATTGGTATTAAAAGTTCGAGGAAAGTAAAATGGATACAATAACATTTAAAGAATGTCTTGACTATTACAAAAAGATAGACGATAATAAGAATGAACCAATTAAGAAAGTTGAATTAAATCAACCGTTGTTTGGCGTTGAAACCATTAAAAACGTAGACATTCTTAATTTGTTATCGAAATCTAAAACACATTTTTAATAAACAAAGGAAATAAATCATGAGAACGTTTAACTGTAAAACAAAAACATTGGTATTAAAAGATTCTAAAATTGAAGGATTTGAATTTGACGAGGATTCGTCAGAACCTTCTATTATTGTGTATATGATTTCTCGTAACAGTTTTACATTACATACATCAGAAGGTAAAACGAATCAAATTTCATTAGATGAATACAATCGAATCAAAGAATCTATTGTAAATCCAAAATACAAAGTTTCAACAAATTTAACACAACAATAAGGAACAGTAAAATGAACAACGCATTATTACAAACAGATGCTTATAAATTAGGACACATCAAACAATACATCCAAGGTACGGAAGTCGTTTATTCAAACTTCACCGCTCGTTCTGGTAAACATTCAGGAATCAAAGATTGTAAAGGTGTTTATTTTGTTGGATTACAACATTTTGTAAAGGAATATCTAATTGATGAATGGAATACATCATTCTTTTCTAAACCAAGAGACCAAGTCGTAAAACGATACAAACGATTTGTTGATAAAATGTTGAATTCTGATGTTGATGTATCGCATATCGGAGTATTACATGATTTGGGATATTTGCCAATCACAATCAAAGCATTACCAGAGGGTTCGTTTGTTCCTTTTAAAGTTCCTTTGTTGACTGTAATCAATAATATCCCAGAGTTCTTCTGGTTGACTAATTACATTGAAACTGTATTGAGTTGTGAAATGTGGCTTGGAATCGCTTCGGCAACACGTTACATGGAATTCAAGAAAACCAGTTTGAAGTATTCAGAATTAACATGTAATGATAATTCGTTTGTTCCATTTCAGAATCATGATTTTAGTATGAGAGGTATGCAGAATAGACAATCTGCTGCTGTATCTGGGTTTGCTGTATTGGCAATGGGTTCTGTTGGTACTGATACATTACCAGCTATTGAATTGGCTGAAGATTATTATGGAGCAAACATCGATGAAGAATTGGTTGGTTGCTCGGTTCCCGCCTCGGAACATAGTACCCAGACTTCTTACGGAGTTGAAAATGAATTGGAATCAATCCGTCATTTAATTGAAGATGTTTATCCAGATGGAATCTTCTCAATGGTTTCCGATTCGTGGGACTTCTGGCAATTAGTTACGGAGTATCTACCCGCATTAAAAGATACAATCATGAATCGTAACGGGAAACTTACAATCCGCCCAGATTCGGGGGATCCTGTTGATATTATCTGCGGAACATATTCTGTATTGAATGGTAGATCTCCAGAACAAAAAGGATTGATTGAATGTTTATGGGAAACATTCGGTGGTACAATTAATTCAAAAGGATATAAAGAATTAGACCCACATATCGGAGCAATCTATGGTGATTCAATTACATTAGAACGTCAGGACACTATCCTACGAAAATTGATGGAAAAAGGATTTGCGTCCAACAATATTGTATTTGGAGTAGGATCGTACACTTACGGAATGGTCTCAAGAGATAGTTTCGGAATTGCGTTTAAGTCCACATACGTCAAGGTTAATGGAGTTGGTAAACCAATTTTCAAAGACCCAAAAACGGATTCTGATGGAACCAAAAAATCTGCCAAAGGATTGTTGATGGTATCTCATGAAAATGGACAATATACATTGAATGACGACGTTGATGCAAAACAAGAAAAACATGGATGTTTAGAAGTTGTATTCAAAGATGGAAAATTGGTCAAGGAAACAACGTTGGCTGAAATTAGACAACTCGTCAACAAATCATTATAATTACCAAACCGATATGATTAAGTTCATATCGGTTTTTATTTGCTTAGGATTTATATGTTTACACCAGATTACAATTCTCCACCATCAGATACAATTAAAGATTTACTCAATGAAAAAGGAATAGACGATAAAGAGTTTGCTAGATTGATGGAAATACAGTATGATTCTATTTGTTTATTGTTATCAGGAGAAGTTCCTATAACATACAATGTGGCAGTTAGATTAGAACATGTATTAGGTTCAACTGCTGAATTTTGGGTTAATCGAGAAATCAAATATAGACAAAGGATGATTCATGGTTAGACACGGAGAAGACCCCTTCTTGGAATGTTCATCCAAAGGAAATAAACGATTCTCGGCGTTCTTTGCTTACATTAAATCAAGACATAATACAATTGAGAACATTTACCAAGCATCTAAAGTGTTTGATGATGGAGTAACAGGTTTAGAACCAAAGGAATGTAAATCTTATCAGAAACATCATAAGATTGTCAATATGGATGAATGTACAAAATTGTATAGAAGTTTATGGATTGAATATATCAAGGAGAATCCTTATCTACTGGACGAATTAACAAAGTATTCAGGGTTGTCTGATATATTTGGTAAGGAAGGAAACAATTGTCAGGCAACTGTATTATGGGAATTACGTAATAAATGGTTAGAACATAAAAATAAAATATCTTTATTTTAGTATTAAAACGTATTATTATATGTCATCTTTAAAAATTATAAATTTATCAAATTATGAAAACCATGCCAAATTATAAATTGTCATTAGAAGAAATACAAAATAGCAAAAGATGTGGATGTTATTATTGTTGTTCTATATTCTCATCAAATGATGTTGAAATTGATGATGATTATTACAGTTGTCCTAATTGCGGAATTGATTCTATTATAGTAGAATCAAAGGATTACAAATTAACTAAAATCAAATTGAAGGAAATTAAAAAACGTGAATTCTATTAAAACATTTAAAGAATTTCTTGCAGAAAGAAATGCATTTTTGACATCAACAATGAATAGACGAACAATTTTTGTTTATAATACATCACATTCTAACGAACGAAAAATTGAAAGAGATATTTCAGACGATGAAATAAAAGAAACATTGAATCAAGGTATAGAATGGTTGTCTTTACATGAAAATGAATTTAAAGATAAAAAAACGGCGGCATTTTTATTCTATTCAAATAGCAAACAAGTCGGGATTGTTTGTGATTTTAAAGTGGATAAGAAAATATCAAATTCATTGAACAAACATCTATTCATTATAACAATTTTACCAAAAGGTAAACATATAGCAAAATTAGGAACCCAGAAGATTATAGTTGAATCTGCTGAATATACATTCGATATTTTTGTAAGTTTACCATAATATGAAAATTGTATTAACATCACAACAGAATAGAGCAATCGGTAATCTAGTGGAGTTTGTTGGTAACAAGCGTGAAGATTACATTTGTTTAATTGGACCAGCGGGTTCTGGTAAAAGTTCAGTCATTGTTGAGTTCCTTGACTATTTACCAGAAGGATTAAAGATTTGTTTTACCTCTCCCACTAATAAGGCAACCAAAGTTCTAAAGAATATGTCAATCAAACGAGGACTAAATGTTGAATGTAAAACGATACATTCACTACTCGGTTTGACAATGAAAATCAATAGAAATGGTGAGGAGAAATTGACACCAAGTGGTAATTCATCATTTGATAAATTTGATTTGGTGGTCTGTGATGAGATGTCCATGGTTGATTCGGAATTGTTTGATTACATTAACAAAGGCGTTATGTTCTCATCTAATGCCAAAGTTATATTCATGGGGGATAACAACCAGTTGAATCCAGTGAATGAAACTGAATCTCCTACATTTAATATCGACAATAAGATCTATCTAACCGAAGTCATCAGACAGAAACACGGTAATCCGATTCTAGATTTGTGTACAACCATTAGACATCAATTAGATAATAATGTCTACAAGATGCCTGCAGTTGAAACAAAGACCAATGAAATTGGAGATATCGGAGTTCATGAAGTTGATAATCATGAAATGATGAACATTATCTACCATGCATTTACAGATCCAAAGTTTGATTCAGATCCTGATTTAATTAGAGTAATTGCTTGGCGTAATAAGACAGTTGATTGGTTCAATGAAACTATACAGAAGATTAGATACCCTAATTTAGACAAACCATTTGCCATTGGTGAACATTTTGCATTCTCTAAACCGATGCATACTGTGAGTACATTTGTCGAATTCAATAAGAATCAAATAATGTATGAAGGATGGGATAAGATTATCTGCCCAACTGAAACAGAAGCGAGTATTGTATCCTTAGATGAAATCGAACCATTTGTATATGAACCAAATCAGAGACAAATATCCAAAGGATGGATATTTACTAAACATGTTGTCAGAAGATATCTAGTTACATGTAAATTACCAGACAAATCAAGACATTCATTTGTAATTCCAGCGGATAAGAATGAATTGAAGATGTTGACTGAATTTATGTCAACATGCACTAGAACTAATATGTTTGGAATTAATTGGGAATTGTTCTATCTTGTGCAGAAACACTTTACGGATATTCGACAAGTGTATTGTATCACGTCTCATCGTTCTCAGGGTTCTACTTATTCAAATGTTATAGTTCATGCCAAAGACATTTTCTGTAATCATAACAAAGAAGAATCATTAAGAAGTTTTTATGTGGCTTGTAGTAGAGCTACACATAATTGTATTGTCCATAAATAGTTTGTTTAGAGGAGAATAAAATGAATAGAGAAGGATGGGGTGATATTGATTCCACAGAGGTTATCTAATATGTTAACATTTGAACAATGGAAACAATATAAAGGTGGATACGTATCTGTTAAATTATCGGAAGAGGATTCCAAACGTATCAGAAGATTCTTTAATGATAATGGAGTTGAAGACATCATCGAGGATTTACATGTAACATTAATGTATGATGTATCTAATCCAGCATACAAAGTTGAATCATTACATGATAAATTTGTTGGTATTATCACTGGATGTAAATTACTTGGCGAGAAAGGTTCTAAATGGGGTGCAGTTACGTTGACATTAGAATCTCCTGATTTGATTGCTCAACATAATGTATTGAGCAATCTAGGATACAAACATTCTTATCCTGAATACATCCCACATTTATCGATTAAGTATAAACCAAGTGATGAAGATATTCAGAAGATCGAAGAATTGACTAAACAATTACAAGGAAATAAATTGACATTCGATTCATTCAGTATTGATCCAATTAAAGAGTAATTACATATTATCCCAGAAGACCGAAAGTTGACTGGGATTTTTATTGGATACAATATTCTGACTACAAATCAATCTTAAAACATACATTATTTGGACGTTAATGGACTCTAGTTGTTCGTTTCCATATTATGTAAATAAATCTACAGGATGTTCTGAATCCATCTTAAAACAACAAATTTCCATTAAAAATCCCAGACACTTTAACATGTCTGGGATTCTTTCATTATTTATTCAATAGACGAAGATACTTGTCTAATTGTTTATCCTGTAAATCATAACAACTCAATACGTCATTGAATTCTAATTGTTTCGTTGGAATAATCACTGATGTAATTCTTCCTCTGATTTCAACTCTAATACCTTTCTTAAATGTAGTGTCTGTTACATCAGTGGATTTGATTACTTTACCATCTGGTGTAATTACATTTCTGTCATAGAAATTGTATGATGTATAATTGTTCTTCTTAATATCAACATATTCTTTGAATGACATCATTCTTGGTTTGACTGCTTCATTTAATGATTTATCTAATTCTGATTTATCTACCAATTTCACTTCATACGCCTTAATAATTTTTAATTGTCTGTTGGCATCAAATACAACCCATTCTGGCGAAGCAATTCTATCATTACCTAATCCAGCTTCTTTGTAATCATTACCTTTTACCCCAAGTTCGTTTTCCATTTCAAAAACGTAACCAGTTGTACCAAGTCTTCTGGTCATCCCTTTATTACCAACATATTGTAATACTTTGTCGATATTGGTACCAAAGTAAATACCATCACCTAACATTCTACCTTGTATACCAATAGCAGAATTACTTTGTTCTGGTAACACTTTAAATCCATATCTAAGAATCATATTAGCGGCAATAGAACCAGTACCATGGAATGCAGGAACAATCTCTTTATGTGTATTATTTTGAATCATCAATTCCTTGAACTCTTGGAATTTATCATCTGGTAGATGAACTTCAAATTGACGTAAGACTAATGGATAGATGTCACCATGTTTACCACCAGAATGCGTCTCATCAACAATCTTCTGAGATAACTTCTTGTTTTCGGAATCCGTTGTTTTCAAATCAACAATTTTCAATGGTTCAATAGTTGCAACAGATTCATCTTTAACAAAATCATTGATGGTCTGCGATAAAGTCTTATTCTTAGAGAATTTCATTTTGGTGCCAGAAATTACACTAAGGTCGATGTCATTGAATTCCAATATTGCTTGAATAGATTTGGCATCTAGTTCTTCTTTGATTGGTAATGCGCTATCTTTTAAATCATGCATCACTCTGAATGTCGAGTTGAAATTCTTTTTGACTCTTGTTTTAATCTTATCACCAAAATCATTGAAGATAGAATCAACAAGTTCCGGTTTGGTTTTATAATTGGATACCAACAAATCAAACAATGATGATGAAATACCATCTAATCGTTCTTTGTCGTCGAAGTATTCAAATACACCATCATCCGTAAATGCTCTTTTAAATTTATCATTGAAATAATCAATTACATTTGGTTTGGTGAATAATTGTTTCATGTAACCATATTTTCGTTCCCATGGATACCATTTATCCATATCTTCCATGAACAATTTATTCATTGAATTTAGATACGGTGTGAAATGAGGTATACTTGAATTTTCTAAACCAGCTTTGATTAAAATTTCATTGTAATTGAATTTCTTCAATAAATCATCAGGTTCCTTTATCAATCTACCAGTTAATACAACATTTCGTAATGCAAGTAATCTATCATTAACGTCATAAATTTCATCAATTTGTTGTTGATTTAAATGAACAGCCATCGAGCTACCATAATCGATACCCATGTCTTTGATTGTCAATTTAACAGCATCCACTAAGATTTCTGGAAAATCTTTTACAATACGTTTACCATTATCAGTTGAAATTAAGATCTTATGTTCAGTGTAAAAATCAATGATTTCTTTACCCGTGGAAATATCTTTGTTACACATATATTGAACAACTCGTAAAGGTCCGAAAATCTTAACGAAATCCATATTTCTATCTTTCAGAATCATGATTGAATCTTTAATATCAAATTGCATCCAATCCATATTTCCATATTTTCCCAATTCAAGAATTTGTTCTTCCGAATAATTTAAGAAAACATATTTTCCCATTGTTTCTAAATGTTTGGATTTAAAACGATTGTTTATAAATCCTGGATATTTTTTTGATAATTTAATAACAACATCTATATCTTTTATTAATTCGTCTGCGTCTTCTTCATTCATGTTGAATCCATTTTTGTTCAAAATTCTATCATATAATTCTTGATTGAATTGTTTAACTTCTGGTTCTTTCTCAACAATTTGAATTGGTTCATCTATAACATCCGGTGGAGTTGTTACAACAGCAGTCGACGTATTAACGGTAGGAACAAATATCTGAGGATTTGCTAATGTAGGCGGAACAGCAGACGCAGTTGGCGTTGTCGCTACGCCAGTTGTCTTAGGTTTATGTGTATGTCTTTCAATTCGACCAACTTTCTTTGCCAAATCAAGATACTCTCCGTCACCATATGCAGTCTTATGTTTATACAATTTGTAACTCAATCTATCGAAACTGGTGACACTATTCATGTAATCATCAACAGTCTTTTTCAAATCCGTTGGGATAGCGGAATGAAACGCAGGAGATAAATCGGACAACCATGCTCTGATAATTGCATCATCGAATGAAGGTACATCCGAGACTTTCAATTTCGCCAATAATTTGGTCATCTCATTGGCAGTGTTTGTATTCTTGAAACCATGTCCATCATGCATGATTTTCAGAATTAAAGACGCATCATTGTTATCATCAGTGATGTTGACAATCTGTAATTTCTTATCACCGACAAAATAATGTTTGGCTTTGGTAGAATCTTTATTGTATAGAGATAGATTACCGATGAATGAATATAAGAATGCAGTTACAATGGTCTTCTTATCTTTCAGGAAGTCGTCTTTCTCCTGTTGAGAAGTATAAAGACTGTTCTCGTTGATTTGTTTGCGTATGTCGTTGAATGATTTCATGGAGTATCCTTTTGTTATTATATTATTTATTTGTTTAATAATACAATTTATCATTATTTTATTATGTATGACAGGAAACTCTACAGGATATAATGAATCGTCCTTAAATCAGCAAATTTCCATGTAGGATTAAATGTTAACATCGAAGATGTAAATTCAATGTATCGAAAGAGTCTTAAGAATACACGAAACGTCGAGCTTGATATAATCAACGTCTTAAACTCCTTTCGAAATGTCAGAAACTCGGGTATAGTAGACTATGTCGACGTTTCAGTTATTACCTTTAATAACATTTCTATATTCTTTTATTGTTTTCTATATTACTTCAAGATTCTTTATCGACTTTATAATTCATCCCAACGTGAACTAATCATTCTGTTGGGATTTTTATTGTTTAAAATTTACATAATATGATTTCAATCCAATCATATAACATCCATTATTTGTCCAATATTCCATCTTAATGGAATCTTTGTATATTATGTCAATCAACTCTATGTCATAAAATCTCTCCATCTTAAATCAGCAAATAACTGGACAGGATTTTATGTTAACATCGAAACAATAGATACCATGTATCGAAAGAGCATTAAAGGTATTGTTCGATAATCTAAGGCATCGAATATGATTATTACAAGCTAAAGATTTCTCTTGACTTTTCGACGAAATTCAATTATAGTAGACTATGTCGACGTTTCAGTTATTGCCTTTACTTTCATTAAGTGTTCTTCTATATCACTATTAGATTCTTTATAGACATTATTATATTACTACAACGACATAATATAATCATCTATATTCAACATAAAATCTCCGTCATTCAGATCCCGCCAGATTTATTCTGAGTGGGATTTTTATTGTTTGAAATTTACAATATGTTTGTTCCGAATCATTCTTAATATATCCATTATTTGCTCGTTAATGGGCTCTAATGGATCGTTTCCATTATATGTCAATCAACTCTACAGGATATATTGAATCCATCATAAAACAACAATATGGATGTCTATAATAAACAAGAACATCGAAGTTGTAAATTCAACATATCGAAAGAACATATTAAACATCGAAACGGAATCTTAAGATGAAATAATGTATCGAATGTGTAATAATCATCGTCTTATACTCCTTTCGAAATAATAAAAAACCCAGTATACTAGACTATGTCGACGGTTTGAGTTAGTTCTATTAATGTTCTTTACTCGTTTTAGTATTCTTTTATATTACTTCAAGACTCTTTATAGACTTTATTATATCATCACAAGACATTTTATAGACTTTATTATATCAATTATTCAACATAAAATCTCTGTCATCCAGAATCCCAATATGAACTAAACATTCTGTTGGGATTTTTATTGGATTCAATATACAGAATTGTCATTCCAAAACAACCCTAATGTATCTATTGTTTGTCCAATAATCCACTCTAATGGAATCTTTATGTTAAATGTCAATCAACTCTACAGGATATAATGAATCCATCTTAAACAACAAATAATTGGAAAGGATTTAATGATTACATCGAAACTGTAAATTCAACATATCGAAAGAGCATTAAGGACATCGAAGGATAACCGTAAGCATCGAATATGATTATTACATGATAAGAATACTCCTTTCGAAATCGATAAAACTCGGATATACTAGACTATGTCGACGGTTTGAGTTAGTGTATCTATTGTTTTTAGGTTTTCTTTTAGTGTCTTCCTCGACTTTATTTTATATACATTTCAACTGGAAAATTCCTTTCGATGTATATTAAAATCATTATAATAGATTTCAAGTTGGTTTAATCCTGAATTTCATTTACAATTTTATGAGGTAATAACAATGTCAATCTTAATCGTTTCCTTTCTCTCTGCATCAATAATCACTGGTGGACAAACTGAATTGGTGAATCATGAATACAAAATTGGGTATCCTTCTCGTTCTGAATGCATCAGAGGAAAACAAGAACAAGTCAAATTGTTGGAACAAATGAACCAAGATTCAATCCTTGGGTATTCAGTTAAATGTGAAGGGTGATCGTCATGAAGAAAGAATCATTACATAATCAGATCCAATTCAATGAATTATTGAGAACAAAGTTCCTGATTAGAAATTATCCTTCGACGGTTGGTAGAGTGTTTGAATTAACTAATACAGACACCACAATTAAAATGGTTGTAGATATCGGTAAACAAATAGGCGAAGTGATTTGTTGTCTTAAAGGGGATGGAGATTATGTTATAATCGATGTAGATAATGGTAAATTTGAGACTATCGACGAATTGTTAAACATTATTGAGGAGTGGTTATGATTTGGAATGCGTTGTTTATGATTGTCGGGTGTATCGCTGTTATTGGATATACAAAATTATTATATGATGCTTTGTTCACAAACAAATATAGAGAATAATATGTTATTGAAAGAAATCAAAAAGTATTTACATTTTCGAGGAAAGGATTCTTCAATAAACACAATAGATTACAATATCTTTTTAAGCTCGGTTCGTTCTGATGTCTGTATTATCTTTAAACAAAATTATAGATCGTTCAGGATTCAACATGTAAAAGAACATGACGGACCTTGGAGTTTCAACAAAATTGATTTATGCGACGATAATGGATTATCTGTGTTAAAAGAATACTTGGATTGGGAATCAGAAGTTGATATTGAAATTTTCCATAAATTGGAGGATAAATGAGACAAATCTTATACAGAACGTTTATATATTGGTCGATTCAAGTTGTTGCGTTAATGATTGCATTGGTATCAATAATTGTGTTACCGATTTCTGCATTAGTAAGTTCAATGTACAGTCATTACATCGATAAATTAGAACCATTTACAAATTCTGAATATATCGATAACATAATGGATGTCCATAAAGAAATGGTTGAACACCTTGAATCGTTTTTGAAGAGAGTATTACATGTCGAATAATAAACACCCAATACAATCAATGATAGATTGGATGAACACTCCTGAAGGAGAAGCATCTTTAGATAAACATTTTAAAATGTTGAGACGACAAGAAGAACGCGAAGAACAATTTGGCGTTTATCTAAATGGATTATCTGACGCAGACTTTAAAATTGTTTTACATAAGATTATCGACAAATCGAATAATGGTAGATGTAGATTCTTTAATAATGCATTATTTGAAACCGCCGCCGAATTTGGAGTAGAATCAACGGATGAAGATTCTATGTTCATGTCATATTGTTATGAATATCGAGGGTTGCTCTTCAGAAGATACGACGGTCAAGGATCCGTATATACAATTTCAGATTCAACAGATACATTATATGACTCCATGAGATATTAAATGAAAAAGAATTTATGGTATCTCATTATTATATTCAGTCCAATTACATGTGGTGTATTTCCTTTCTTTTATTTGGAACACTTAAAATTGGACTGGTTCAACATCAAATATGCATTTCCATTGTATATTTTACTTTGGTTGTATGCTTGGTCTTATTTTATTGATAGAGAATGGACAGATTTATGATTCTATATGAAGCATTATTCTTCGCTAATCTATCTAAACAATCATACAACGATTCAATAACTGTACAAGGGTATTCTGTTGAATTATTTTCAAATTGTTTTGCGCAAGCATTCTTATTGGAATCAGAAACTGAACAAATAATTGTATTCAGAGGCACTGACGAACCAGAAGATTGGATTGCTGATATATCATTTACATTGAAAAAAGGGATTCAAAGTGGATTCTTGAGATATTCTGAATTGTTATTGGAATCATTGGGTGATAGATTAGACAAAAATAAAAAATTATATTTGACTGGACATTCATTGGGTGGTGCAATCGCAGTTATCTTTTCACATTTAATCGACAGAGATGATTGTGTCATATATTCTTTTGGATCCCCTAGAATTGGTAATAAAGAATTTGTGGATAACGTTAAATCAACACATTATAGATTTGCTGCTGCGTATGATTATGCTCCCATGACTCCGATTTATCCTTATAGACATCATGGGATTTTAATGTATATAAATTCCAAAGGGAATATCGTTCAAGACTGTAATATAATGGACATAATCAAAGATAGATTGACTGGTAAATTTATTAAAAATTCACACGACATTAATTTTTATATTAAATCTTTAGAAAGTTCTTTCGATGTAAATAAAAATCATTATAATAGAGTTCAAGTTGGAAGAATCCAATGAACTTTTAAATTAAACGAACTCTATATAAGGTGGTTATTATGTCAAATCCAAATTTCAAAACTGAATTAGCTGAAGCTCTTGAAGCTGGTTTGAAAGATCCAAGAACATTTGAACAAGCAAACAAAATGTACAGAAACATGTTCCGTTCAAAACCTTACCAAGCGTCTGAATACATGGAAATGTTGATGGAAGAATGGAACGATTTGTCTGACAATGAACGTAAATTCTGTTACATTGAACCAACAATCCGTTTCAAAGAAGAATTCGGAGTTGAATACAATCCAGAATTATTGATTTGTGAATTATGCAATTACAAAGGGGAGGGTGAAGAAATGATGGCATTATATGAAAATGTTAAACATCTTTCAGTCTTTGTTGATAAAGAAACTTCTTTCAACTTATTTCAATAGAGGATAATACAATGTCAAGCGATTACGATAACTGGTTCTTTAATGGACATGATTCAGACAATGATGTTCCACCTTTACCAGAAGGTAAATATGAAGTGGTGTTCAACGGTGTTAATACAACGGTTGTTATAACAGGAGAATTTATCGAAAGAATGTATTGGTATGGTAATGATGGAGAAATTGTTGCCAATATACATTGGGATGAATTTTTACCAGAAACATTATCTAACCTTGAAGATGTCCTTTTGGAAATGTCTTATGAATACTGGTCTAATCAGGATGAGTATTAAATGAACGTTTCAATTAACAGTTCTTTATTGGGACAACTTGCTACATTTCACCCAGAAAGAGCCAGATGTAAAATCATATCCGAACCGTTCTTGACGGGTAACAATCATCACGTTAATATACTTGTACATTTCTTATCTACAAATAAGATACAACAAGTCTATGTATCAAGTTTAATCTTAGGTGGATGAAATGTGGTCGTATCTATTACAAGCAAATTACGCAATTATCGTTATCCTTTGTTATAGTTTGTATTATCTACAAAAACATGACAAAGATAAAATGTTCATTAACATTGCTGGTGGATTATTGATTGTCAGTTGTATCAGTGGATTTCAAGTTCATTCTCAATATAAACTTGAACAAACCCATGACATTGAAATGACGTTCCAATACATCGACCAGATGTCACCATTAGAATTAAAAAACAAATTAAAAACTTGTATGATTGATTCTGGTAATTGTACATTCGTTTTTGTACAAAAATGATTCGTTGATTGGCATATAATTCCTCCATTATTTGTCCAATAATCCACTCTAGTGGAACGTTTCCATAATATGTCAATCAACTCTACATGATAAATCTAATCCATCTTAAAACAACAAATAATGGTGTTAAATGAACATTATCGACGATGCGTTAAAATTTGCCACAGAACAACATCAAGGTCAATTCAGAAGAAAGACTGGTAAAGAATATATCACTCATCCTATTCATGTAGCAGAATTGTTACGCAAATATAAAACATCTAAGAACATCGAATCATTGGTTTCTGTTTGTCTATTACATGACGTACAAGAAGACTGTGAAGTATCTAACGATGAAATCAGAACGAGATTTGGGGATCTGATTGCCAACCTAGTTGATGAGATGACTTCCGACGATGAACAAATTAAAATTATTGGTAAGACTAATTACCTGATGTTGAAATTAGTTTCGATGTCATCTTACGGACTTACCATTAAATTAGTTGATAGATTATCGAATGTAATGGATTGTCCATCTGATAATTATAAGAAATCAACAATTCAGATTATTCAATATCTAAGACAGAATCGAAATATGAATAAGACACAATCAACTATTTGTTTGGATATCTTACTGGAGTGTATCTAATGACAATCAGACAATCAACTAAGATGACCAATGAAGAATTGTTAATGGGTATATTGAGTACAACCAAATACATTCTACAAAATTCGTTAGATGAATCTCAAGAAATCGATGATGACTATATACAACGACGTATTGATTACATTCAAGTTGCTATTGACGACATAAATGACGACAGACAAATCAAAGATGAAAATGTAGTTATCAGCGAATCCCATTTAATGATGAAATTACATTTCAAACCATCTCATGAACAGATATTGGAATTTGCTGATAAGAACAAAATCGTGTTAACAGAATATGCCAAAATCAATCTGATTGAGACCGAAGATAAGTCAAGACCGTATTGGAGAATCTTAGCTTCATTTAAAAGGATTTCTAAAGAACATCAATTAGCTTTAAAATTAACTGAACATTTTATGAGAACAGGACAATTCAAATATGAATAATATACAACGCGATATTGAAAATCTTATTTGCGAAATTCAACAATTTGATAGAAGAATTTTAGACCATAATCGTTATTATTCCCAATTCTTCGATAGAACAAAACAAAATGTTGAAATTTTAACGAACAATTCGGAATCAATTAATGAAATTATTGATGGAATTGTTAAACATCTATCGGAATTGAAAGGAATATTAACAAATGAAAAGTAAAACAGTTGGATGGATTATCTTGGTGGCATTATCGTTCATCTTAGGGTATATTGGGGGATTTCCATTATTAGATTGTATCTTTAAAATGGTGTTGATATTTGGTGGAACTTGGTTATTTTATCAAAGTATCAATTTAATTGAAGGTGGTAAATTCGGCGAATTAAGACAATTTGATAAAGAATGGTATTGATATGAACATTAAAATCGAAACGTATTCCAGTTATGAAATTTGCGAACGACAAGTGGAATACATGATTGAAAATGGATACAAAGTTATTGGATTCTCTCATCATTTAGATGATGGATTAAATTCTACAACATTTACAATAATGTATCAGGAAGTCAAATGAAACTGAACATTAAAATTGATAACAGAACTGTAATTCCATTCAGCGATAACTTCGCTAGATTCAGAAGTTATCTGATGAAACATACTGGTCTATCTAAAGACGATATAGTGAAGGAATCTGATGATTGTTACCTCATACGGAATCAAATCTTTGGTTATAATGATTGTATTATTTGCGCAGGCAATGATTATTGATGTTGGAATTGTTGAACGATTACAAACAGTATTTGGTGTACAATGAAAAAATTTAAATTAGAATTATCTTACGGTTCCACAAAACTTATTGATGAACAAGGAATCTCATCAACTATATTCTACAAAGGAACATTGGAAAAGAACAGACTGAAGACATTGGCTGATTGGTTACATGATAGAAATTATGTAATCACAAAGATGACAAGAACAGAATTAGAAGTAATCATTGAATCTCAATTAGGAATTTAACATGAGCAAATTTACAGAAGAACAAATCAAAGAAGCAAACCAACAGATCGCAGAATTACTTGATGGTGCTTATACCAATATCAATAAAGCTGAAGCAATTGCCAATGAATTTGGTTTAGAATTTGATTGGGATCTCGAATATGGTATGAATGGGACATTTTATGGCACTGGGTATAAACCAAGCTGGGCTGCATCAGATGACGATTGGATTTCGTCTGACAATCAAGGTTGGAATCCAAGCTCGCAAAGTTGTTAATTAAAACAATAACATAGAGGTCACTATGATCCATCAAATAGTTCATATAGGAAGTTACGCTTTATCGCAACATCTTGATATTGGTAGAGAACCAAGAGATTCGGATAAGATTATGAAATGGGATACTTATTGTAAATACATTGGATTGTTGAAACAACATAAAACAATTCGTGCATGTTACCCCACCAATAATGGTAAGAAACAAATTGTAAAATATGACGATAAAATTGTTGAAATTGAAATTGCTTGGCAAGGTTCAACAGCGGAAATGATTCTTAATCGATACAAAAATACAATTGTCGACCAACCGGATAGAGAAATTATTATCAACACTATCGCAGATTTGGATCTACTATATGAATTAAAGATGAGTCATCGTTACCTCAAGAATTCGCCGCATTTCCATAAGACAATGAATGACATTAAGTTAATGGAAGCTGCTGGTGCCGTTATTGAAGACAAGGAATTCTTTGAACGTAGAGAAAAAGAAACGTATAATTACAAACATCCGGTATTGAATGTAGATAAGAATATGTTCTTCAAGGATGAAACTTACAATTTTTATCAACACGATGACATTCATGAATCGGTCAAAATTGGAGAACAACCTGCGTATAAGATGATTATCGAAGAAGGTCAACAAGTTAAATGTTCATTGGATAAATGGAATACATTAACTGAACAACAACGATTACATTGCGCGTTAGAAGAATGTTATGTATTATCATTGGAACGCGGGTTGATACCAAATGAATTTAAGACGGATCCAAAGAAGACATTTGATATTGCTCTTGTTAAAGTCTGTACGAGTATTACGTCTGGTTGGTTCAGAGAATGGTGTTGGAGAAATTATGATTTGATTAAAGAAAATTATAATGAAGACTATTGTATTAAATTCAAAAATGCGTTAGAATTAAATCTTATTAGAAAATTCAAAGAGGACGATTGATATGAGCGATAAAATTATTGAATCTGGTTATTATGTTGAACTTACCACTTGGGAAAATGATGGAGATAATTACAAAACAGAAACTCACACTGGATTAGAATGGTCGGAAGTATTATTCTTGAATGAAATATACAAAAAGTTTAATTCTGGATACAAATCGAACAGTTTCGATAATACGTTTGGTAATCGAGAAATTTGTGATATCGAACAATCTGTTATTGATTGGTTTAAATCTTTACCAGAATACATTAAAAATGCTGCGTCTCAGAATAATGAAATTGATGATTATTGTATATTAGAATTGATTGAAGAATTTGTTGATGTATGGAATGATGGTGAAAAATATCGAGTGGTTGATTCAATCAAAGTTTGGTATAACCCAGAAACAATTACTATGACTGATGTAACAGAGGTTTTAAACAATGATTAGAATGGGATGGATTCATCAACGCAATGACGATTATAAAACGCCATATTCTATCATCCAAAATAATTATAATGGTGTTGTATCATATTCTGTTTACAATAAAGATGGATGTATCTGTTCGCATTTAACAATACAAGATGCATTAGAAAAAACGTTTGAATGTCCGTCAAATTTTTTTGTAAAATGGGATCTTAGATTAGAAGTTGGTAAGAAGTATCGTAGAAGAAATGATTCAATTGTGAAAATAATTGGAACCAATAATCAAGGCGATAGATTTACAAATGGACAAGGTGATTATTGGAATAAAAATGGTTCATGGTTGGAAGGAGAAGAACGACCTCATCAATATGATTTAATTGAAGAAATTGAACGTGTTAAATCTGATACAAAAGATATTGGTCTTCTCAAGATTATCCTAAAAGAGTCAATCAACAATAGAATTGAAACTGGTAAAGAAATTCCTGTTGAATGGATTGTAGAGTATAACAAAATTATTGGATCATAATATGGAACAGATTATTGTATTAGGATTTTTTATTATTTTTCTGGGAATGATTTCTTGGTTGTTTAAAACATTAGGTCTTATTTTAACTGGAATATTGATGATTGTTATCGCTTGTCTAGTTATGTATAATGAGGACAAACTATGACATTAGATGAATACATTAAAATGTACATTGATGAATATGGTTCAAGATACGACAATTTCAATGAAGCGACCAAACAATTATTCATCAGAAATTGTACGGAAGAATACAAAAAGAAATTCAAGGTGTAAAACGAATCCATTTTAATAAATAATATCATACAATGAGAAATGTTTTCATTGACCGTTTGGGGAGATAGTATGACAGATTTAATTGTAACAAGAAATGATAATCGAAATAATGGTAACGAGAATTCTAATGATGAACATACAAATGAATGTGTTCCATATGAAGGGGAATCAACTTGTTGTAAAATAAAACGAGTTGATGTATCAGATTCTTGTGGTCAATACTTTTCATTTGATTTATCTAAGGTTCCGATTATCAACATTTACATGGCTACTGGTTGCGAAAACACTATTGTGATATTGTTGGAATTCATCAACAATAAACAATATAAATTCTATACCAACAGAGTCAATCGCAAGAACAAACATGTCCAAGCAGTTTTCTTAAACAATCAAACATTCACTCAATTTATCGAAGACTTAGGATTAGACTATAATGTTGGACTATATCTATAACATAGCATTTTTAATTTTCAACGTAGTCGTTATATTTTACGCTGGATATCTTACAACATACAAATACGAAAAATAAATTATGATGAAATTTCTAATTGGGATAATTGTTACATTATTGGCTGTTTCTTTAATCTATAAACCGTTATTCTTAATGTTGATTGTTGTCATTATAACATCATTGATTATTAATTACCAATTAAAACATGAAGATAAACGAACTACTGCAAAATAAAGATTTATACAGAGAATGTCCTGATGAAGGTACATTATATCCGCAAGACGGTTATGTATTCAGATTAGATGAATGGAAGACGGATTATCTTTGGTTCTATGCAACATTGGATGATAGATATTACGTTGTTATCACTTCTGATGGTATGAAATTTACAATTAAAGAAGACACAGAAATTCATATTGTTAAAGATATAATGGAAGTCGAATGTCAATTAACAATGAAACAAGACCATAATGACCAATGGTTCTTCTACAAAGAACGTAAATTTGTATTTGGGTATTGTCATGACCCTGATATTGAATTGAAATTAATTGAATCTCTGGTTGATTTATTCCAAGCAAAGAACATCGACATTCTATACAAATACAATCAAATCGAATTCAATGTTAATCTCAGAGGATGTTTTGAAGATACGGTATATGATTTAGTTAGTTTTGGGTTGATTTCAAAAGAACAATTCGTCTCATGGTATAATCTTTATCAATAATTCAAACCGATATGTTAATTGCATATCGGTTTCTTTTTGGAATTTAAAATGTTAATACAAATCATATTAAAGGAACGAACCAATACGTTTCCTATATCAATACCAGTTGATGAAAATACGGATACCAAAATGATTATAGAAAATGTATCTAATATTAGAAATCATTATCGTTCTCAAGGATACACTGTTTCTAATATAACGGTATTCAATTCATTTGGGACAATCATATATTATGTCTAACAAAATTGTACCATTTTATCCTATATACACCAAACCTCCTTGTCAATTAATTGAATACATTGAAGAACCATTTGATGATGGATTTGGTCATACTGGAATTGTAAGAACAGCAGTGTATCTCGATAAACATAAGAAACAACAAAAATGTACGGCACAGGTAATTTGGCATGGAAACTAAAATCAAAGACTTACTAGATGCAATACAAAATGATGTCGTTACATTCAAAATTGCCAAAGTAATTCTATCGGATGTATTCAATACCGACAAATCTGTTGACCAAATAATTGATGACAAAGGACTACGTCGATTAGATGGTAATGATACTCAACGTATCCGAACACTACTATACCAATTATTGAATAAAAACATAGAATCAATAGATTACAATAACAGAACAACATTTGTTAAAGATTTGACTATGTTATTCATGAAACATACAAATGGTAGGTACAATCCAGAAATTGTACAATCGTTGGTCTTGAAAATTTGGGATATGGATTACTCATGAACTCGTTTGATATTCTATGGGAATTAAAATACAAACAACTCAACAAAAGAAGACGTTATAAATGGTTTGATAGATTTGAATCCAAATTCAACCATTCAAGATTTTATACTTTCAGAGAGAAAACCTCTAACATGTATTTCAAAATACATTTTGGGGCCGTTAGATATTCTGTATGCAAAGATAGACGTTACAATATGAAAATGAATTGTCTTGAACGTTGTACAGATAGATAATCCTTTCTAAGATTCAGTCAATAGAGTAAAATTATATTTTTATTGGAGGTGACATGAAATTCGCAGTTGTTGGTTCAAGAAACATCACAGATTATGAATATGTTGTAAATATATTAAAACAATATGAAATATCTCATATTGTTTCTGGTGGGGCAAATGGTATTGATTCCATGGCAGAACAATATGCCAATGAACATAACATTCCCACCACAATCTATAAACCAGATTGGAAGAAATATGGCAGAGGTGCTGGATTTGTCAGAAATAAACAAATCATTGATGATTCAGATTGCGTCATTGCCATCTGGGACGGCGTATCTAAAGGTACAAAGAATTCAATAGACCATGCTAAAAAACAAAACAAACAACTATTCATATGGAATGAGAATGCTATCTTTTAAAGAATACAATGAATTGCTAGAAGCAATCAAACAAACTGACTCTGGTCTACAATTCAACTACTCCGACAAACAAGGCATATCCACTAAATTTGGTAAGACTAAATCGTTCGACCCGTATGTATCAAAAGGTTCCAATGTAAATGGCGTTCCAATTTATTCTATCTACAAGACCACAAAAGATGAATATGTGGATGTCACTTCTGTAATCAAACAATTAAAGAAACAACAAAATCTATCTCCTGATGATTATACAAATTTCATCAGGAGAACCGCAATCTATATCTCGTACAAAATCTTAACCAAATCTAATGACCATCAGCTGGTAGATGTAATCATCACTCCTGATTCAACATCCTCCATCCTAGATGACCTAATTGTTGAATTGAAATCAAGGAATCCGCATATCTCGTTTGTCCCAAAATTATATGTCAAAAATGAAATCTCTAAAATTGAAATAGACAAAAATCATCCTAAGATTTCTCCCAGCATCATCAGGTCGCTAGAATATGGTCTAAAACGAGCAAATGATAAAGACTCTTTCCAAATGAAAGACTTCAATAAACGCGACACCAAATTCCTCCAAAACTTCTACAAATTAAAAGACGATCCCAAAATTGGCAAACTAAGGAACTCCACTGTATTAGTCCTAGATGACCTTATCGCTTCTGGTACCACCCTGAATTCCTTAATCAAAGATGTTGTTGACCTAAAATCCATATTAGACGATGAAGATTCAACTTCCACAATCTTTGGATTAACCATCTTTAAAACCTAATTCAACAACTCTGTATAAAATTTACACAATTTCTGAAGTTCATCCAATGTAGCATCTCTCTTCAAGATATTTGCTCTATTTGATATCACTATACAATTCTCCTTTGTATATCCCAAACTTGAATCTATCCTGTCCAATGAATAAGAATCATCTGACATCGTTCTTCCTGTATTAAATCTCAACGGCATACCCAAAATAGGGCATGTCAATGGAAAGGACAATTCGTGGAAATCCAATTTGGTTAATGTAAATGGGATAGATCGGGACGCTGCTGAATTCTTATAATGATTATATAAATCGTTTATCGGCTTACTTGTTATATGCATCTAGGTATCTCTTGCCTTTCGATAAGTTTAGTAGTATAATAATTTAAGGAAATAAATTTACTGAATGTAAATGTTTTTCTAGATAGTTAAAATACGTCTATCTTTCAATCAAAATGTATAAAATAAATCGAAAGGACAAACAATGGAATTAATGGAAAGAATGCGTCAAAATTCAATAATCGCAAAACAACTATGCGCGGAAGATAAAATTCCTCAAACGGATTATTCGACACATGATGTAAAGAAATACAAATTGATGTTAAAACAACATTGGGAATTAGGATTCAATTATCTTTGTATAACAAAAACTAAAGAATTTGTAAAATATAAAGGTTCTGGTAAATTATGGAAATCGTTGTTAAAGAAACATCCTTCTAGAATTTTAACAAAACTTTTATTTTCAAGTGACGATTTACAAGAATTTGCCGAAATGTGTAAATTTTACAGCGATTTGTTTGATGTTGTAAATAATAAAGATTTTGCTAATTTGATTCCTGAATTAGGATATGAAGGGAATCAAGGTAATTTACCATTATGGGTCAAAAATGCACCACAAGAAGTTTTGGATGAAATATATGTAAGAAGAACTGCTAATATGGTTGCCACCGTATTAGCAAAAGGTGAAGGATTCATGGTAGAAGCCAGAAGAGAATTGGAAGCGTATCATGAGAAACATGGAGTCACTTCCGCTATGCATATACCAGAAGTTGTTGAAAAATGTAAAGTTGCAGCATTAGAAGGTAATAGAAAGAAATATGGTGTAGATAATGTAATGCGTATCCAAGAATTCGTTGATAAAAGTAGAATTGGATTTCTGGATGCATTATTAGTTAAATATGGAACGGAAATGTCATCTCCATCACAAATTCCTGGTGTTGGAGCAAAGATCGCAGTTTCTAGAAATAAAACATTACAGATAAAATATGGAGTTTCTAATCCTTCTCAAATTCCTGGTGTAGCAAAGGCTAGAGGACCTAAGATAAGTAAGACTCTTAATGCCAAACCATTAGTCAAATGTCAATTTTGCGATCACACATCTAAGAAGATATTATCTCATGAATTATTTTGCGATAATAATCCGAATAGAAAACACAATGAATTGATAGAATGTATATATTGCCATACAAAAACTACCAAAGGTAATATAACAAAATCCCATAATGAAAAATGTAAACAACATCCAAATTATAACAAAGAAAAATGGAGACCTTGGGAAAATCAATCCACTATAACAGAAAGACCAAATTTCATTTTAACATATAGTAAGGCTGATGAAATTTTTGATATGTATAATAGAATATCCAAATACAATTCAACACAAAAACAAACTACATTAAAAATTAAAGAATTGTTATCTCCATCATACAACTGGTTAGAAGATAATGCAATTGCTAATATAGTTAAAAAAATTATTAATGATAATTTCAATCCATATGAATCTAAAAGTTGGAATGATTTTAAAAATAATTTTGATTTCGAACAGTTACAGAAGATCTGTGAGTCAAAATCTTCATCACAATTCAAGGAATAAAACATGAGCAAAAATAAATTATTGGACAAATTGTTAAAAACTGGGTCAACAACAGGAGCTTCTATTTTAGCCGATTCTGATATGTTTGGAGTAAAACCGTTGGCAGTGACAGATTTACCAATTCTGAATATTGCATTCCATGGTAAATTAGACGGTGGTGTGCCACCTGGAATTACAACGGCAGCTGGAGATAGCAAAACTTTTAAGACGGCTCTGGCTCTATATTGTATGAAAGCGTATTTGGACAAATATGATGACGCCATTGGAATTATATATGATACTGAATTTGGAATCACTCCTGATTACATTAAAAGTTTTAAAATAGATCCAACTAGAGTAATCCATATTCCAGTGGAACATATTGAACAATTAAAATTCGATTTCATGAAGAAATTAGATTCAATTGAAAGGGGTGACCATGTATTCTTTTTGGTTGATTCAATTGGTCAAATTAGTTCAAAAAAAGAAGTTGATGATACAAGTGATGAAAAATCAACTGTAGATATGACGCGTGCAAAAAGTTTAAGGTCATTATTGAGATTGGCTACAATACAATTAAGTAAAAAGAATTTACCATGTTTCCTTATCAACCATGTTTATCTTACACTCGAGCTCTATCAAAAAGTTGTAATTCCAGGAGGTACTGCCGTGACGTATTCCTCCAATCAAATTTTTGTTATCACTAAATCTCAAGAAAAATCTAGTGATGGTGAATTGGATGGATGGAAATTCACAATCAACATTCATAAATCAAGAAATGTTAAAGAAAAATCTAAATTACCATTTGTTGTAAAATATGATGGTGGTATTCAAAAATACTCTGGTTTATTAGATATTGCTATCGATATTGGTGCTGTTGTTAAACCGAGTAATGGTTGGTTCTCAAGAGTTGATTTAGCTACTGGTGAAATTGAACCTCAAAAGTTAAGAAGAGCTGCTACCGATACTGCTGAATTTTGGGATCCATTATTGAATTGTCCTATATTCCAACGTAAGATTGAAGAAGAATTCAAATTATCGGGCGATTTAGTGACTGATGCGGATATTACAGCAGAATTAGATACCTTGGAAATGGATGACTTAGATGATTAAATTTACAGTAAGATACTTAGAAGATTCAATTATCATCGAAGACCAAGAATCGAACATCAGAGAATTGCCGGATGGAATTGACGATGACCAGAGATACCAGTCAGTTATCTCTTATCTCTCATCAATTGGTTATACAGACATTCAAGTTGTAGACCAATACGATAATGTATTGGAGTTGGAAGCAACGCCTGTAGTAATTAGGGATATTCCTTTAAAATCAAACAAATATGAAGTAATTAGTTACATTAACGATTTGGGAGATAAGATTACAGCGATTGAATTGAAGGAAGAATACGTTGGATGGATTATCTCATTCGAGGATATCGAGTTACCACCAGTGTATTCAGATGACGATGATAGAGTAATCAATTATAAGTACAACGTGCATTACAGACCAGCTGATTCGGTGTTTGATGTTAAGAAGTTTGAGAGATATATCGAGGTAATCTTATGTGATATATTGGAGAACGGATTGAAATGTAACGTATTGGAATACGTATGATTTGGATGTCATTAGTATTGATTGGATACGTCATGATAGATACAATTTTGAATTTGTTTAAAAAGTGATGAGAGAACCTAGTTGGTGGAAATATCAGCTAGGTTTTTCTTTGGAAAACAATAGATATAATCTATAATGAATACAAATTTAATTTATCGGGAATGAAGATGTTGAGATTTGGAGAATACAATAAAATGTTGATGGAAATGCCAAAGATTATGAAAAGTTGGGATCCAGAAGAATTAATAGATGCAGATAAAAATAGAGAAAATTATCTGGAATTGTATAAAGAACAAAGAAAGAAATTGGCGTTTAATTTATCGGCAAATTCAAATATGTACGAATGGAGAGATAATTTCTTTGTATTAGATATTGAAGAAGAATTGATTACATACGATATGACATATAAATTGGGTAGTTGTATAGAACTTGGAGATTTCGTTTGGCAATCTGGAGTTTGGATAAATCCAGTTTACAATTATATCGAAGGTGTTGCGGCTAAAATGTTTTTTGAAATTTTATTGAAACGACACCATACAATTTTAACGGATTCTATTCAAACATTTGATGGTAAACGATTTTGGGAACGTTGTATCGGTAAGGCGTTTAATAAAGGATTGAACGTATATTATTTTGATTTTTTAACCAAAGAATTGGAGAAGATTGATAATTTACACGAATGGGAAATGTTCAAAAAGAAAAATAAAGATATTTGGGGTAAAACTGATAGACATAAGATGAAACGTATGTTGATTACAGATAAATTGTTGTAATGTTGAACCTAGTTGGTAGAAATATCAACTAGGATTTCTTTTTTTAATTACTATAGGAATTCTGATGTTGGTAAAATATACAAAATCATATTCAGAACGTAACGATAATTTGTATAATTTATTGGATACAATCGAAAATCAAAATTATATAATTGACGAACGTTCTATGTTTGTAAAAATGGATGATTCTGAATTGAAACCATTAGAATTTAAAAATGTTGATGGTAACATTGAATCTAAATGTATTGGATTTTGTGTTGATTCTAAAAATAAATTTGTTGAATTTTTATTGTATATAAATCCTCATACATTTTCTAGTAAGGATTTATATAAGATTTCTAATGAATCAATTTCAAATCATATAAATGTATATTTTGATGTCTGTAAAAATGGAGAGAAAATAGATTACAATTTGGTTGATGTAATTTACAATTCATTTATAAACGGAGATGAAATATACATTGGTTGCGGCGCGAAAATAAAAGTTGAAGATTCTAAAATGTATAGATTTAATTCTATTATGAAATTGTCATTTTGGATTGAATAGATAATCAGAGAACCTAGTTGGTAGAAATATCAGCTAGGTTTTTCTTTGGATATTGAAAAAGTATAGTATAATAGAACCATCTTAACAAAGGAGAACAAAATGAGTAATGTTAAATTAGCCGAATGTATTTTAGAAACAATTGGGTTAGACAATGAATACAAGGATGAATTGATTGAAGCGATAGATGAGTTTCACAAAGAAAATCCTAATGCGTTTTTCGAACAATTTGTTGATTGGGATAAACAACCAGATGATTGTGCGACTGTTGAATTCAGAATGATACATAAATCGAAATTCGATACAACCTATGGTAAATCTACTTCGATTTGTATATTAAAAAGACCAGAACGAGTAAAGAAGATGATTACCATCAATGGATTTGAAGTAGAAGATGGTAATAGATTGTTGAAACCTGGAGATTCCTTTTATTATCCTGATTTTGGTTCAATCAATCATACAAATTTTGTGAATAGATACGATACATATTCAGAAATTCAAAATGCATTGGTAAAGTCTGGTATGGTGTATAAAGATAGAGATTCCGCTAGAAATCGAGCTAAATCAATGATGGGGATAGATCCTAATGATTGAATTTAGAATGTTGACCGAAGACGAGATTGTTGATTTACAGAAAGACAAGAAGGAATCATATCACAAGATGGTTGATATATTGGGCAAGATGAATAAGAAACGTATTGATGTATTTCCTGATTATTGTTCTAGTGGGTTATGGGAACATGAAACAGGATTGATGATTAGTGAATGTGATGTTGAACAATACGTACCAGAAGGATTGATGATTGCTTTATATTATTGGCATGCGTATTGGGAAGGACATACGGATTTAGAGGAACATAAGAATTGTTCTGATGAATTTCATGCTGATGGTAGACGTATTGTTAAATTGATGAACGAAAGTCAGACTAAATTTCATTTTGAATATAAACAATTCGATTAAAATAGTTCTTTCTTATTTGGACTAAATGAATATAATAGAAATATATTAACAGAGAGGAGATGAAAATGGAACCACAATTTATTGATGATTTATCGGAATTCTTGGTTAGACATAAACGAGATTTGTATAGTACAAATGATTACAAGAATTATCTTAATGTATGGTTTGATGATAAGAAACCATTAGTTAAAAAACAAGCTGTTGGATTAATTGATGGTCAAATTAAAGAGTTGGCAAAAATATGTTCAACAGATAAAGTGTTTGATTATGAAAAATTGATTAGAGGTTTTATTGAATCTCAGGAAATCAATGTATTCAAATTGTTGGAACCAGATTGGACTGTTATGCATAAAGGTGTTGCGTCTTATGTATTGAAAGGTCAAACTAGATCACCTACAGGTGAATCTCTTGGCGATGTGGTTTTATGTAGATATAAACGACCATTGGAATTGGCTAATTATTATACACATAAAGAAACTGGAATTGAGTATAAGAAAGTTTCTGTTCAGAAGATGGATTTCCAAGGAACATTGTATGATTGTATTACATTAAATCATATTGGTACAGAACACAATTTTGTGTATACATTAGAAGCATTACATGAACAGTTTATCGATAATTTGAAAGGAACAATATATGATTGATTTAACGGAACCACAAGTTTATGATGAACAAACGATTGAGAAGATACAATTAGCTGGTTCATTATTGTTAATCAACCAATTGAAATTGTTTAATGTCGGCGACCAGAGTTGGAAACAATCTGTTGTAGAACAATTACTGGAAGATGAAAAATGATTGAAATTTTACATAACAGAAATAATGGGTTCCACTGAATTTATTCAATTGGAGAAAATTATGCACGTTGGTTACAGAACCATTAGAACAACACAAGAACGTAAGATGAGTTTTATCGATCCTGATGTAATTGAAACTGGATTACATGTATCTGGTCGTAATAGAGCAAATAGATTACCAAGTTCATGGGATGATATACATCGTCATTCAGATAAATGTTGGAAGACTCAATCTAAACGAAAACATCAATACAAATAATTTGGACGGAACATCTATAATGGATGTTCCGCTTTATAGAGGATTGAAAAATGTTAAAATCAGATAATGAAAATCAATTATCGTATCGTCAGATAACCCAATTAGAAGACACATATGATTTACCAAACATTACATATGATGAACTTAATGATGGTATTTTGTTGAAAGATATTCAAGATGGGATTTATGATATTGAGTATTGTTTTGGTGGTTGGAAAACTTGTAGAGTCACTATTTTACAAGGAAAAATACCATATGTTGAATTCTTTGATGAATGGGGTGGGACAAATAAGATTCATTATAATGAAGTTCATCCTTTCTATCAAGGATTCATTTTTGGTAAATTTATTGAGAAATTATTATGAAGATATTATTTTTAACGGGTGCTGGTATATCAGCTGAATCTGGTCTGAGTACATTTAGAAATTCAGATGGATTATGGAACAACTACAACATTGAAGATGTTTGTACACCAAAGGCATTAGCCGAAACTCCTGAATTGGTTCATGAATTTTATAACATGAGACGCAAAGAAGTTCAGACTGTTGAACCTAATGCAGCACATATTGCTATCAAGGAATTGGAACAATATCATGATGTAACAGTCATCACAACCAATGTTGATAATTTACATGAACGAGCAGGTTCCAGCAAAGTTATCCATCTACATGGCGAATTACTTAAAGCAAGAGATACCGTAACAGGATTTACATATGATTGGACTGATGATATGTTTGTGGGAACATTATCTGAACAAGGTAATCAATTAAGACCACATATTGTATTCTTCTATGAAGATGTTCCGATGTTTGAAACTGCATATGCAATGATTAAAGAAGAACATTATGATTACATGGTTGTGGTTGGAACGTCGTTATCAGTTTATCCTGCTGCGTCATTATTGGATGCCGTCGGTTCAGACTGTAAAATTTTATTGGTGGATTTAGTTAAACCATCAACAATGTGGGCTGAATTTGAATTCTTTGAAGGTAAGGCAGGAGAACAAGTTCCTAAGATTTGTGATACCATTTTCAAGAAGATGGAGAAATAAAATGGCATTTTGGAATTCAAAAGATACAGATAACGTTGCTGGTAGTATTATTGTAAACGATAAACAATATGCTGGTGGTAGAAACGTTCGAGTTGTAAACAATAAAGTGTATGTTAATGACAAATTGGTGAATTCTGATGATGAGAAAACAATTAACATCACAATTAATGGTAATATCGAATCATTACAAGTAGACGTATGCGAAAACGTATTTGTTACTGGAGATGTTGGTGAAGTCGAAACCACGAATGGATCCGTTAAGATTGAAAAGAATGTCGCTGGTAACGTAAAAACGACCAATGGAAACGTTAAAGTCGGAGGTTCTATTGGTGGTAAATGTTCAACAGTGAATGGTTCAATTAAAGGGAATTGTAATGATTCGATTTTAAATAACGATAGATAAGATTTTACTTTTAACGGATAATCAATTATAATGTATTTGTTGGTTATCCGAATCAACATTTAGATGTAGAAATTTTAACATAATCACTATTGAAGGAAAATAAAATGTATATTGAACAAGAAAAAGAAGACGGGTATATATCTACGTCATTAAAACAAGAATGTTCCAATGAAAACGTTTATTATGTAACAGATAGTTACGAAAATGATGGAACAGTCAAAATCTTTGGATTAGACGATTCGGATACAATTATTGTGGATAAAGACGATATTCCTGAATTCATTACAATGTTGGCAACTCATTCTAATTTAAAGAAGACTGTTGATAAGAATCAATTATTATTGGATGTTTATGCAAACTCTAATTTCCAAAAGAATTTCGCCATTAAATTTAATACAGAAATTAAACGACAATTTGATGATGTAATTTTAGATACATACATTGAATTATGGAAAGACGGGAAACTTGTTGGTCATGTTAGAGTAAATGAAAATACAAATTCAATGTATTTTGTCACAAATCATTCAATCAAAGATGAACATGATTTATCAATGCAACAAGAATGTAATACAGTTGATGATATTGTAGATTTTATGACACCATCATATCATAAAATCTATACAATTTCAAAGGAATTTGGTGACATTGGAATCGTAAGCGGTAACGGCCTTTTACGTAAGAAGTTTCCATATCCAGAAAATTATACATTACAAACATTTGTTGAAAAACAATTAAAATTGAAATTCATTTCAAACTATCAAGTGTCAGAAAACACCTTCGCTGTTGTAACCAAATAAGGAATTAAAATGATTAAACCATTGTATGATAAAATTGTTGTAAAACGAACTGAAGCAGAAACGACATCTGCTGGTGGTCTTATCTTAACTACCGCAGGAACAGAGAAACCTTGTCAAGGGATTGTTGTTTCAGTTGGTTCTGGTAAATCATTGGAAAATGGTTCATTAAGACCAATGTCGATTTCCATTGATGATAAAGTGTTATTTGGTAGAAATGCTGGAATCGAAGCAAAGATTGATGGGGAAACATTATTGATTCTCCGAGAAGATGATGTGTTAGCTATTTTAGAATAATCTAAAAAGTTCTTTCGAATCTCTAAATGTAAAGTATAATAGAACGTAATTACTTTTATACTTTACTTGAGGATCTACAAATGTCAAACAATACTGAAATTCAATCTTTAATCGTTTCAGAAACTTCAATGTTCCGTAAAGGAATTCTCAAAAAGTTCTTCTTCGGGGGATACAATTCAATCAAAGTCTCAAACTTCATTATGTCTTATTCAATGAATGTTGGTAGAACCCTTTCTTACAAAGGAAATCCTTGGATCCATGTCACTCCATCTGGTATGATTAAACTTTATGTTGATGGAATTTCAATTGGTTTCAACAACGATTCAACTGTCTATTTCAATGGAATTGCTTCTTATGAAAAAGTTGATGTAAAAGAAGGATTTATTGATTTTTGTAAAGAATTCTCAGGAATTGAAGTTGGTGTTGATAGATTATTGGACATCAGAGAAAAACTTAACGAAACCATCATAGAATGGAACAATTTATCACAAGAGGATCTATAATGTCATTACCAATTCAAATTTTCGATAAGACAAACATCTCAAAATGGTTTGATATTTCACAAGATGGGGAATTATTCACATTCAAAAATCAATTTCAGATATTAACTGTCAAGGGAAATATAAATGGATTTGAATGTTATTTCAATGACGATACATCATTTATTTTGGTGAACACTTTAAATGAATTGGAAGAATTATTGTTACAATCTTTACAACGAAACAGTGGTAAAATTATATCAGATTTGACTGGATTTATGTCAATGAATTTTCACGCCAAGTGGATGTCAACAGAACATTCAAAGGAAAACGGATTAATAGTTGAATTCAAATTTCCAAGTGAACGTTCATTATTTGGATTAGGTGATTCTAAACATGCCACCGTAGAATGTTTTCCTCATGATAATTTCAAATTGTATATTGAACATAAATTTGTTGGTAAATCAGAAGATTACTCAAATATGTTGAAGATTCTTGTGTATTCATTTAGATTGATGAAATTTAAACCAAAATTGGATAATCTAGCATTGTATGTTTAAAATTAGTAAGTGGGAAGATTTTGAATATAGTTTGCGTTGGGTATATAATAATGTGAAAACATGTTATGTATCCAATAGAACTATATTTGTTTATATAGAACCAAACGGATATTGGATTGAATATGGTTTGGATCCTGATGGTTGGATTAGTCTTGCCATCATAGATTTCTCCGAGAAACATAAATTTAATTTACCATGTATGTCAATCATAGATGGAATTAAACAAGTGGAAGAAAGAGTGTTAACAAAGGAGTAAGATGAGCGATAGAATAGAAAATGTAATCCTAGAAAACTTAATCCATTCAGATGAGTATTGTCGGAAGGTCTTGCCATTTTTAAAATTAGATTATTTCCAAGAACGTTCTGAACAGATTATCCTACAACAAATAGATACGTATTTTTCCAAATACAATACTCTACCAACAAAACAAATTATACAAATTGAATCCTCTAACAGAACGGACGTTAAGGAAGATGAATTAAAGGATATTGAAAATCTAGTCAATTCATATTCTGATAAGAATATCAACATTGAATGGTTAATCCAGGAAACCGAACGGTATTGTCAAGACAGAGCTTTATATAATGCCATTATGCATTCTATTAAGGTGATTGATGGTAAAGTTCAGAATGTAACAAAAGACGCATTACCAAGCATTTTATCGGACGCATTGGCTGTATCGTTTGATACCAATATTGGACATTCATATATTGATGATTGGGAATCTCGTTTTGATTTGTATCATCTAAAAGAAGATAAGATTCCATTTGATATTGAATTATTGAATAACATTACAAAGGGTGGTCTAAGTAAGAAGACGTTAAATGTATTATTGGCATCCACAGGCGTTGGTAAATCTCTTGTTATGTGTCATATTGCTGCTTCAACTATTGCGCAAGGTAAGAACGTCCTGTATATTACAGCTGAGATGTCAGAAGAAAAGATTGCCGAACGTATCGACGCTAATCTATTGAATGTCAACATTGCTGAATTAGAAACAATGGATAAATCCTTGTTCGAAACCAGAATCAAACGATTAATGGATAAATCTATTGGTAAATTGATTATTAAAGAATACCCAACCAGTTCTGCTCATGTTGGTCATTTCAGAGCGTTACTTGAAGAATTGAAATTAAAAAAGAATTTCAAACCAGATATGATTATCATCGATTATCTTAACATCTGCGCTTCTCAGAAATTAAAATTCGGTAACAGTGTTAATTCATATTCTTATGTCAAATCAATTGCCGAGGAATTCAGAGGATTGGCTGTTGAATATGAAGTTCCTATTATCTCAGCTACTCAGAGTACGAGGGACGCCGCAAATTCAACGGATATGGATTTAACCAATACCAGTGAATCGTTTGGGTTACCAGCAACTTGTGATTTATTCTTAGGTCTCATTTCAACTGAAGAACTAGAAGGTATGCAACAACTAATGATTAAACAATTGAAGAATCGTTACAATTCTTTGGATAATCATAGAAGATTCACTGTTGGTATTGACCGTTCTAAAATGCGATTGTTTGATTTAGAAGATTCTGCTCAAGCAAATATCTCTGGCAAGGGTTCAACAGATTACACTCCATTTAAGGATAATCCAATGCCATCTTTAACTAAAACAAAACAAGTATCAACATCGGACTTTGTATTCTAATGAAATCATTTAGATATAAAATTATCACAGCCACTAATTCAGTGGCTCCAACCTGTATGAGATACGTTGAACATTTATCCATTAAAGAACAATGTAAAAATTGTGGATACTTCAACAAATCTATTACGGATCCAAATTTAAGATTCAGATGTAATGTAACTGGTTATTGTATTGAAGCAACATTAAATGAAAATGTTGTATCCAAGATTTGGAACAAATATGAAGAAACTGAATTATTATATTCAATGAATTCTAAATTATCCGAAACAGAACAATTAGTTTCTACTTCCGATAGATATTCAACAGTTGATGTAGTTGTAAATCAAAATGTTCAACAACTAAGAAACATTCAAATGTCTAAATTCAAAATTCTTTAACAATACTCCAAGAGCAGGATAACAAATATGGTTCAAATTATTGTAGCAAAAGAAAAACTTGATTGTGAACATTTACTGGGAACATTCATTGATGATTCATTTTATGATGTTTTAATTGAATCAGATGCGGACGTTTATACTCCACCAGTCTGTGACCTATCAACAAAACTTGATTGTGTATCTGAATGTCATTCATGCGATAAAGGTATTGATGAATTCAGAGTTGCGTTCAAGTTTCGTAAGAACTTCTTCACAAAAGAAGAACAAGACATGGCATTAGAAGGATTGAAAGATGCTGCCACTATTTCAAACAATAGAGGAACTGCTGCTGGTAAATATACAGAACGCGATAAATCGAACAACAAAGATGCCAAACGTAATTATGTATCTGATTACCAACGTTCAATCTTTGATTACTTCATGAATCCGTTAGATTCATTATATGATGACGATACATTATCTGAATTACGGAAACGTAAAGATGATACCACTGTAACAAAGGGTGTCGTCTGGGTTCTGTATGGTGAGGAAATGTTTGATTTTGAATCATGGGTGGATTCATTATCAAAGATGAGTAGAGAAGATGCTCAAGCAGAAGCTATCCGAATCCATAAGAAACATGTATCTGGAACGTCAATGGCGGTTCCTGCCATGAGTGGAGTTTGTGGGTGGTGGAGTAGATATCCTCGTCAACCTTATGGTAGAGCTACTGCTTATACAGACCATCATTTTGATAAATTTAAAAAATGTTACCCATTTATCCAGTCATTAAATCGAGGATTCAGAGATTTAATGCCAAGAAGATGGCAATTACAAAAAGATGCCACAGATAAAATCGATCCAGCATTTTTGATTCCCGAAACAGTGTTCACCACTCTAACTGTAAATAACACGTGGGTTACGGGTTGCCACTTCGATGCAGCCAATTTACAGGATGCTATTTCTAATTTGTTGGTATTATCTAACAATGATAATTACTCTGGTGGGTATCTAGTATTCCCTGAATATAGAATTGCTGTTAATGTAAGACCAGGAGATTTGTTAATTGTCGATAATAGTAAAATCATGCATGGTAATACAAAAATTATCAAAAATGAACCAGATGCACATAGAGTAAGCGTCATCTCATATTTTAGACATGGATTGTTAGAATGTGGTTCTAAAGAATATGAAGACCATAGAAAACAATTTGTTGAAAATTCTAAACATGATAAAACAAATCCAAAATGGCATGAATTCTTTAATGGGGTTTATCCTCATATGTTTGACTCAAAAGAATGGTATGATTTCTTATTGATTCACGATAAAGGACAACAATGGTTAGATGAATATCATCAAGATTTAAAAGACAAATTCGAATCAGTTTCATTAGAAGATCTAATGGGATAATAATATACACATGGAGATAGGTCAATTCTATCTCCATTTTTCAATTATTACTAAACATGAACAACAATACATTTATAGAACATTTACACACCAAACCGCACAATATACATTATCTGAATAGATACATAAAATTTATTACATCTTTACAAGGAAAGAATCACCCTAAGATGAAACATACAGACAAACATCATATTTTACCTAGAGGTAGTGATATGTTTCCTGAATTTGAATGTTTTACATTATTTCCTTGGAATAGAATAATTTTAACAAAACGTCAACATTATGTTGCCCATTGGATATTAAAGAAATCGTTTCCTACTTTACATAAATTGTGTAGAGTATACCAAAAAGGAATCACAAGTAGACAATATTCTGAATTGTCTATTTTCAAAAATATAGAACATTCTAAAAATTTAAAATCCAAATCAGAAGAAGAAAAATTAAGGATTAAGAATCAAATTGCTGACACTATTTCCAAACGAACGCAAGAAGAACAAAATGCAATTAGTGAGAAAATTAGAATCAGTCAAAGTTACATAAAAGATTTAAGATCTGAACTTGTTACAGAATGGCATGTTAATATGTCATCTGAAGAACGAGATAGAATGAACAAGAAAATGTTGGAAACCAAATCATTCTTAGACACGATTGAACCGAAATTTGTTTGTATTCATTGTTCTGAAGAATTTGTGTATTCTAATAAAGGTAATTATGTTAGATACCATGGAGATAATTGTAAACAGAATCCAGATAGAAACGTAAAGAAACATTTTTGTAATGTTTGTGGATTTGAATCTGAAAATAAAACGATTATAACAAAATATCATAATGATAATTGTAAACAAAATCCTGATAGAAATCCAAATAGAACGCCTGATGTAATGCATTATTGTAAAGATTGTTCATTTAAAACAAACAGTCTATCCCATGTAACTAGACATATTAAATCAACAAACCATACTTTTATTACATAAGATTCTTTCTTATTTCGTTTTATAAAGTATAATAGAAATATGTTAATTTTAAGAGTATAAGAAATGCAAGATGAATTACATTGTGAAGATTGTTATGGTATTATATCTAAAAAGGGCGTTGATTCTAGATACCAAAATGAATTTAAATGCGGGAAATGTAATAGAATGTATCGAGATAATTGTATTGTAACGGAATTCTCCGATTGTAGAGATATTAACATTATGATTGATGCATATTCAGAAGATTGGAAACATAATTCAACACCATATGAAAAATGGCAAAAATTAACACAATTTGGATACGTTAATTGTACAGAACACCCCGATTTTCATGACCATCGATCAGGAACAGTAAAATACAGAAGAATTAAAGAATTACCAAAAATAAACGTAAATGGTTGGTTTGTTGAAGACGGTCAAAGAGATGGATTTAGAGAAGGGTCTATTTTCTATATAGCAAACATGAATCCTAATTTTTATACGACGTTGAAGTATGAACATTCATCATTGTTTTATATTGAAAATGGATTAGCGTATCCAACCAGAGAACAAGCCATCAAAAGAAGTAAAGCATCAATGAATTTAGACCCAACAAAATAACAGGAGAACCAAATGATTATTATTAACACAACCAAACAATCGGATTACATTTTAAACATGAAAGATACATCAACCAATCAACAAGTTAATGTTCCTGTAAATTTGATTAAAGAAGAATTAGAACGTATTGAATTATTTGAAGAAATTCATAATTGTTTGAATGATAATGGATATTCTGATACTGATATTAGAGATTTTGTAAATCATTACAACGGAACAATCGATAAACCAATTTATCCTGGATTGTTAAATTATGAATTCAAAAACGATTGGGCAGTTTGTGCTGCCATGGATGAAGACGGCGAATTGTTTGAATTTGAAACGGCACCAACGCGCAAAGAAAGATATTGGGATAATGGTAGAAACGGTCAATACGAGTATATTAAAACATTCTTTGATATTGGGAACGAATTATATAATTATTCAACTATTATTTTCAGAACTAATGTAAATAAAGATGTCATCACATACAATGATTTCATTACTGGTAACGTATGGAATAAGAATTGTTCCGAAGATATGCAGTATTTTTCTATTGATTTGGTTGGTATCAATTTAATACCAGAGGGAATGTTCTACAGATTTAAACCTATTATGGAAGACAGAGATGAAACAGAAATGTGGGGTGAAGGTATCAATGATAATTCATACGAATCAATATCTTTAGACGATAAATTGTATGACGCTATCCAGTCTGGTGAAATTGATTGGAAACAAACTTTGATTAAACGGAAACAATAATGAATATCGAAAATGACATTCCACTGTAAATTATACATGGACAATTAGTTGGTGATAAACATGGAGTTCAGATATTATTCTGAACTCCATTAGATTTGTGTATTATATGTAATGTATTAAGAAGATTTCTATTTTAAACATTATAGAGTATAATGTAATTTTAAACAAAAGGGCAAACATATGGCAAGAATTATTGTAGCAAAAGAAAAACATAACGTAGACCACCTATTGGGTCATGGTGCAGATAGATCTCATTATGATATTTTAATTGGACCTGGGGGAGATATCGACGAAGACGTTGATGTATACATGGAACCATTATGCGATTTATCAACCAAAGCAACTTGTGTATCTGAATGTAATTCATGCGATAAAGGTTCTGATGAACGGCGTATCGCATTTAAATATCGTAAAGGATTTTTCACTATTGAAGAACACGATGGAGCGTACGGCGGATTAAGAGATGCTGCTGTATTATCTAACAATCGCGGACTTGCTGCTGGTATGTTAGAAGAAATAACAGATAATGAACGACGCGAACGATTCACTAAACGTCAACATGATATTTTAGAATACTTTATTGATAGAACAAGTACATTAGACGGTTCGGATCCATTAGAACAACTCAAACAACAAGATAATTCATCTAACAACGGTTTAAGAACTTCTGTATGGTTGACTAATAAAACTCCAGACAATTTTAAATTTGATGAATTGGTTTCAGAATTAGAATCCATGGACCAAGAAGATGCCAAAGAACGAGCATTATTTGTAATGAAAAATTGGGTGTCTAATACAGTTTATGCTGCTCCAGCATATTCTGGTATTGCTGGATGGTATTCAAGATACCCACGAATCCCTTATGGTAGAGCAACCGGATACACCGACCATCATTTTGATAAATTCAAATTATCATTTCCATTTTTCAAACGTTTGAATGGAGGATTCAAGGAATTATTACCTTGGAGATGGGGTAACCAGAGAGCAGCTGCCGACAAAATGGATCCAGCATTTTTGATTCCCGAAACCGTATTTACAACAGTGACTGTAAATAAATCGTTTCGTACGCATTATCATTTTGATGCCGGTGATTTGACATCAGGGTTCTCAAATCTATTGGTGTTATCTAAAAATGAGAATTATGAAGGTTGTTATCTAGTGTTTCCTGCATATAGAATTGCAGTTAACATTAGACCAAGAGATTTATGTTTAATCAATAATCATGAAATTTTACATGGAAACACTGAATTCATTCAAACCGAAGAAGGTGGTGAACGTATTTCTGTTATTGCTTATTTCAGAGAAGACATGTTGGGTCTGGGTTCAAAGGAATATGAAGATTATAGACGTTTGTTTGTTGACACCAGACGTAAAGATGAGACGCATCCATTATGGCGCCCACTTTGGAACGGCGTTTTCCAAAAAATGTGGACATCGAAAGAATGGTACGATTTCTTATTAGAACATGAGAAAGGGCAACAATGGATTGATGAATATCATCAAGACCTTAAAGATGAATTTGAATCTACATCATTGGATGAATTCTTTTAAATAAGATTGGAGAGACCTTAACGGGTTTCTCCATTTTTCGTTTTACTGGAGATATAACAGCGAACGCAAATATATTATTAAATAGATTTCTAAATGAAGATTAAACCAAATAAGATAAAGGAAAAAAATAATGAGTTTATTTGATTATGAATTAGAAGAATCGAATTATAAAGATTGGAGATTACCTGAAAATAGAATGGAATTGTTTAGAAGGTATACAAACGTTTTAATGTTAGAAGGAGATATAGATCATTGGCACCATGGTAAAGTTATCGCTTCCGAAATGAATTTAACAGATAAACAAAAACTTTTTTATTGCTTAATTTTTGGTCAATCTTATCGGAGTCATTGGCCAATGATAATTCTACAGAAGTTTCCTAATTTTTTAGAAACTTCTGTAGAAGAAATAAACGAATTCGTTGAAAATAATTCGAAAAGATGTTTCTACGCGACTGATACTTTGAAATGTTATAGGAATTTTGTCGGATTATTTAAAGATTTAAAAGAACGATACGAAAACATTGACATAATCGAACATTTTGAAAAATTAACCAAAACTGGAAATCCTATAACTAATTTCAATAATTTAACCGAAGAATTACAAAGTTTACATGGATACGGTAGAATGGGGGTTTGGTTAACGAAACAAATGATGTATGAGTTTTTCGATTATGATATAGATATACCGGAATTACAGTTGGAAAACCAAAATAGTTGGTCGCAATGGAATGCTCTTTGTTGGGTTTTAAATAAAGAAGAATGGCAAATAATTAAAAAAACAAAAAATACGGACATAAATAGATTATTATTTTTCGAAGAAAAGGTTAAAGAAATATATCATTATTGTAACGATAATTCTATAATCCATATCGATATTTATAATTTAGAAACTTGTTTATGTCAATTAAGAAAAACGATAAAACATAATCCTTTATTCTACCAATTGTACGTAAATACCAATAAAATCGCAGAATTATACGATAAATTATATTATTCTTGGGAAGGTGAAATAAATTTTAAACCTTTCGTAATCGCTATGAATACGAAAGGTAAATTTGCGAAAGAATTCGCAAAAACAAAAAAAGAATATTCTAGTGCATTATATGATAAAGGATTGAATTTTGACACCCACACTTATTACAAAGACGAACCAAACTCCAGAGAAATAATGGGGTTTAATTTAGAAAAATCAATTGGAGGAAAATTGTGCGTTTCCCATTATAATGAATGGTTTGACGAAAAAGAAAGAATAGAATTCGAAACAAAATATAATCCTAGAAATATGTTAAAATTTACGGGTAACGAAGATAAAAATATTTCTTTGTACGAGTTATAGAAATCTCTTTCGATGATTAAGATAACCACTATAATAGAGTTCAAGTTGGAAGAATCCAATGAACTTTAAACAAACTATATTATAAGGCGGATTATCATGTCAAACGTTGAAAACAAAACTGAAAGAAGAAACACAGTTGAATTATACACTTCAATCTTGCGTTATGTTTGGGACAATTCAACTAAAGAAGTTCCTTTCATCACTAAACCAATGGTTCTTGAAACAAACTATTTGTTGGGGAGAACTTCACCACCTAAATGCGCAAATCAATGGTTCAAAGATAATCGTGCTGATGTTGGAATGTACAAATTGCCTGAAATCGTTGTTGATTTGACTGACATTATTAATGGTTCTAGATTAAGAACCACCGTTAAAAAACCAACTGACGTAAAAACTGTTGATGTTAAACAAGTTCAATTTCAAAAAGGTATTCAAATTTTGAAAGATTTGGTTGATGAAACCAACAGAGAAGGTGATGACGATATTGAAGAAGAAATCATTGATACCGAAATTGTTGAGGAAGACGAAGAAGAACAAAAATTCTCAAACATTTTAATCCAGTTGTATAAATCTATTGATTCGGAATCAACTATTAAAACCGTGTTTGAAAATGGCGAATCATTGATTGTTCCAAGAGAAATTGCTCAAGCTGGTGTTGATTTATTGACTTCTGAAGATTACAAAACTGAACATAGATTGACATTCCAAACATATAGTGGTCAATCTTACAATAATTTGTTGGAACTTATTGAACAAAACAAATAATTGTTAATACGATCCTAATCGGCTGAAAAGTTGATTAGGATTTTTTTATGCGTAAAGGTTTATTATTCCTATTGTATTATGGACATTATTTGTCCATAGTTGACGATTATTGATATTGTCAATCAACTCTACAGGATATAATGGAAACGTTGTTTAAACGACAAATAAGATGGATTAAATGATGGATATGATAATGTACAGAGCGATGTGTTTGAAGGAATATGAAAATTCAAAAGATAGATTGGATTTTACCAAGAGATTCAAATGGTTCAGTCCAAACATTGACTTCATATTAAAACGAGTAACTGACGGTAATTTTAACAATTCAAACTTGGTTGATGGTCGATATGATATTATCTGTAAATTTAAGATTGTATCAGGATCGGAGAATTTCGTTAGATTAAATGTCAATGAATATATGTTGGATAGACGTAAATCAAATAATGTTAAGATTGAATCTATCGAAGTTATTCATCGAAACTGATTATATCATGTATCGAAAGGAACATCGAATACGTCTTAAGATTGACTGGATATCGAATAAATATGATTATTACAGAGTCTAATTACTCCTTTCGAAATGATAAAAAATACAGTATACTAGACTATGTCGACGTTTCAGTTAGTGTATCTATTGTTTTTCTATATTCTTTTATATTACTATTAGATTCTTTATAGAGTATATTAATGTCTTTATCGAATATATTCTATACAATAATTCAACATAAAATCTCTGAGTCTCAGATCCCGATAAGAATGAACAATTCTGTCGGGATTTTTATTGTTTGAAATTTACAATATATCAATTCTATGTTGAATCATTAACATCCATTATTTGTCCAATAATCCGCTCTAATGGAATCTTTCCTTATTATGTCAATCAACTCTACAGGATACATTTAATACATCTTAAAACAACAATATAGACTGTTAAATTAAACATTAACATCGAAACAATTATAATCACGTATCGAAAGAGACCAAGGTTATCGAATGTGTAATAATCAACGTCTAATTACTCCTTTCGAAATCGATAAAAACCCAGTATACTAGACTATGTCGACGGTTTGAGTTAGTTCTATTGTTTCATTTTAATATTCTTTTATTATTTTCTATATTACTTCAAGACTCTTTTTCGATTATATCTAATACATTATACTAACAATTAAACAAATACAATAATGAAAGAATTATCACTTAATCAATACCTATCTCTAATCTCATCAATTTACTTCTTATCAGATACGCAGAATTCAGGCGGTATCCCAGAGTATTTCTTCCAAGAAACAAATGAATATCTTAACATCCCATCACCCAAAGGAATCAAACAATGGATGAAAGAAAATACTCGTTCAAAAGGATTCTATGAAATCCCCAAGATCGAAGAAGATGTTGATATTTTTGTTCAACAATACCTTAATCTGAAGAAACAACCAAAACCATTAGAACCTATTATCATCCAATGTAATAAAGCAATTCGATATAATAATGAAATCAAATTTACAGATGGAACCTCCAAGAAGATCGACAAACGTACATTAAAAGAATTATATTCAATCTTAACGGATGAATACATCAAACCAGAAAATAGGTTTGAATTACAGAATTACGTCTCCGAAAATTATAACAATCTATTGAAAGTGGTTGAATTAAACAGAGAAATGATGAAAGGAGAAAAATGAACATAAAAATTACAAAAGAACAATTTGATATATTGAAACAATATACAATTTCTAGATATACGTTTGGATCCCATTTACATAAAACCAATACAGAACAATCGGACAAGGATATTGTTTTAATACTCGACGATATTTTCAATTCAGATAGAATTTATCCAAACATCCATTGTTTTCAATTTGATGACATCGAAAATAACACTCAATGGATGTTGACAACTGAATCTACGTTTTACAAAAATTTATTATCTGGTGAATCTAACATTTTTGCTGAATTGGTGTTATTCACAGACATAACGAATTCGGATAAATTATTAACATGTAGAACGTACAAAATTATAAAAGGATTCGTCGGTAGAGCTAAATTTGATTTGAAATTATTGAATACAAGTAAAGATAAAAAGAATCGAAAATCATTTCATATTTCAAGATGTCTTTACGTTGCTGAATGTCTATTGGAGGGTAGATTACCAGAATTAAATGATATTGGACGTTATCAGAAATTGAGTAAAGATGAATTACAAAGTAAGGAACTCCAATTAAGAACTAAATGTAATTCAATGTATGAAAATAATGAATTGACGATGTATCCTATTCTGAATGTAGACAATAAGTTTCCAGACATACATGAAATAGAAGAATTGTTGATGAACGCAAATAATATAAAGGAATTCAAATATGATTAAGAGAATTATAAATGGAGTATTGTTTGTATCTTGCTGGGTTGTAACATCTATATTGATTTACATAATCGGCTCGATAGCAATGATTCATTAATAAAAATGGGATAGAACTTTACATTCTATCCCATTTCTTTAGAACATTGATTCTGTCCTTTGTTTATCTGTACAAGTTAAGACTGGTCGTTGTTCATATCCATTCTTAATCATGTAATCCGTAATATTCTTAAACATTATTTCTCTGTTACCAGAAGCAGTCAAAAATGCTGTGGTAAATGCTCCCCTGTATTTCCCGTCGATGAACGAGTCAGCTGCCGTCTGATTATCGGTGCATCCGCTCCAACAGATTACATTATCATTAGATACTCCGAATGGAATATTCTTAGATGAATTTATAACAGGAGATTGTATGAATCTAGGAGTAATGGATGTTGGTTTAATATCTCTAGTTGCGGTTCCTGAATGGCAACAATCAAGAATAACTTCTATATGAATATCAGGAAACTCTGAGAACAATTGTTGTATTTCATCATCTGTGATATAATTGGATGTCCATGAACCGTCTGAATTGATTAAATCGAATGGACATAGGATTTCAGTCAATCCATCTTCTTCCGAACCATTTGAACATGGGATCTGTGAACCGTGTCCAGAATAATGTAAAATGAATTTTGTTTTGGATTCAGACAATAATTGATGCATCTTTTCAATAATGTTTGATTTGGTTGCTTGTTCGTCTAACAACCTCGATACATCAAATCCCCTTTCAATCAATTCTGTTGTTAAATCATTAGAATCTGTTATACAACCTCTCAGAGGTGCTACGTTGTATTTGTTGATACCAATAGATAATGCTTTCATTGTTTCTCTCCTTATTTAATATGTTATTATTTAAAGTTTCGAAGATCGTTTAAAGTAGTATAATAGAACTTACTTTAATAGGAGGAATTATGAAATTACATAAGATTGAACCAATTACAAATAGATTCTCAGAGAAATATGAATCTGATGTAAAGAATGGTATTAAGGTTGTCATTTTGAAAACAATTTATTCTAAGTATAAAATTGGTATACAAGATGTATCTTCACCATCGCTTAGTGAAATGTTATACGCAACAAATGATTTTGAACATGCAATCGACAAAGCGACGGAGATAGCTAAAAAACGAGGAATGATACATGAGTAATTTTTCTGGTATTAATTTCAATTATGAATCTGGGTTCAATGAAGAACATAGAAACATTCTTTTTGATTTTTGGGATGAGAACGGTTCTGATGAATTACAATTAGAAATGACCATTGATGGTGTAACTGGATTCATCCATAATTATAAAGCATCCAGAAAAGATTTGATTTTAGATTACAAACATAATATGATAATCTTTTCATTCATCAAACATCTAATGAAAAACTTTGGACGATATAAAATATCATTAAACTTAGATTCTGATTTGGAATTACAAGGCGAATATGATGTATTGATACAATTTAACTTGGAGGAAAACAATGACAAAGAACGTTGCCAAATTAATCACTAATGTTGAACACTCATCTGGAATTAGAGATTTATTATTCCAAATACAAGATGACGTATTGGTATCAATCTCATATTTGGTTAATACAAACAAAATTGGCAAATACGAAGTGTTTTCGATAAAACAAGGATATCTATCAATATATGATAACAAAGTTGTATTACAATTTTTGATTCATATACAAAATAGATTACATGAATACAAAGACATTATTGTATCCGATTCAATTTCATCTGATTTAGAACTTACTTTTACAATTTAGGAGATTACCATGGACAAAAATACATTCTTATCAATCGTCACTACATTTTACTACAAATCTGATTCTAAATTTGACCATGGATTACATGAAGAAGTTTTTGAACATGTATCTTCTCTATTGGGGTTATCTGAAATTCCAGCATCCGTTAAAACATGGATGAGTGAAAATAAAATTGCCAAAGATTATTATAAAGTTCCTCCTGTAACAAAAAACGTAGACGAAGAAGTTGAAATGATTTGTGGTAATGAACTTGTATTCGATAACATCATCTCTCAATTAAGAAATTGTACCAATAAAAATCATAAAGTGTTCTTCAAAGACGGGACATCAAGACGAGTTGACACTAGATCCGCCGGTGTTGCTATCAGAGCATTACGTTCAAATAAAATCAAACCAGAAACGAGAATGAAATTTCAAGAATTCTGTAAAGAATCATTTGGTAATCTAATGAAATTTGTGTCAACAGCTAAATCAATGGGATTATAATATGAAATCACCTAGAGGGCATAATACAATTAAAGAATTGAATCCAGCATTAGCTGAATATGCTGATATAAAACGTATTGAATTGAATACAAAACATCTGTTTCCAGTTGATGTAATCAAAATTGCCAATAAAATTGGTAATCTACAATGTTTTCATAATGGAGAATTTGGGTATGAATTACAGACGTTGGTTTCAATTGGTCCAAATTCAAACCCAATTTTCATTGTAAATGATTACGCCAAATCGATCCTTATCTTACGGGAATTAGTTGCCAGATGTATTGGTGAATATCTAATTCATACGGATGTTCCTGAAATTGAATATGGATCGTATCAAAAATACATCTTCGACGAATTAAATGAAGCAGATGAATTTGCGTATCATTTTTTGATGCCGGAAGATGAAGTTAAAAATAAAATTATAGAAGGATATTCTGCGACAGATCTTGCCGATTACTTTTGGGTATCGGTTCATTTTGTCAGAGAAAGATTAGACCAATTAGGATTATAACAAAATATGTTTGAATTACAATATGCAACTGGTAGTAAAATTGAATCATCATTTCACGAGAACATTATTGACGCAATCAACGATGCTGATTGGATGATTCATTCTGATGAAAATGTTGAACCTATTTCCATTCATGAAATCATTAGAACAGAACTATGGAATCATGAATCGAATACAATTTCTGAATTATATACATTAAGTGATAATTATGACTGAACAAGTGATAATCTATGCGGATGGAGCTTGTAAATCCAACGGTAAAGATAATTCAAATGGTGGATGGGGAGCTATCCTTTCATTCAAGGGTGTTGAGAAGGAAATCTGTGGTGGAGAACGTAATACAACCAATAACAGAATGGAATTAATGGCTGTTATCAATGCGTTAGAATTGTTAAAACGACCATGTCCCGTTAAATTATGTTGTGATTCTAAATATGTATTAGATGGAGCATCATCTTGGATGAAAGGTTGGAAACAAAATGGTTGGAAGACTGCTTCTAAACAACCCGTTAAAAATGAGGATCTATGGAGGAGATTAGATGAAGCAATGAATTTACATGATATTGAATTTGTATGGATTAAAGGACATGTTGGTCATCCAGGAAACGAGAAGGCGGATTCTCTGGCAAATAAAGGATATTACCAGATGATTAGTGAATCCAATGAATAATCTATTTGATGATGTCTATATATTATTAGATGAATTCAGGAAGTTTTCATTTCAACATATTGCTCTGGGTGAAGTGGATCCCATCTATACAATGATTAGAAATTCTGAATTATCGGACACTGAGAAGAAACGGTTAATCTTCTCTAATCTAATGGTATATGATTTAAAACATTCCATTAAATTATGTTCTATACCAGACGATGAATACTATGATTATGTGAGAATGTTGTTCAAGGAAGCAAAAGTTGGTAAAGACAGAATTGATGTAGCTTCAAGAGAAACAAATGTTAAATCAAGAAGTTATAACACTCAGATAGATAAAATGAGGATTAAAACTCCTGAACAATGGATTGATAATGTATTAGAACATACTGTTGATTGGAAGACATCACTTGAATCCGCTAAGATGATTCCTACGTTTGGTGAATACTTTGCGTTCAAAGTTGCTGATATGGTTGAATCTATATTTGACATGAATTACAAACCAGTCTGGTCGGATGATTTCAAGAAGACTATACCAAAGGGTTCATTATCGGGATTTGAATTGGTTAGAACAGGATCGTCTATCTCCAAACGTTCATCGGAACAGATTAGACAAGATCCTCTGTTAGATGAATTGTTCTTATCGGAATTGGAATTCTTCAAAGAATATAAATGTCCTCATAATCCAAATAGATGTATTGGCGTCACTGAAATTGAGACATTCTTTTGCGATTATAGGAAGACATTTAAAGGGACATTAAACAAAGGTGATAAAGTTCTTAAATTAAGAGCTGCATTAGAGTATAATAATGATTCTCTGATAGCAGAGAAATTGAAAGGTTCAGTTGATAATCTATTGAGTAATAGATTAAAATTGATTGACATGAATATAACAGAATTAGATTGCGAGAAAATATAATGAGAAAAGTTATTGCTGTATGTGGGGTTCCAGGAACTGGTAAATCTACTCTGTTCAGAGAATTCATGAAATCGTCCACTTGGGAAAGAACACAACCTGCCAAATTAGTGGATTCTGAATACTCTAAAGATTTAGATTTGTATATCTTAGGGAAATATGATGAAGGTGAGACGTTTCCTGGAACAGATAAGTTGAGTCTGGCTGTTCAACCAGAATTTGTTAAATGGTTCAAGGTCACAGAATCAAACATTTTGATGGAAGGTGATAGATTAACAAATATGAATCTATATGAATTGATGTCAGAACAACCTGATATTGAATTTCATATCGTTGTCTTAAAATGTAAACAAGATTTGTTGAAACAACGATATGCGGATAGAGGATCTAATCAATCTGACCAATTCTTGAACGGTAGAGAAACGAAAATCTCAAATATCCAAAACAATTTTTCATTAGCTGAATATATCACAGAATTCAAAAATGAGACAAAAGAAGAACAATCTAAAATCTTAGATTTTATCAATTCAATTCTTTCGGAAAAATAATATGTTAAATCCAACTATTTTTAACAATCCTCAAATTTCTATCCTACTTGGATTGTTCAATATTTTACAGGAAGAAATTGAATCAAACATTGATTTATCAAATGAGGAAATTATCACCAAATATGAATTCATTATTTTCGGAGTTCTTAGAAACAATTAAATAAGGTTGGAAATGTCGATTGCTAGAGTTGGTGACTGGATTGATGATATTGATTTTCAAAATGTTTCTCTTCAAATTATAGAGGACAAATATCCTATTCCTGAAGAAATAAATGTACAGGGATGGAAATATGAAATTCGTAAGTTAGAATCAAAATCTAACATAATGTATCGTCTTGGTAAATTTTGTACAAGAAGACAAATTACTGAATTTAGAACGTATGGTATAATTGAATTAGATTACAGAGGTTCGATTTTACATTACAACAACGTATATAATGTCGACGGAGTAAGGGTTGTTACGAAATGTCAAGGTACTAGAATCGCTGCTGGAATGTATACACATTTTGTTAAGAATAATGATATGATTATCTTAGGCGACGAGGAACAATTCTTTGGTGCCAGAAAATTATGGACTAAATTATCCAGAATGGAAGATGTTTGCGTCGACATTATCGATTTGAAAGAAAACAAAATCGTTGAAACTGATGTTACATTATATCATGGGTCTAACGATTGGGAATTCGATACTCGAGTATGGTCTTATGATAAAGACTTATCTCATATCAGATTGATTTTAAGGAATAAACAAATTACAATGTAATACAAAGCGAAATTCCTGACGAGGTTTTTCGCTTTTTCAATTTAACCAAATAGGAAATCTTTATCAATGATATTGTTTTTCCAAGGAATATAAATGCTATCTTTTAAACAGTATAACAACACAATACAGGAAGCAACCCATTATAGATTAGGTAAATCTGCGTTCGAAGTAATACGTCAACAATTTCAAAACAATTCTCATATAAATACATTGTTGAATGCATTACAACCTTATGCATCTAAATTGCATCTAAAGATAATCGATAATAAAATCACAAACAACATCCATTTCTCCATTGTAGATGATTTTCAATCCATCAAACGAATGTATGATGCTATCTCGCATATTGGTATTGAACATATCTCAGAAGACAAGAATGCCATTAAATTCCATACCGGTGGAGTATCATTTACATTCTATAAATCTGGAGGTGGATTCAAAAGAGTGGTTGATGAAGATGGTAATGAAACTGTAAATAATAGACCAAGTTCATATCAACATGAAGAAGCTATCACTTACATTTTAAACTCATTTCCTGAATATCCTACCAAATCTCAAATCAATAAGACAATCGGGTTTGAATTTGACGACACATGGTTCTTATCATTCAAAGAAACATATAATGCTGTCAGTAGAGTGATTGATATTCATTCTTATGAATTCTATAGAGATTCCGATAAGAATAAATTACCAATTCTGACTACAATGACTCAATCCAAATATCTACCAGACTCGAAAGATAATTGGAATCCATCTGATGTATGGGCAATCAACAAACATCATAAACAAAATGTCATTGATACCCTCTCGGAAGTTCTATACAGAATTGAAACAGGACGAGCAGATGTATATGACCTGAATGATACCATTAAACATCTGTTTGACACAAGACAATTGATTGGTTTCTCCCTGAAGAAAGTCATTGCTCCAACAACAGGATTAGTTTCTGAATCAACATTGAATGAATTTGCTAAGGTAGAGAAAGTCGAAGTTGATTACAATTATGTTGATAATTTATGGTATGATAGACCATTAAAGATTTTCAAATTCAATGATATGTTATCTTACATCAATATGTATTGTATCATGGAAGAATTTGGTAAAGATTACGAATACATGTTCAGATTGGCACCAAGAGGTAAGAGTAACGACCTGAATGTATATTGTCAAGGTTCTGCCGATTTCAACAAATCTAATTGGGACGGTAGCAGTTCTAAGGCATTGATTAACAAATTGACTGATTTCATTATTCCTGAATTCAAGGATTACGTTGATTATCAATTAGTTCCTGAATCTAATGTATTGAAAACATTGGATTCGATTGATTCAAAGTATTCAGGATTTGTTGATTATGTAAAGAACGATAAATTTGTATTCATTGACATTCAAACGTTGGAAACTGAAGAACCTGATAATCAATATACAATTAAAAGATGTCTTGTGTTATTACATTTCTTATATTGTTTAGAACAAACTAACATGAGAGAAACATTAAAGATGTTATGTTTATCCTCTAAGAAACAAAATCATTTTAGTTCTGTGTTCTACAAAATTTCATGACACCAAACCCGATAGAGCGAAAATCTCTATCGGGTTTCTTTTTAGATAAAGAAAAGTCTTTCGATGAATCTAAAAAACATTATAATAGATTTCATGTTGAATTATATCGGAGGAATTAAAAATGAAAATGACATCTGAACATCAAACAATGTTGAAAACTGCTATTGAAATGCATGGTATCTCAGAGTTCAAATTACCATTGTCTTTGGTTTCTGACCAATCAAGAGTCCAACAAGCATGGAGAATCTTCCATCACATCAATAAATTAGAAAATTATACATTGTCTGATACGTTTTATGAATACCTTGATGACAATCACATCCAAACAGCTTTGATTAAAATTTTATATGTAGAAAATACCGTTTCTGATTTAACAACACAAATCAAAAAAGAAGCGGATTTACTGGAATCAGATGAAATCAAAATTGTTGACCAAACTCAGAAATATGTCTGGTTCCATATCAATTCTGATACTGGTATTTTATGGAATGTCTCATTAACATCAACTGGTAAAGTAAAGAAAAACTCTTTACGTCATGAATCTTAAAGGAACTCAAATGTTATCAATTTCTGAATATATCAACTCCAAGCAATTCAAACAGATGTTAACTGGATTTTATTCTGGTAGCAGAAGTTCAACATCAGTGTATAAATCAATCATGAAATATGTCAACACCAATGACAATATCATTGATTCTGATATAGATGTATATTTGAATTGCGTTGAATTAGGTTTCAAATTATCCGACGAACGTTTCTTCCATCAGGTATTTAAAAATGAATAGATTAGAAAAATGGTTATTGAACATCATATTAAAAAATCATATCCGTAAAGGAGAAGATCCTTTTAATGTGATAAAACAAATTTACTCTGCGATTGATGAACGTTGTACCGATGTATTCTATAAAAAACGTAGACCAGATTTAGTGGATAAAATACAGTCATATGCATTTGAAGAACGTAAAGGTAAAATCTAATGGGTGGAAATGTTATAATTGATGGTATCAAAGCAGACAGGATTGATTTATTACATGTTGACAGAGATACCCTAGTCCAAGAAGTTGATGAATTGTTATCAACATTGAATCAATTACATAATACGTTCAATAAACGACAAATTTGGAATGATTCATTATTCAATTCCAAACAATTCCTTTCTGGTTCATCATATCATCTATTCAACGTAGATGATATACCAACATATCAATTTGTATTGAAAAAGGATACAGTTGGTGATATTGATTTGATGGTTGATATTAACACGAAAGATTCAATCAGAAGAATGCTTGATAGTCTGACTGGATATGTTGATTTTGAAAAATGGAAACTAATTGGATATAAGACATCTGCTGGTCAATACATCACATTATGGCATTTCAATCAATTTAATCTCAACATTCAGATTGATTTTGAACTGGTTGAATTTGAAAACGGAGAACCCACTGAATGGAGTAAATTTTCACATTCTAGTTCATGGGATGATATAATTCAAGACATTAAAGGATTCCATCACAAATACATGTTACAATCTATTGCCGCTTCAAGGACAAAAGAACGAATTGTATTGTTAACAGGAAAAACAAAGAAACCAAAAATTGTTGAAAAAAGTCAATTAGCATTTTCTGTTCAACGAGGATTACGTTGGCGATACATACCAACTGAATTGTTTGATAATGGAATTCCTGTATTTAATGAACTGACATCTGATGAATCGATATTCCATACAGATTTGGATAGTATCCTTGAGATATTGTTTGGAGTAAAATCATTGATGTATAAGAATGAAATAAAATCATTCAATGGATGTATTAGATTGATTCAACGATTCCTACCAGAACATATTAAATCGATTGTAGATGATTATGTTGGTAGGATGTTTAGTGTCAACTCTCAGATGATTGTAAGAGATAATCCTGTTAAAGATTATGATGAAAAAGTTACAGGATTGATGTTTATATGCGAAAAATTAGATATTGATTTAGATGTAAATTATAGTAAGATAATATCTGATTATTATTCAAGAGGATTAAACAATGACTAGAAAATCTGTTCAACATGTACATAAGATGAAAGATATTGAATTCATCAATATGTTAAAAACAATTAAACAAAAAGGGGACATCCTTTCTGATATTCCAGTCATGTTAAAAATTGATGGATTTGGATTCAGAATTGGTAAAGAATTATCAGGAAAACTTTATGTTAAAACAAGCAATTCTGGTGAAATTTACAGAGGTCAAGAATTCATTGATTATATCGAATTGAAAGGAATTACAGATCCTTTACAAATCAAACGAGCAGAAATGTATAGAGATTTGGCTGATTCATATTTGAATGGATTTTTGTGTATTCCTTGTGATACAGAAGTTTGTATGGAAGTTCTAATGTACAAAAATGGATTGACTCCAATGCGAATGAATACAATCAAATTTGTACATATCGCATATCCTTGTCCATTATTGGGGCAAGTTGCTACATTATTCCCACACACTGTCTTAGATTCAGTGTATAATGAAGAACATCCTGAATCAAAACAAATAATTGATGGTTTGTTAATGGAATCAAATAATAATTACAAATTCATTAATCCGTTCATCTCATTCAAAAATGTCAATATTCTGAAAGAATTAGAATGGGTGTTCAAAGTATTGGACATACCAAATGTTGAACAAATTTTAACATCAAGAAAGAAAATAGATAAGGTTCAAAAAGAATCAATCAAACATGTATTACAAGAACGTAAAGATTTGTTTTCTGAATATATTTTATCTCAGGTTGTCGGAACCAATTTAATGGGAGAAATGTTTGAAGGTATTATGTTTAAGATTAACGATACATGGTATAAAGTTACAACATTAGAATTTAAGGAGTTGATGAAACAATGAAAACATTAGTCTGTTCATTTGCCAGATGCAATCCACCACATAAAGGACATTTCTTATTGATTTCTAAAATCAAGGAGTTGGCTAAGAAATACAATGCTGATTCTGCTATGTTCTTATCTCACACAGAAGACAATAACAAAAATCCTTTACCATATGAGATTAAATCGTTGTTGATGAACAAATGGACAGACGGACTTGTTAAGATTGATTATGATAAAAAAGTAAAACAACCAATCAATCTATTACATTACGCACATCAAAATCAATATGAAAAAGTAATAGTGGTATGCGGTGAAGATAGATTTGATGAATATAAAACTCGATTCGATTTGTTTTTAAATACAAGAGATTATTTTGAATTCAAATCTGTTGAAATTGTATCAAGAGGTGAAAGATTTGGTATTGGACCGTCATCCTATTCCAGTTCTAAAATGAGAGAATATGTTGAAAATAATGATTACAATTCTTTCTATAAAATGTTACCCCATGAATGTCATTATAGGGAAGCTCTTGAAATATGGGAATGTTTAATACATAAATAATAACATATTGAATAGAGGAATCTCATGAAAGACGAACAATTATTACAGATGCTTGCCGATACATTTGACTTAAATCCAAAAGATAAAGATTTTAAGAAGAAAATGATGGTAAGATTAAAAGACGACAAGACAATCCCCGATGCTCTTAAAAAGACGGCATCGAATGTCATTATTTCAACAGTATCAGAATCGGTTAAACCAATGCAAACATTCAAAGAATTAAGAAAACGAGTAAATGAAGCCACATCTAGTGGTACAATGGATTCATTATATAATGTACCAAGAAAATCTTATACAGATTTCAATGATGATGATATTCCAGATCATTTACAAGATAAGAATAAAGATGGTAAGATTGATGGAGATATCGACAATGACGGTAAAGTTGAAGAATTAGAATATGATTTAGAAGACGATACAACAACAGAAGATATTTTCGGGAATTTAATTGGAATTAACGATGATGTTGTTGATGATATTTACGACAGTATCGGAGATTTAGAAGATTTAATTGGTATGGATGTATATGACGACGATGAATTACATATTGTTGATGATGAAGATAATCATATGGGGTATATTCATCCAGGTATTGTAGATCCTTATGTACCAACTAATGAATCTGTGGAACGTCTTGATGAAATGTTAAGTAGAATGGCTCGATTGAAAATGGCTGTTAAATTTCATCAATCTCAATCGAAACGAACCGCTAAAATGAAATTGGCATTACATACAAAATCATCTCCAGCTAAAATTGCTTCCAGAGCAAGACATGCTGCCATTATTGCGTTTAAAACAAAAATGGCTAAGAAACCTCTGAATACATTATCGATTCCTGAAAAAGAAAGATTGGAAAAGATGGTTCAGAAGAAACGAGCAACTATCACAAAATTGGCAAATAAATTGTTACCAAAAATCAAGAAAATTGAATCTGCGAGATTATCTGCGCATCGTTAGATACATCCATATAAATAATTCCATACCACTATTATTTTTATAAGGAACAAACAAAATGGGTACATGGAAATTTGGAACAGATACGGAAACCAATTTACCGTCATTTCTATCGGAAGATGATAGAAGAAATGTAATTTTTGTATCTCAAGCGGAAGCTGACGATCCAGACACTAAATTGAAAGGGATTACATGTTCAGGATATTGGAAATACTTTACGTATAAAGATTCCGCTGGAACAACTCGACATAAAGCTGAATTGTTAAATCCAGCATCGAATTCTGGATATTCAATTGGTGTCACCAGAGCAGTGGATGCCAATTTAACTGCGACTCAAACTTATGTAATTTCAGCTACAGATCCAGCATCAAGTGTAATCTTCGAAGGAACTGCAGCAACCGTTTCAACAACAGCGACTATTTCGGTTGGTGGTGGTGCATTAAGTTACCAATGGCAAGTTTCTGCTTCGAATAAAACATTCGCCAACGTATCCAATACTGGTGTTTATTTAGGAGCGACGACAAATACGTTATCTATTTCTTCTACGACTGGTTTGATTGGTAAGAAATATCGTTGTATTGTAACTGCAGCTAATGCTGATACTGTGACTACTAAATTTGGCGAATTGCGAATGAAAGATCCATTTGTAATTTCAGCGTCTGCTCCAACAAATAGAACAATTACTGCTCCTGCTGGAACAACATTTGCGACGACTGCTACAATTTCGGCTGGTGGTGGTACATTAAGTTACCAATGGAAAGTCGATGGCGTTGATTTAACAAACGTGGGTGTTTATACCGGCACAACGACCGCGACATTGACCATTTCAAATACAACTGGTTTGAATGGTAAAAAGTATACGTGTAATGTGACGGCAACAAATGCTACACCTAAATTAACAACAGCTGCAACGTTGACTGTGGTGTAAAAATGAATGACGACAATGATTTCTTCGATAAAGCAAAAAATTCTTATAATAATCTTCAATGTAATAATATCTTTGAATTCAAATATGATTATGCAAGATTTAATTTATTGAGGAAATTGCTTGTCAGATATACAAACAATGAAGAATCTTGTATTAAATTGATAGTCAATCATATCATAATTCTATATAATGTTTTTGGTGTTAATACAACAGAATTCCTCTACAATAAAATAGATAAGAAACATTGGGGTGTAATTGCTTCTGTTGTAATGTTTCTTAATTATGATATAGATGAAGGAATGGAATATGATGAAAAAACATTTAACATGTTAAGAGGAATGTAATGAAAATTATCGATAATCTTATTGCTTTACGTATATTGTCATTATTGACCACACCATTTAATCAAACTGATGCTTTTAAATTAGGCATCATTGATGAGAATGGTAAAGTGTTGAAAAAATACAATACATTAAAAACATCTGAAGAGAAAGATTCAGTCAATTATCTAAAAAGATTAGTTTTTAATTTAAAACGTATGATGAATATGTTGCCTGGAGGTGACACTAGAATTAAAAATTTAGCTGCTGCTATGTTCTTAATCAAAGAATCATACAAGAACAACATGGATGAGAATATAATTTCTGAACAATTTTTAGATATTGTCTCATCAAATAAACGATTACAAGAAGAAATTCAAGTGATTGATTTTTTAACTTTAACGGAAAATGCATATGGAAGAGCAGATTGTTAAAAGAAGAGCATCCGACCACGTCGCCGATATTGAATTGGCATCCCAACAAAGAACAATCGACAGATTAGAAAAAGTTGTTGAAAAGGTTGCTGAAAATACAATCACCATGAATAAAATGGTTGCTGTACATGAAGAAAAAATTATTAAATTTGAAGAACAACATAAATCTCTAGTTCAAGATGTTAAAGCCGTATCTTCTAAAGTGGATGAATCTGATAAACAAATCAATAAAAGCGTTGCTGAATTTGGTTCAAAATTTGCTGAAGCTCACAAAGATAAATTGGAAGACACTGTAGATAAAATTGAAGAATTAGAAGAACGTATTTCTAAGATTGAACAATGGAAATGGTTTATTGTTGGTATAGCTGGCGCAATCGGTTATTATATTGAACATTTTAATGTATTTGCGTCAAAACCTTAAGATAATCCCATCAATAAAATGATGGGATTTCTTTTGGATAAAATATCAGTTATAATACATCTTATTTGTCGTTTAAACAATGTTAATGATTAGAACAATATATCATACAGGATGTATTGTTTTCGTTGTGTATTCAACAAATAAGATGTATTATATCTTTATTCTTTCGTTTCTGATATAATAGATTATAATATAGTTTTTCAACTAGGAGAAAATATGAGAGCCATTAAGATTGAATTTAACAACAATGTAGTTCGAGTTTTGATTGTAGACAATGTTACATATTTCGACGTTCATGAAAACAAAATTGAGGTTCTACATTCAAAAGGATCTTCTGTTTATTATAAAGGCATTAGAAGTAATGAATTAAATGAATCGAATTTCCAAATGTTTATTGACCAAATTTACAATTTGAATTCTGATGGATTAGAATAATGTCTCACATTGATTCTTTTTTAGAGGAAATAGATAATTTAGATTCATTGGATAATCCATCATTTGTTATAATTTCTAATTCAAAAAGGATTCTATATGAATTAGATGATATAAAACAGAATATCAAAACCGTGGATATTTCCGAAGATTTTAAATCAGTTAAGATAGAATTGGATAATGAATCTGAGACTTGTTACATTGAAATAAATGTTAATAATGATGACATTTTAATATGGATTGAATATAACGATATTGGATATACAAGATACAATTCTGTTGAAGATATACCGTTCGATTCAATCATTTCTTACATTAAAGGTGAATTATGAATTTATTGATTTTATTAAATCTAATCGGGGTTTATTTTTGTATGGATATGTTATTTTCTGGTAGATTAAAACTACATGAAGTGTTCAAATTGTTTTACATTGGAATTTGTTTGATTATGTATAGTGGTTTAATTGGAATGAAATTATTATGATAAATGAATTGGAAGGAATTATGTTAGGTGGTATCCAAAAAGATGAAATGTTTATATTAACATGTAATGGAGTGGATGCTAATGTACGATACATTGAAATTCCAAAGACAGGAAAACAGACGCATCCTCCTAAACAATATAACAACAAGAATCAAAAGAAATGGTAAAGTATGTCATTATACATCGATAAGAAATACATCCATTTGTTCTCATCTTCCATGCGCAACTTCAGAAAGATAAATGAAGAAACATGGAAGATGAGTTGTCCAATTTGTGGGGATTCAAAAAAGAATACCAGAAAAGCCAGAGGATTCATCTATACCGTTAAAAATGATATGTTCTATAGATGTTTCAATTGCCAGTATTCTGTATCGTTTGGTACATTCCTAAAAGAAGTCAATTCTTTGTTATATTCAGATTATGTTGTCGAACGATACAAACAAGGAATCAATAAACATAGAGCAAACAAAACAATTGAACTTCCTGATTCAAAACCATCATTTTCTGAATCATCAATTTACAATAACAAAATTCTATCTCAATTGATTCCAGCATCTGAATCTAAAGAAGCAATTGAATTTCTCTCAAGAAGAAATATACCAGAGGATAAATGGAAACTATTGTATTATACAACAGAATACAAAAAGTTAATCAATTCGATCATCCCAGAAAAGTTTGATTCTGTAATTGATTCACCTAGAATTGTTATTCCATATTTCAATCCAGAAGGATATATATTCCAATTAACGGGTAGAGCAATTGATAACAACTTCATGAGATATTCTAATATCAAATTGATGGATACGGATTATCCTGTATATGGTTTAGAAAGAATTGATACTTCTAAGAAGATATACGTTGTTGAAGGTCCAATTGATTCATTGTTTATAGATAATTGTATAGCTGTTTCTGGTTCGTCATTTAACAGTAATGTGTTCATTAAGGAACATAAAGACAATGTTGTCTTGGTTTATGATAATGAACCCAGAGCAATTGAAATAATGAGATTACTCGAAAACAGTATCAAATTTGGATATTCGGTTTGTATTTGGGATTCCAAGATAAAACAAAAAGACATCAATGATATGTATTTGAATGGTATAGACGCAAAAAGTATTATAGATAATAATACATTCGTCGGAGCATCCGCTCTCATGAAATATATCACTTGGAGGAAATGTTGAAAGAAGATAAACCTTGTAAATTTGATGTTGATAAAGAATTGAAAGATCTAATGAAATTGAAATATGATGAAAATGAATTACACATCATCAACGCTTTAATTGATACAAATAAGGTTCAAAATGAATTACCTATTCAAAACGGATCCGTTCAGGAATATAGTGGTACAAACGGAGAAAACAAATAAATTCATATCAAAATTTCTATTTTTCAGAAAATATCAAATTGATTATGAAAAACGATTTGTATGGAATAATGAATTAATTCCAATCAAATATAATAAAACAATGGATTGTAGAATTGGAACTCGAGTAAGTATAACAGGGGGATACCATCAACATCTTAATGGTGAATTTGAATGTACTGGTAAATACATCAAACAAGGTATTGAAACATTATATGAAATTAAAATACCATGGTGGTCTGAATGGTTGAAAAATTATGTATTGAAATATCCGTATAATTCCAAAAGAGGAACGATATACATACCAATGAAATTCTTATTCCAAGCGAAATATAATGAATCCATTAAAAACAAAAAAGTTTGTTTTATGAATGGTGAATGTATTTGTACTGGTAAAGAAACTGATAAACTAATCGATTTACAATTTTATGGATTCGTAGAGAAGACTAAAATTAAAGAAATAAAATAAGGGAAATATGAAAGTTGAATTGTTATTTGTTACACCAAACGCAGAAGAATTCTTAGGTATTGTAGCAGGAGAATGTTATGGTGCCGATATATCAGATCCTGATAAAAATGTAAAACGTGCCAAACATTGTTCATCAAAAGGTCATCTTGCGGTATTACGTTTTGCTCATGCTGTCTTCAGAATCTCTGACATCTCAAGAGTCTGTTCTCATCAAATGGTTCGTTCCAAACATCTTGACTTCCTTCAAAAGAGTCAACGTTACACCAAATCAGATGTATCCGAACTCTTGGAATTAGAAGTTCCGCCATTTTTTGAAACATCTGAAGAAGCATCTATTGTATTAAAAGAATCATTAGAACATTCTTATGAACAATATGATAAATTATTATCATTAGGTGCAAAGAAAGAAGACGCTAGAATGGTGCTTCCGAATTTCTCGCCGACCTCATTAAATGTTGTTGGTAATTTCCAAGCATGGTTGGATTTCATTAAATTGCGCAACACAAAAGAAGCTCAATATGAAATCAGATTAGTTGCGCAGGAAATTGAACGTCAAATGACAGAAGTTGCTCCAAATCTTTTCAACTAAATTATATCATGACGTATCAATTACATAAAATCTATAACGAATCTGGTAATGATTTTAAAACTGAAATCATTACAGAATTCAATCATAAACCATCATTTCAAGAAATATGTAAAATTGTTCCATCTTTGGCAACTGTATTCAATTGTGAAGATTATATCATGAATGAATATATGACCTGCGCGGCAGATGGTGTTTTTATCTTGAAAGAAAAACCATAAGGAAATTATATGAGTATAACGGAATTGTATTTAGGAATAAATGTTGATTATTCGCGAGACAATTTGATAGATGAATTAGGACATAAACGATTTAAGGAATCGTACATGATGTCTGATGAATCATCACCTCAGCAAAGATATGCATATGTTTCTAATGCGTTTGGTACTAATAAAGAACATTCACAAAGATTATATGATTATGCATCTAAGCATTGGTTGAGTTATTCGACTCCGATTTTATCATTCGGTAGAAATAAAAAAGGATTACCAATTTCTTGTTTTTTGTCTTACTTACCAGATACATCAAAGGGCCTTATTGATACATTATCTGAAGTCAATACATTATCCATGTTAGGTGGGGGTGTTGGTATCCATATGGATATTCGTTCTGCTGGCGATAAATCAACTGGAATCATCCCGCATTTAAAAACATATGATGCGTCTTCTTTAGCGTATAAACAAGGTTCTACTCGAAGAGGTAGTTACGCGGCATTCTTGGATATTTCTCATCCTGAAATTATACCATTTATTGAAATGAGAAAGGCGACTGGAGATCCAAATATCCGATGTCCAAATTTGAATCATGGTGTAAATATAACAGATGATTTTATGCAAATCATTGAAAAATGTATGATTGAACCAGATTTTGACGATTCTTGGAATTTAATAGATCCAGCAACCAAAGAAATAACACAAACTGTTTCGGCAAAAGAAGTTTGGCAATTATTGATTGAAACTAGAGTTCAACGCGGTGAACCATATTTGCATTTTATTGATACGGCAAATAGAGCATTACCAGAATTTCAAAGAAAAAAAGGCTTAAAAATCAATGGCTCGAATCTCTGCGTAGAGGTAGAACTCGCAACTTCTGAAGATAGAACTGCGGTTTGTTGTTTATCGTCATTAAACTTAAATTATTATGATGAATGGAAAGATGATTATCAATTTCATAGAGATGTTGCCGAAATGTTGGATAATGTTTTAACCCATTTTATCGAAAATGCTCCGCCAGAATTACGTAGAGCAGTTGAATCCGCAAAGAATGAACGTTCTATTGGTATAGGTGTATTAGGATTACACGATTATTTTCAACAAAAAAATATACCATTCGAATGCGCATTAGCAAAAAGTACAAATTTGCGTATCTTTAAAAGTATCAAAGTTCATTTAGATAAGTGTAATTCTGAATTGGCATTAGAACGAGGGGAATGTCCAGATGGAATTGGTTATGGTAAAAGATTTGCTCATATGCAGGCAATCGCACCTAATGCATCTACGTCTATTTTGGTCGGAAATACATCACCAAGTGTTGAACCATTTAGAGCAAATGCATATAGACAAGATACACTTTCAGGATTTTCAATTTACAAAAACAAACAATTAGAAAAATTATTATCTAATAAATCATTAACAGAATCAAAATTAGACGATATTTGGAAAAGCGTTATTGCAAATGAAGGATCTGTTCAACATTTAGATATTTTATCTCAAGATGAAAAGGATGTGTTTAAAACGTCTATGGAGATTGACCAAAGATGGATTATCGATTTAGCTGCGGATAGAGCAGCTATTATTGACCAAGGACAATCTATAAATGTATTTTTCAGACCAGATGCACATATAAAATACTTACATGCCGTCCATTTTAGTGCGTGGAAACGCGGATTAAAAAGTTTGTATTATTTGAGATCTAATAAAGTCGGAAAGGCTGATAAAGTGTCACAACAAATTCAACGACATATTATTGAAGAAATGAATATGATGTCTGTTGCCGAGGGAAATTCTTGTTTGGCTTGTGAAGGGTAACTATAAAATGAGTAAAAATTTAAAATTAACTGACGAAAGACCATATTACAAACCGCATAGATATGGATGGGCGTATGATTATTGGTTGACTCATGAACAAAGTCATTGGATGTTCACTGAAGTGTCTATGCAAGACGATATTAAAGATTGGTCGAAATTAGATGAATCCAGCAAACATTTTTTAACAAATTTGTTTAGATTCTTCACTCAAGGTGATATCGATGTTGCTGGAGGATATGTTAAAAATTATTTACCAACATTCCCTCAACCAGAAATAAGAATGATGTTATTAGGATTTGCTGCAAGAGAATCAATTCATATTGCTGCATATTCGCATTTAATTGAAACTCTTGGGATGCCAGAAAGAATATACAACGAATTTAATGAATATTCTGAGATGAAAGAAAAACATGATTATGTTGATAGATTCACTCATATGGATAACACCACTATTGCTCAGCAAATTGCAGTATTCAGCGCATTCACAGAAGGATTACAATTATTCTCATCATTTGCTATGTTATTAAATTTTCCTAGACATGGTAAATTGAAAGGTATGGGTCAATTAGTTTCTTGGAGTTTAGTTGATGAATCAATGCATTGCGAAGGTATGATTAAACTGTTTAGAACTCATATCGAAGAAAATAGACATATCTGGAACGATAAATTAAAATCCGAATTATATTCTATCGCAGAAAAAATGGTTGAACTAGAAGACAAATTCATTGATTTGTCGTTCAGTATGGGTGACATGGAAAATTTATCCGCAGGTGATATTAAACAATACATTAGATACCTTTGCGATAGAAGATTGATTTCCATGGGATTGAAAGGAATTTATAAAATTAAGAAAAACCCATTGAATTGGATTGACGAAATGATTAATGCGCCAATTCATGGAAATTTCTTTGAAACTACAATTACGGATTATTCAAAAGGTGCATTAACTGGTTCTTGGGGTGATGTCTGGTTATAATGTATTGGTAATCTGGGATTTTGAAATTAAAAATAAAAATTTATTATTCAAAAAGATAGAAGAATTATCTAATGACATGAATAATTTCATATTAAATACAATTAAATGAATATACAATAACACATTAAAAGGAATTAAAATGGCATCAGTAAAAAAGAACTTCGCTTGCGACCATTGTGATGCGCAAGGATCTATTACAATTAAATCAAAGGATTTTTCGGAAAATGACATTAGAAGTTGTCCAATTTGCGGAACGCCGTTATTGGATGATATTGAAGAAGATGAAGAATAGATTGTGATACCAAACCCGTTAGAGATTGAATGCTCTAACGGGTTTCTTTTTGGATTAAATAAATCTATAATAAAATTTAAAGGGGAAATATAACATGAAAACATTTGCAGAAATTAGAAAGATGATATTAGAAATGCCTGAACATAGACCAGAAACGAAAGACCAGTCTGCTTGGATTACAATATCGGCCGAAGGTGATGCTGGTAGATATATAACAGATGAAACAGTTCAAAGAAGATTTGATTTGATTAAAACTGTAAAAAATTCGAGTGTTATTGGTGATTATACAATTTTATTGACAAAAACAAAAGGGATGGCTGGCGTTTATATACCAACTATACGGCAAGAAGACGGAGCTAAAATATATTATGTTGCGTGTCTAGTTCATTTTAAACACCCTTTGATTGATAATTTACCAGCGGAATTGGAACATAAGAAACAATTACAAATATCAATTGTAGCAACAGTTCCCAACTTAGAAGGACTTGGATTAGCTTCTTCTATATACCAAGCATTGATGGATGATGGATACGTTATTGTTTCCGATAACGTTCAATATGAAGGCGGTAAAAGATTATGGAAGAAGTTATCAATAGTTCCTTCATTAAATGTATTTGTTTATGATACAATAGAACATGATTTCATAAAGGATGATTCTGGTAAAGTAATCAATTATGATACAAAGAATTTGGCTGACGATAAGATTTGGTTACCAAACAGTAAAGGTAGAAGATTTGTTTTAATTGCACACAAATAAACCCATCATTAAATTCTTCATATGTAATAATATCATACTATGGAGAATCAAATATGTGGTTGTATCAAGGAATCGAATTAACAGATATACCAGAAGGTAAAATAGGATTTGTATATCTTATCACAAATAAATCTAACAACAGAAAATACGTTGGTAAGAAACAATTCTATTCATTCACTTCTTCCATGAAAACTGTTACGTTGAAAAATGGAACCAAAAAGAAGAAACGAGTGAAGAAGAAATCTGAATCTGATTGGAAGACGTATTTCTCTAGTTCCGACGATTTAAAATTGGAAATAGAACAATTGGGTGAAGACAATTATATCAGAGAGATATTACATTTATGTGGTAATCTAGGGACTATGTCTTATTTGGAAGCAAGGGAACAAATGGATCGTAGAGTGTTGGAATCTGATGAATACTTGAATCGCCAGATACAATGTAGAGTCCATCAATTACACGTGAAATTATGAAATTACTGTTTATGTTATTCCTTTTAATTACAACTAATGTATCAGCGGATACTGTTGAACCAAACAGAGAATTAACTCCAGGATCGTTAAATACAAACGTATCGCAGGAAAATTTGAATCAGACAGTTTGTGTTCCAGGATTTACCACTAAGATTAGACCATCATCAAATTATACCAATAAATTGAAAATCCAACAGATTCATGAGTATGGATATTCAGATACAAATCCTAAACATTATCAAGAAGACCATAGGATTCCGTTAAGCGTTTCCGGTCATCCAACAGATCCACATAATTTATGGCCCGAATCATTAGATAATGCCAAACAAAAAGATGTAATCGAACATGCTGTACATAAATTGTTATGTTCTGGTAAGATTACATTAAAACAAGCTCAACATGTTTTCTTAAATGATTGGAACGTTGAATACCCAAAATTGTTGAAAAGTTTGAAATAAAGAATCCCGTAAGATGATTAGTCTTACGGGATTTTTATTGGATTCAAATATGATGTCTTACAATAATCTTCACTACATTTTCGCATGTGACTGTTCTTCCAGAAGAAAGATTTGTTATTATAATATCAAAATACATTTCTGGTGGTTCTAATTCACCAACATCAAATTGATATTGAACGACACCCTTAGGTGCATCAATTATCGTCATTTCTTTCAATTTAATAACATTCGATTTATTCTTCCAACGTATCTTAACAGAAGTTCCATTAAGGTTTATTATGGAAGAATTATTATTGTCCATACAAGTGATGCGTAACGCGGATTCTGTATCTCCTTCGACAAAGTTTGACATTAGAACTTCCCTTTTTTGTTTATTATGGTGTTAAAATTCAATCGATTATCTTTTATTGTATTGAAATAGATAGCAGTTGCCAAGATTTTTAAAAATTGTTTAGATGTATATATTCCATCTATTTCAGAATTTAACAAAATCGAAGATAATATATTATCTCTAAACAAATTTTCCAAATCGTTCAACGATACATTTATATTGTCTGATGTCAAACCAAACAATAGATTCGCTTCAATTGATTCTATTTCAGATATACTTAAAATAGAATCAATCATTTTTGTTCTATCTTGAGTAAAATATCCTTGATTTGTTGAAGCAGATACGCCAACTAATTCTTGAAAATACCCTAACAATTCTGGATATACATTATCTACGTATCCATTTATAGAATTTTGTTGTAAAATTTTAGATACATTCTTACCTAAAATTGATAGATTATTTGTAATCAAATTCGAAGATATATCGAAATTTGAAGAAACAACCATACCATTAATTATAACAGAAGATACATTTTGTATAATTTGTTTTTCGAATGACGTGGATAATCCATTTACGTTAGAACCAATCAAAATTCCATTAACATTTTTGTTAAATGATTTATCTAGATTACCAGAATAAACATTTACATTATTCGATAATACATTTCTTGATATAGATTTATTAATAATTCCAAAATTTAAAATAGATGCATTATTTGTCAATGATACAACAGAAGAACTAGATGACGACAATAATCCTAAATTCAATAAACCCATTACAGAGGAAATTGTTGAAATTATATCATTGGCTGCTAAAATTTGTAAAATTCCAACGTTGTGTGTTGAATTATTACCAACAATAATTTTATTTGTATCGTTTGTGATATTACCTAATGAAACGTTTGAATATAAAGATTGAATAATTTTCAGCGATCCGTTACTCATGGTTCCAGAACTCGAATTTAACGATATCCCATTCAATAAATTACTTCTTGTATTCAACAAATCATTTACATCAGAAATAGAATTTACATCAGAAATTTGTTTATTTATTAGACTTGATGTTAATCCAATATATACATTCGCTGATGAACCTATTACGAAACCATCATTTAATGTATTAAATGAATTTAATAATCCATTAGATTGTATATTGGTGATAGATTTCTGTACATTTTTAAAAATATCGCCAATTCCAACATTAGAAGATAATCCATTCAACGACACATTTATCGATTTTGTAACGTATCCATCTACGAATCCTGATGAGATCCCTGATAATTCTATCGAAGACGATTCATTTACGGAAACAGATACATTCCCTACGCCACCGGTCAAACCAATCGAAGATAAATTAAATGAACCAATTACATTTGGAATACCAATAAATGAAATCGATTGAGTATTGGATAAATCATTAAAAGATGAATGTATTACATTTTCTGCAGAACATACACTCAATACAGAATTAATTGGGGATTCTAATGTTGAAATAATTGGGGATTCAACATTAGAATCTATTTCTACACCAAAAATAGGTAAATCAATCACCCCACTAACAACATCCGCATCAAACGCAACAACACGTCTTTCAGGCGCAAAAATTTGCCAAGGATTTTCAGATAACGATTTGATTTCAGCATCGGTTAATGCACGATTCCAAACCGCGTTGAGGATTGACGCGCCTGTGCCGCTTGACGTGTTATAACCGTAAAAACCAAAACCAACACTATTTCCAGTAAATGTACCACCTGAGGTATCTTTTACACCGTTTAACCACAGGTTTTGTGACTGCCCATTGATATGTCGTGCAATAGCAAGATTTGGCACCCCTGCATTCGCTTGCGATGCGCCAATTATTCGCGTACTACCAAGATAAATTTTAAACCTAACAACACCAGCCGTTGTGCCGTCCCCAGACGCAACAGAAAACATATTACCCGATGCGGTTTGCCCTAACTGTCCGTAAGTTCTTTCTGCAACTTCGGTCGATGGAATGAAAAGCGACAACATGGTAACGTTTGACGACGCAGCAGGCGGTGCTTTAATTGCTTGCATTGTTCCTTGATATGTCGTCGAGCCATATTCTTGTTGTGACGCACGACGGACGGGATTAGTTAGCGTTAGCGGTCGGGTTTCACTACCGTTTATCAATACCCGTCTATTCGCATCAAGACACGCAACTAAACCGCGTGTTATCGGATTTGACCAATCAATTCCGACTGCGGTTTGCGGTTGTGTGGTACGGACAGTTCGCTGGCTAACGCTAGGCATACGTCATTGTGATTTCAGACGTTGATAATGTGCCTTCCACAAGCGGCAAGGTACCTGTACCGATGTCATTTTTAATCACAAATCGCACATGAGCAGGGACGAAGCCAAACGCTTGCAATACACTAAAATTTCTAATGTGGCTAACGTTTTGTTCAGCAACAGATACCGTGCCTAAAAAAGTCAAGTCACCTTCATTTAACGTTGATGTACCGCTTGTTGCGCCTGTTTGCCACGTCGTCCCATCCAAACTTGCTTGACCAAACACGACGACTTGACGATTTGCAAGCGTACCGCCTGTCGCGCATTTGACGCTGACGTTTAAAATGACATCATACGGCTGATTTGTCGTGTTGGTTTTGGTGTCTGATACGCAATACGTTGCAGCCGCTAAAGTGGCTAAACCTGTTGCTGTTAGTGGTACAGGAGTGGACTGCTCAGATTTCATTGTTCCCATTTTTTAACCTCTTAAAGCAGTGTTGACGGTTTCAAAATTCACGACTAAACCTAACGATTGTGCAGGTGTAATCAGTGTGTCAGCAAGTGACAAAATGTAATCTTTATCGGCTTGGATAAATGCAGGAACTAAATTATCTGCAATCAAATCATCCAACACTTGCTCTAATTTCGCTAAAATCATTGGATTAGAACAATCAAAGGTTTCAAAATCGTCTAATGCTAAATTCACTTGCTGACACGCTACACTTGTGCTGTTTTTAATTGCAACACGCAAATCTCTAAGAATCAAATACTGCTTGATTAACTTGGTTTCAATCGAGCCTTTTGCGGGGATTGACGGTGTGTTGAAATACTCAACAATCGCCGCATCATCCGATAAACCTGCATTTTGTATTTCAGTCAATAATGACATATTCTTCTCCTTGTGATAAATGAGGAATTAAAAAAATTCCTCATTCATATTAAGACAATCTAATTAAACCAGTGGTGTCATTATTTACTGGCA